TTATTCAAAAACAAGAATATTCTAATTATAAAATCAAAATCACGAGTGACAATAGAGTTCAACTTATAGCTAGTACAAAAGATTATAAAATATATAATGGTATCCCAGCAAATCTTAAATACTACAAGACCGATTTTATACCCAAAAACTCTAATCAAAATCAAACACAAACTAATCAACAAATAAGTCCAAATTCTGGAGTTAATGAAGTTACTTTATGCGATAAGTTACAGGATCATATCAAAGAGTTAATACAGTTGGAAACACATCATAATATAGATGATGACTATTATAAAATGATATTAAATGATGCAGATTTAAGTGATCTTATCACGATTATAAACAAGAACCCAAATCTTAAAGAGATTTATATATCATCAACAATATTGTTAGATTCAAATCAAAAGCAAATTTTAGAGTCTAAAAATATCAAAGTTTCTGAAATACCGGATTATTACTTTTCAAATGAATTAAAAGAGAATGGTGAGTTATGGTAGCATTATTTCAATTTCAAGCCGATGCAGTGAATAGCTAAAAATGTTTAGCTATGTTGTTAAACAACATAGCTAATTTTTAATCAATGTTTTAAAGTATTCAATAATCAAATCATCTGAGATTTGATCCATTTTACTGCTTTTAAACCATGCACCGTTAGGATGTTGTGACCAAGCAACAAGTTCACCGGCATTATACTTTCCGAAAAAGTTTATAACAGCATCAATAACTTTGATTTGTGGATCTGTGAGATTGTTTTCTACATTTTCTTTTCTATTTAAAAGTGCATCAATGAAGTCAAAATGATGGTTCTTTGCGTAATTATAAAGCTTTGGAAAAACCGGACCGTGGGGATATGCTCTAGGATGTTCCTTGCAAATCCTTGTATCTGAAGATACTAATACTGCACCATACGCACAGTACATCAATTTTTGAAGTTTAGTCAAATTCACAAAGTAATTTTTCATAGCACACAGTTTGGCTATGTAGGCTGCAAAATCATAGATGTCAATATCGAGTTCTTTTGGCATATCAATACACCTTTACAGCAAAAGCTGTATATAAAATTATACAGCTTTACAAATGATTATAACATCATTATATCAAGTCCATATTCTGATGCAATCAGATATTCCACTTTGCAGCCCCGTGCTGTTTCCCAGCCTTTTGCAAATACTACCAAATCAGCATCGGAAAGTTTAAGAATTGCTCTGCCTAGGCAATAAATAGTAGTATTTACTGAAGCATCTTTTAATGTGTATTCTCTAAAGTAAGAATCGATGATTTCAAACTTTTCATTACCAAAACGTTTTTTAATTTCAACGATTGCTTCCTCACGGTTCTTGCGAATTTGTTCTTCTGTAAGATTTTTCATTGGCGAACTTATAAATATTTTCATTTTTAAACCTCTTTTTTTAAAAATATTATAAATATTTATATAGAGGAATTATATATATGATTAACTTCAATAATTTTAATTTTTCACACAAAAATGAATATCTCTTAAATCATTCTATGATTAGAGAGTGTATTCATTTGTATGGTATACCGTGCAAATTTGTAATAATACAAAAAGTGAACTTCGATCAATCTGTATTTGGTGATTACAGTGCAATTAAAACCAACAATTCAGATACATTTATGATTCATATGTTACCTGAAAATGCAGAGGATATTGATAAATCACAGTATGAATTTAACGAGTTCGGTTTAAATAATTATGATACCACCATGGGATATATCAGTACATCGGATTTGCCGGAAGGATTAAATATAACAAATCTTACAGGCAATCTGATGGTGTTTCCATCTAATCAGATCATGGAAATTTCAGACTGTGAGCAGAAAGTTCCGGGGATTAACAATTTATGGGCTTATTCAGACCAAGTTTCTGTTTACAGATTAACCTTGAAACCTTACGAAAGACGTGCGCAGGATGAAATTGATAATGAATCGGTACTGAACACAGTTGAAGTTAAAGACAACGGTCCGGTTGATGTTGCCGAACTCAATTCGGTTAAAGAGATTTTTGATTCCTTAGACGGTTACTTTGATACCTTGTTGAATGAAAAAGAAGAACAAGACTATCAAGCTGAATTTGAACCGTTTGCAGAATCAAAAGAGGATGAAACCGGAACTGAGATTATTGAAGAAAACCATGGTAAACCTATAGAAAATCCAAAAACCATGAAACAGAAGATTAAGAATAAAGACCGCAGAATTATTAAACCTGTAGTTGACATTTCAGAAAAAGATCCATTTAACTGGTGATAAAATATGAGATACAATGCAAACGGACAGCTAGTAACAACTGTCAATGATTTAAAACATGTTTTACAATCATCGGTAAAACCGAACAATTATAGAATTGAACTGTTAATGCGATATAACATTAACGGTTTTGACAGTAGAACTTTTAATATACTTGTAAAATCGAGTACTTTGCCGGAAAGAAGAATAAACCTAGCGGAAGTATGGTGCAGAGGTCGTAAGATTCAATTACGTTCAGAGCAGGAAAATAGCGGTGAATGGGAATGTACTGTAATTGATGATAATAATATGTCATTAAGAAAATCAATGACAAACTGGTTTGAACGCATTGATTCAATCAGACGTAACATGGCAGGAAACCTAGATTACATGGTATATGCGAATATCTATCAATTAGATGTGCAGAGTAATCCGGTATTTGGTGTACGTTTGAACAATGTATTTTTATCATCAATCGGAAGTGTGAATTTTGATGATTCATCGGTAGATCAATTAACAGAATTTCCGGTAACATTCAGTTACAGTGAAATTGAACCGCTTGCATACGGTGATAATAACAGCGGATTGATACATCCTGTTTTGTCTGTGAAATCTGAGGGTTATTAATTTTTTTAATAATTCTTGACAATATTATTAAATATGATATATTTTAGGCATTGTAAATAAATAAAAAGTTTTTGGGTGAGTTTGCTATAAAGCGGTTAGAATCCGCTGCCTCCCCACGTGGGAGGTGAAATGATGTCTTGTGAACTTGCCCAACCCCGTAAAGTGTGGGGTTTTGTGGGGGATTATAAAAGTCCCTAAATTTGTTTTAATTTAGGGACAGTTCCTTACCAATCCGTCATGCTGGCATACGTTGCATCATTCCATTTCGGGTCATCTGTTAAATACGTTGCCAGTATGCACGTTAAAAATTCATTTTCAAAAACAATAATTTTGCGTGAGTTGAATTTCATAGTCGGAACTAATCCGAAATATCTATACAAATCAATAATCTGTTTATAATATTTGTATTGACATATTATATAAGGAAAATCATCAAATTTAATATTCACTGAAATTCCATCTAGGATTTCGTGTTCTTCAGACGCAAATACAGCACCGTTCTTATTGAAAATCACATATTTACAGTTTTTAACTGTTTTATCTGCATAAGGAAGTATGTTAAATTTTTTCATGTTATTATATATATTACAAAATGTATTATATAATAATAAATCATTAGTATTATTAAAGCATATTTCATCTGTAAGATACAGTTTATCAGTGATTTTAACATCATTTTGAATATTTTTCTTGATATAGACAAAATCATCATATGATAATGATAATTGAATATCTTTCAATTCATCGGTACTGTATTTAACCATGATAATACCGTCACTGACCATTAAGGAACTATCAGATACACATAATGGGCTGCATCTTGCTTTGAAAGAATTTGGCAAAATGTTTACAATTTTAGAAAATATTTTAGAATCCATTTAATCAACCTCACTAATCATTCCAAACGGTATCCAACGATGAGCATTTTCCGGCAGATATTTAATGTAGTTAAGCAAATCTGTGGTATTCAAAGGGGTTTCAAGACCGGAAATATAAACTCTCAAAGAATCATCCATATCCGTTGCATCATACTCATATGCTGTAATCTGACCGATTTTGATCAATGGATTACCTTTTAAATGCCGATACATTGAAACATCTTTATTATATTGATATCTGATAGTATCACCAATCTTAAAATGTTCCTCAAATTCTTTCAAGGTGAAAGGTCGGTACACCGGTTCTAAATCACGTACAAAGACAATATACTGCGGATTGTAAATAGGACTTGTTTTGTCGTTATTCTTGTATATGACGTAATCCACATGTCCATCTTGGTCGGAAACAGCACCAAAAGTGCCATAATTTGACGTTCTTAAATTAGCAAGATTTTCAAATGATTCAATATTATTGTTGCAATATGCATATTCACCTATATATTTATTGAGTGCCGGAATCTCATAACACACTTTTCCAACGGAATATACATCTTCAATACTTTTAATTCTCTTGTCCAGTTTCACTTTTCACTTCCTTTGTTTTGTCTTTCACTCTGATGTTTTCACATGAACCTGTGGTATTTTCAACACACAGAATTGTCACATTGTTGTTTCTGAACACCGGTCTGTACTTTTTATGTTCAAGACCTACTGCAAGGATTGCACCGGATGCAAGCAGACACAAAAGCCAGTACAAAATCTTTTCTTTCTTTGACAACATCTCTATTTTTCCTCAGATTCAAATTCGGGTGCATCTCCAGCATCCAAATCATCATCAATATTATTATTATAACGTGAAATATTGACAATGCAACCGCTGTTTTCAAAATCATCTGAATCATAAAAATCAGCATCATCTAAAAATTCGTCCATTAGAAAATCTCCCATGTGAAACCTCTAGCAAAATATTAAACCAATGATGAAAAGGAACAAAAATACCCAGATACATTGCTTTGCAAAATTTTTTAAATCTTTACTCATTTTAACTCCTTTTGAATATTATTTTTGAATATTATTAATTTATAGATCTAATGTAAACATTTTTGAAATAAATTTGTGATTGTTTTCACAAATAAAGTTAGAAAAACTATGAATTTTAAATGAATTTGAAATAAAATATAAATACAAATAAAAAGTTTTAATACTCTCCCCATGGGGGGGGGGTGAATTTTTAAAAGGAAATAAACATGAGATTTTCAGAATACGTTAACCGTTCAAAATCAAGACCTTTACATGAAGGCGCATTGAAAAATGACTTAAAATATGTAAGTTCAAACGGATTTGTAACATCTGATATTGTAAAAAATATTAAATTATCAGATGATGGTGATGAGTTATATAATTTCATTATGAATGATGAAAATACCTATAACGATGTTGTTACAAAAACAGATGAATATCTTGATAGTTATTTTAAAAAATGGGGTAATTTACAATTTTGGTGTGGAGGTATTTTAAAATTCAAATACGCAGTATCCAGTGTAAAAGATTCATATCCTTACGGCAGATTAAAAGTTAAAAAATCTGATATTCAGGCTATTGCAATTATTCTTGCTAACGACTGGTATGAGTCAAGAAAAGCTAAACTTAATTTAAAGGAAAACTGCAAGAAAGCATTAAAAGAATCTGAATTACATGAAGGCGCATTGAAAGATGACTCAAAATATGTAAGTTCAAATGGATTTGTAACATCTGATATTGTAAAAGGTATTAAATTGTCAGATGATGGTGATGAGATATATAATATCATTATGAATGATGAAAATATCTATAACGATGTTGTTACAAAAACATCAGAATATCTTGATGATTATTTTAAAAAATATGGTGAAGTATGGCATGGCGGTATTACAAGATTCAAAGAGGCTATATCCAGAAAAAAATATTATTACGATGGATTAAAAGTTAAAAAATCTGATATTCAGGCTATTGCAATTATTCTTGCAAATGATTGGTATGAGTCAAGAAAAAAGAAACTCAATTTAAAAGAAAACTGCAAGAAAGCATTGAAAGAATCTGAAACCTATGATTTAGAGTTTTTAAAAGATGTACTTGCACAATGCAGTGATGCACAGCTTGCAGATATTTATAACATGATTGTTGTTGAAAATCTGAATAACTGCAGTCTTGCATCTATTGCAGATTCTTTTATTGCCGGTGAAGATCAAATCTATGAACCTTTCAAATCATTGTTTAAGAAAAACGGTATTAAATTAGATGCAATTTATATGCGTTACAGCACAATCATAGGTACGGAACTTCCACCGATTGATTATGAAAGATTCGATGAGTACTATGGCGGTGAAAGCATCGAAAGTGTTCTAAAGAATGATTTAGGTACTTATTACGATGTAAATGTTTATGACTATGGCTATGATTCTTTATTTGTTGAATTAGAAGATATAGCTATTAAAAACGTATGGCAGAAAGCATCCGGTATCGATAATTTAGAATTTGCAACAAGGTTGCTTGAAGACATTGCAGAAGATCAAGGTATAGACGTTATTCAAAACTATATTGAAGAAAACTATAGACTTAAATCTGCAGATGATATAACACCTGATGTTATTAAAAATGCAATTATCGCTGTAGTTCTTAGGGATTTGGGAAATTGCTTATTCATGCTTTCAGAATTAGTAACATTCACCCCTAAAGCATTAGATGCAATCAAAAAATTCTGCAAAGATGTTGATGATTTTTACGAATACTGGCGATAATTAAAATATTTAAAAGAAAAATGCAAAAACGTGAAGTATATCACTGTTTTTGCATTTTAAATATTATATAATACAAGCATAAGTTCAAAAAAGAGGAAACAAAAAATGAAAATTTATCAGGATATCAATTTATCAGATTTTGAATTCTGGTCCGGTGCAAAAACATGGGCTGCAGAGTTCACATCTGAGGAATTAGATCAAATTGGTGAAATCCTTGAAAATGATGGATATGCACCTGAGGGCGGTTGGACAGATACAGCAGTAAACGATTTATTCTGGTTTGAGCCGGAATTTGTTGCAAGTTTAATTGGTAAGATTATTCCAGACCTTGCTCAAGAAAGATTTGATGCAGGTATTTCAGCAGTAGAAGATGAAATCCGTAATTATGATGATTTTGAAGAAGAATTTGATAAGGATGCTTTAAAAGAAACCTTTATCGATGCATTCAACGATGACAGCTATGATTACGGTTCTGCCGTTGAAGAACTTGCTGATAATCTGTTTGATGATATTGCAGATGATGAAGAAGATAAAGATTCTTTAATCAAGTTCTTAGACAAAGCAAAGATTGAAGATTATCTGTAGGCATTTAGAATGAGCAATTATTGCAATCTAATCACTTGGTTGACAAATTACAAGACTTTCAAACAGATTGATTGTGATAATTGCTTGTTTTCTTTATAATCCCAATTCACTTGAAATACATGTTTCAAAATCTTGATTATTTTTTTTTGAAAAATATAAATAATAGTAAAATGCGGTTTTCAAAAATAAAGGAAAAATGATGAAAAAGAAAGAATTTTTTAATATTTATGATGATATTGGCAGAACTGCTAAACATCAAAGTTTTGAGTTTGATGGTGCATCTGCACAGTATCGTTATGACGTAATCCTCGATACTGACGGTAATGTTTATCAAATCGAACAACACCGTGGGTATGGTAAATCCGATATTTGGACAGAAGAAGAATACGAATTGTTAACTTGCAGCTATGAACAAGCAATTAAGCAAATAAAAAGATATGCTAAAAATCAAGAACGCAAATCTCGTATCACCGAATCAAGATTTGGACGTTATTTAAACGAAAAGCAGAATATTTCAGGCGGTGGAACAATCGTTCCGGGACAGGTTCCAGCCACATATAAACCAAAAGCAGATTTTAATTTTGCCGGTTATGATATTCTTGATTACGGTTGCGGAACTGGAACAGGCAAAGAATATATCAAAGCACACAATAAAGAAGATCGCTTTGCCGGTACTAAAGTATTCAACTATGAACCATTCCCTAAATTTCATGTAGATGAAAGACAAAAGTTCATTGCATCTAGCAATCCTAAGAAAATGATTTGCTGCAATAACGTATTAAATGTTATTGATGATGATTTAACTGATATTCTTACTGAAATTAAACAAGTTGCAAAACGTGCAGATGTATCTGAAATCATCTTTAAGATTTATCAAGGTGATAAATCAGGTAAAGGCAAACAGACCGGCAAAGACAAATATCAGCGTAATGAAAAAACTGCAAACTATATTCCAAAGATTAGAAAAGTTTTCACCGGTTGGGATATCGATGAAAGACCATTTAAGACATACTTTATTCGTTTAAGTAAAGGCAAACTGAATGAATCATTTGTATGCGAATCAGAGTTCCCAGCACCTAAATTCGAAAGTGAAATTAACAAAGAATTATTCTCATACGATGCTATTGAAAAAGCTGTTAAGAAACTGCTTAGAAGCCGTTATAATGGTTCTGAAACATTAGAATACCAAGAAGGCGATTATATGTATTCTTTGGTGTTCAGAAAACATACCAATATGGCAACCACAAATCTTTATGTTAATCTCATAGTTGAAAAATACGAAGATGGTGACTGGGAAGAAGTTTACAATAAAGAACTTTTCTACTATGACTTAATGAACGATTCTTGGGATTCATTCAAATCTTATGAAGATGAATATGATAGTCCTGAGGAAGAAGAAAAAGCATTTGAAGAACAATATGAAAATATTGTTTCAAATGATATTGCAGATTGGATTTTTGCAAATACAGAAGATTTATTTTAACCCATAACCCTCTTTCCTCTTTGAGGGGGGTTAATTTAAAAGGAAAACAAAATGATACGCAAATTTAGAAAACCACCACGCAGAATGTATGAGTCTGCAGATTTTGAACTTAGTTTGGAAGATATCGGTGATTTGACGCAAGAAGTTTTTATGCGTTCGGATGAACTTGCAATGCCGGATGACAATAACGGGTTCATAAGATTGCTAAACAATGATATGATACGCAAGCTTACAAACTTAGGTTTTGATATAGATTTTGAACGTCAATGTCTTCGTATCAATAATGTTTATGAAGATGATTGGAAAGAATCAATTTTACTTTTAAATCTTAAAAAAGCTGAACATGGTTGGTATGAGGATGATGATACCGGTTTGTTCCTGAGATATAATAAAAGTGAAGAATATCTTGAAATCGGCTACGACAGCACATTTGATGCAATTGATATTGATATTTATTCAAACTGGGAAGCCATTGCAAGCTATATGGAAAAGCGGATTGCAAAAGATGATCTCGATGATTATGCAGATGAAGACGGTAATCCGGCTTTTTGGTGCATATTAGACAGACATTTAGATGAATTTGAAAATGCAGTGCTGGATTATGCTGAACTTAATCCACGTTTCATTAATAAATTGAAGCAAATTCGTAAAAGATTTTAATTATCTCTATAAAATATCTCATAAATGTCAAAGTTCCTTGCAAAAGGAACTTTTTTTATTTTTATTATATATAATATATAAATATATAAAAATTTTAAATAAAAGGATTCCATATGCAGTCATTCAAAGAATTTATCCGAGTTAAAGACCGTGAAAGCAAAGTGTTTATTCGAGAAAGTATTTATGAATTAAAACATAATGCTTTTTATAATACAGATTACTTCAATAAAAAATATCTGTATGAGGAAGATGCACCGGAAGAAACCGATGCAGAAACCAAAGATAATACCGATAAACAAACTACAGATAAGAAACAAGATAATTCAGAAGCTATTAAAAAGCAATTAGAATCTATTATGCTTATTACATATCCATGCTTTTTGTATCTTGGGTATACAAGATTAACCAAAATGATTGATGTAATAAATAAAAACCTCACAAATGATTCTAAGACTCAAGATATTGTACTTGATGACTTAAAAGGCAAATCAGACAATCAAATAAACAAACATCTACTTGATACATATAGTCAGATAACCACTATCAGTAAGGAACTTGATGCAACCGGTTTGGATAATGTTTTAAAAATGCAAAACGGTAGAATTGCTATTGTTGATGAAGGTGTAAAGGAAGTATTGGGTAAAGTTAAAAGTATCGCAAAAACCGCATGGGATAGCACAGCCGGAATACGAAGTGCTATTAGCAAATATGCAAAAGCCATTGCCGGATGGATTGGCAAATGGGCTGACAAGCTTTTATCTATTTTCAAATCCGAAAAGGGCAAAGAGTGCAATACAGATAAGATTAAATCAATCTGGAGCAAAAAGGCACTCAAAGCAAAACCAAACATGACAGATGAAGAAAAAAAGAAACTAGGGGTTACATGGTCAAAAGATGTATCTGCAGGAGATGTTTCGATTATGGAAAAATCCAAATTCTATAAACATCTATGCTTGATTTCATTACAGTATGGTCCTAAGTCTTTAGAGTACATTATTGATACTGTTAAGAAAGTTCATGACCAATATAATACTGATAAATCCATAAATGCAATGACGGATGATGAACCAAAGGATGCTAAAAAAGATGATAAGAAAGTAGCTAACGAAAGCTATAGATTTTCAAGGTTCGGAAGAATGAGAAGATTAAGCCGTAGATTTAGATAATGTGAACTATATCACAAAATTATAATAAACCCACCTTTGAATGTAGGTGGGTTTTAACTGATATTATTAAATCTCATTTTTCACCACTTTTTTACAAATATTTTTGATTGTATTATATATATAATAATAATCTGCCTTAGAATTATAATTTTTAATCCCTTCTTCATCCCAGTTTGTTGGGAAAACCCAGTGAAACAACGCTTTAAATTTGTTTTCTCTGCCTATTCTGAATGTATTCAAGTCTATTGTTTTCAATTCATTGACTAAAGGTGTATAGTCCATGTTATTGATAACTGCATCTAGCAATTCAAAGCATACAAGAACTGTACGTTCTTTGTCTTTTTCTCTTTTTTCCCATGCTTTCATACAAAACCTCGCAATAATTCGATTATGTTATTTAATGTCATGTTTTGAATGTTTGCAGATAATTCACAATGATGTGAACCGGTGTAATTATAATTGCACAGAACCCCCTCAGATTTGCAATATTTCGCACCAAATTCAAAGACCTTTACATCCCTATACAGAATGTAAAACATAGGCTTATTTTCGATTGAAAGTGCCGTAAAATCGAATGTAAACTTCCATTTGTTGAAGTTCAAGTAATCTAGGTCTTCTGGGCGATAAAATATGGTTAAATTGTTCTCAGAATATCCGCAACCGATTTTACCCCCATCAATGTCTGCAGTATAGTCATATGGCAAATCCTATGGTAATTCACCAAATGCATCATATACACCATTACCGATATACAACAATGTAACCGTACTTCCGATACGTCTTAATGTAGTTAAATCGTTAGGGCTGATTGTTACATTTGTTCCGGCTTTGATAGTTAAAGATGAACTATCACCGCTTACTTTTCTAATAGTTAAAGTCAAACCGACAAAATCCTCGCTTGCCGGTTTGGTTACTGTTATGTTTGCATTATTTGAACTTTCAACACGCAACAAGGTTCTACCGTCAAAATCTGTATCGACAGTACTGTAACCGCTTGAAACAGTTTTAATACGGAATTTAGGAATAGAAGAACCACCGGCGGATATCTGCTCAAGAACCCATTTATCAGACTGGTCCGGTTGATTGCCTACATTGCCGTCAATTGCTGAACGATAAAAACCGCCATTGTATGAAACGTACTCATCACGTTCATAGAATTTAACAGTACTCCAAGTTTCAATCGGAACACCGGTTAAAATATCAAGAACGCTTTTCAATTCTCGAATTTCACGTTTCAAACGAAACAGCGGTCGGTTAAAAACCGTTTCGTTCGGTTTATCACCGTTGCGAATTCTGAAATTATCAAAAAATTCTTTTAATGTTACAAACATAAAATTTTTCCAAATTATTAATATATTATTATATATTTATAATTTTTTAATTTTTTGCTTCTAATTCAGCAATTTTATCTACGATGCTATCATCGAATGCAAGTAAATCTTTATATGCAATCAGTTCATCGATTTTCGGTGCAAGTTTTCTGTCTGTCTTGTACATTCTCAATGCTTTAAGAACCACCGATGTTTCAAGACCCTGCTCTTCGTATTCGCTTTTTAATGCTTTCATATCTTCCTTGATTTTCTTCATTTCAAGTTCAAGGTTAAGATAACGTAATGCATATTCAGATGTTAATTTTTTAACTTCATTGTCTAATGTAATACTCATAGTCAAAGTCCTTATTCAATCTCAACGATAATAGAATTTCCAACAATAGTGTAGTTTAAATCTCTTAGAATTATATCAATATTATCAGGTATTGAATACAATTCAATTGATACTGCATTATTATCAGGTGTAATGTTCTTAATTTTAATATTAGATGCTCTTAAAATATCCATGATAGAATATTGTTTAAGATTCTTTTTTGTAGCTTTTACTACCGGGGTTTTTGCTGCCGGTGTGTTAGACTTCTGGATTTGTAACAGCTTGGTTGCTATTTCAGTATCAGAATTTTCAACTTTCGGCTTTGCTACTAAATCTGAAAACTTCATAATTTTGCCCTTTAAACTAAATAAGCAAAAGACATTCAAAATCCTTTCAAATGCTTTTGCTTATATTTATATTTTTAACGTTTCACATCCATGTGAAAAATTAAAAATTAGCTTAGAGAGTTAAGCAAGTCATCAAATTCAGATTTTGCAGTAGTTTGCGGTTGCGGTGCTGGCTGTGAAACAGCTTGTACTGTCTGCACCGGTGCAACTTGAACTTCCTGTGAATCTTTAACTTCAGCTTTTGGCTCAACGGTAGCATGTTTTTCGATGTTAATATTCGGGGTTTCACCCTGAGCCGGAACACCGAACTCACCGTAACTCACATAGTATAAGTCATTCTGAAGTTCCTGATATGACTTGAAGTTTGCCGGATCTTTGAATTCATCCAAATCATAAGTCTTTCTCAAATCTTCAGCACACTTAGCTTTCACATCATCAAAGTTAGCTAAATCACCGTAAATAGACTTTCCATCACCCATGAACTGGAACTGTGATGAATCATATGTTACGATACCGTTAGTTCCTTTCTGGCATTTCAGAACAAATACCCAGCCTTTCAATGGATTGAAAATCTCTTTACGTGTTACACCCATCTGCAAATCGGTTTCTGACGGATTCAAGGCTTCCATAAGCTTGTTAGCCATTGACTGTGAAAACTCGTAAAGGAAAATTTTACCCTCATTATCCTTGTTTGCCGGATCTTTGATTATCTTTATATTTGCAATAAATCTCTTTTGAGGTTTATATTTTCTTGCAGTATCGGAATCCTTTTCCCACATGGAAACATAAGTTTCATGGAACGGATCTGCAAGACCAATACTCTTAGGGGACCAGATTGATTTATAACGTTTTTGAGTTTTTGGCTCTTTAGTTGTAGCATCAATGGTCTGCTTAGTAATAGTTGTATTGATTTTATACATCTGAATCAAGGTATGAAACTTCATATCCGGCAAAAATGCAATAATTGCCTGACCTTTCATATCTTTATCTTTTGTTAAGGTGTAGAATCTTTCATCTACATAGCTTTTCTTATCCTGTTCAAAAGGATTTACACCGGTCTGTTTTTCAATCTGATTGAAATCAAAAGCATTTAAGTCTAAATTATTCAAATCTATACTCATTTTTTCCTCTCTTATATTACTGCTTTGGTTTTACGGTCACTTGTAATCTAAAACTTTTTACATTATTAGATTTCATTAAAATTCTAAATTCATCACGGGCTTCATTGTATTTAACACATACAGTATAGTCATGCAACGGAATACGCATAAATGTTTCTAATGATATAAGTATATCAAAGTTTTTATGTGTATCGCAAGACTTTTTTAATGTATATGTATTAGAAGATGCATTGAACTTGCCTACTGATGATAAGGAGATTTCAACACCATCCTCGCCCTTGAACTCGATAAATTTAAGTTCATCAAGTGCAGCAGATGCACTGCGTAACTTTTTAATATCATCCTGAGTCAATACAAATTCAGCAACGCTAGGCTTGCTGTCAACAATATCCATCTGTTCCGGCTTGAACTCAAAAGCTGATAACAACTGCGGTGCAGTCATCAGGTATCTTGCTTTTGAATGTTCATTTGAGATATTGATGCAGTTGTTTTCAATTACCACATCACGTTCATCCGAGTTATCACCGAACAATCCAAGAACATTTAAAAAACCGTTCAAGTTGAACAAACCGATATCACCATCGAATGTATCATTTTCATCTTCACTTACTGAGGTAAGATTGAAAGAAAATGAAATATCATTAACTTCGGATTTACCATAAGTCACCGGTGAACGTAAAATTATCGAATTTGATATTTTACTTACACTTTTTAAAAAATTAGTTAATTCAGTACTAAACATTATAACCTCTAATTAGTTAACTTCGATCTCTCTAAACCAAATAAAGCCATGCCTAAAGCATTATAGTATTCATAATTGCTTTTCGGTACTCTAATCTCATTATCTTCATACTTAGCTGAATTGAAGAAAGCTGAACCCCCACCGGATAAGAATATGAAATCACACTTATCAAGAATTTTACCGTACTTTGTTTCAATCAGTTTCATTAAGTTTATTATATACTCTTTTTTGATGTTATCAATATCTGATTTATAATCATATTGATTACTTCTTAATTTGTATATTCCTGTATCTAAAATCTCTTTAGCTTCATGTAAAGATATTTCACGGTTATGTTTTTCTTTGATTAACTGTGAAATCTTAGATGCAATCTTCATAATGCCTTCATGCTCAATACCCTCGAACACGGATGCACTTGTTTTTCCGTCAACAACACGGAACATATCGAGGGTACTGAACCCGATATCAACACCGATATATGATGAATTACCGGTGAATTCCCTTTGTGGATTTGGGAAATCTCTGCCGTATTTGTCAATACACAGCTTAGACCCAGCACCTTGAGGAATGATGTAAATCTTCGGAAACTCATAATGACGCTCATTAACATCGAATGATGAAATAGCTTCTCTGAAATGACCGCTGAACTGAATCTGTGCCTTTGATAAACCCGAAACAAGTATATCCGGCATCTTGCCCTGCAAGTCAGTTTCTAAAATCTTTAAAACCTTTGCAATAAACAATGGTGCATAGTATGCAAGGTTTTTGTATTCTGTAATATCAATAAGATTTTCCGATGGCAAGGATAAAGCATCTTCACCAACGTAATATGAATGATCTTTGTATTCAAAAGTTCTTGAATCCTTAATATATGAATTCTTTTGTGTAATTCCTATAACAGATTCAATTTTGAACTTCTTAAGGATTTGGTCATTTTCCATCAAAATACATTTGGTTGACCCGTATCCAATATCCAATCCAAGTATTAGCATTTAATTTTTCCTTAAAATTCCAGTCCGTTTAAATATTTTTCAACATTCGGTGTGTTCGGTGCATCCGGTATTTCCGGCTTTTCAACTATCACCGAACTTTGTTCGTCATCGTTATACGTTTCAATACTGTCCCTAGAGTTTTTAAATGTTTTTTCTGTTTTTTCTTTTCTGCAAGGCTTATCCAGTTTATCAGTTTTATCCGGCTTGCTTGCAACGCAACTTTTTCCATCGCTGAAATCAATCTGTATTTTATCAATATCTTTTGTCGATGTAATATGCAACTCAAACATTTTTTAACTCTCAAAACTTAAAACGATGCATCAAGCATCTCTTTCGGTATCTCTGTAGATTTTATATCTTCTTCAGTAATATCTTCAATTTTAACTTGATGACCATTTTCTAATATTTTTTCAGAAACGTCAACACTTTTTTCATTCTTTTTTGAAAAATTTACAGAAGTATGATTGTTTTCTGAATTCTGAAAATCTATATGTATATCTACGCTTTTGATATTCTGATTCGGCATATCACGAATTTCAACTATCATATAGCCCCCTTAAAAATTATCAGATTTAACTTCAATCTCTTTAATGTCAAATCCTTCTAAAGTATAACATGTCTTCAAACGATTCTTATACTGATTATAAAATATTCCTGAATGTTTTCTGTCACCGTAATCATCTACTATATCATAGATTATAGATTTTTCCTTATCTTTATGCAAACGCATTAAACGACCTACTGACTGTGCAATAGTTGTAAATGCTTTCAATGGCGATGCAAATGTAAGTACTTCAAGTCTTTTTATATTTGCACCGGTTGACATTAAACTGTAGTTTGCAACTAATAATGCACCATCTTGCTCTTCCATCAAATTGCGAATACATTCTCTGTCTTTAGCCGATGTTTCACCATTCATAAAATAAATTTTATACTGTTTTTGAAATTCTAAAGAATCCTTTGAAACAATATTTTTTTCTTCTATATTTATATTATATAATTCTCTATATAAATCAATAAAAATTTTCTTTCCATGCTCAGTATGTGAAAATAAAACAAGCTGGGTTTTAGTCTTATGAAATGCATTTGTAACTATCTTATAAAGCATTCTACTTCTTGATTCACAATCCTTGATAATCTGTAACAATGCATGATAGTCAGATGTACTTGTAAGCATATTACATGTACTTTGATCGTGTTTGAAAATAATTGAGTTCACATAAATAGGTGTACCCAGACCCCTTTCAATCAGTTCTTTAGAAGTGATAATTACTTTAGGTATTCCAAACAAACCTAATAAAATCATTCTTGCACATGCATCATCCGGCAAAGTTCCGGTGAATCCAAGTTTGATTTTAGTGTTGATTGATTGCAGCAGAATATCTGAAGTAACATCAGATGACATTCTATGTACTTCATCGCATATAATGTAATCAGGATTGATATCTTTTAAGTCCGTTCGGATTTTCTGCAGACTTTGCCATGTACATATTGTTAATGCTTTGGTGAAATCACTCTTTTTGCCATTTCCTAAAATATCTACCTCATTATATAAGTCTATAAGATTATAAGATTTAATATCATTCTTGAACTGGGTTAAAAGATTGATGTTTGGTACTATCAATAAGCCTTTCTTATTATGAATTCGGAAAAACTCAATAATCATACTGATTATCAAACTTTTCCCAGATGATGTACATAACTGCTGGATCAGCTTGAAATTTGTCAATCCGTTGACAATGCCGTTTATTTGATAATCATACGGCTCAAAAGGTAAGATAGATTTATATTGTGAAATGAAATCTAAAATCTCATCTTTTGTATAAGCGGTTGCATTGTTTTCCGGCAGAATGTTAAATTTTGCATTATGCAAAAGTTGAACATGACCGTAATAAACAATCAAAGTTTCCTGACCGTTGTTTATGATTTTCTTTGTAAAGTATGTGTAACGTGAACGGAAACCACGCTGTACCATTCTATCATACTTTGCATTACTTCTTTCGGCTTTTAGAAAGTTATAGATATTTAGATGTTCTTCCTTTGAACCTTGAATCGCATAATACGATTCATTTACCTTTTTATATTCCATTTAACTATTTAACCCAAACAATATCATACTTCTCAGGTTTATTATCGCATGTATCAGTTGTTCCATCCATATATACTACACGGATGCACTGTTTTGTACTCCAAGATACTTCAACTTCCGGGGTATTCAATGAATTGAACATAATCCAAGATAAAATTGCCACTATAAGAATTGAAATAACTGTATATATCATAGCAATTAAAATTTTTTCACGTCTTAATGCAGCATTGTTCTTATTTTCCCATTCTTCAAAACTCATCATAATATATTCCTCAATCACACAAAACAATGATACTTATTATATATAGAAAACCCTTATTGTCAATGCAAATCTAAGAAAAATGTGAGTGAAATCAAATCACACTTATACAAATGTGGCTCAAAGTGTTAATAAACTATTCGAGAATCGAAATAGTTTATTAACAGTTTGAACACTTTTGATTACTTTTTAACCAACTGTATGAACATAGAACTAGGTTCTGAATCCATACAGACTTCTAAAAACCCCCTCAAAGATGCAATAAACTATTCGAGAACCGAAATAGTTTATTAACAGTTTGAACACTTTTGATTACTTTTTAACCAACTGTATGAACATAGAACACGGTTCTAAACTGTTACAGACTTCTAAAAACCCCTCAAAGTAGCGATAAACTATTCGAGAATCGAAATAGTTTATTAACAGTTTGAACACTTTTGATTACTTTTTAACCAACTGTAAGATACCTAGAGCATGGCTCTGAATCCATACAGACTTCTAAAAACCCCTCAAAGATGCAATAAACTATTCGAGAATCGAAATAGTTTATTAACAGTTTGAACACTTTTGATTACTTTTTAACCAACTGTAAGATACCTAGAGCATGGCTCTGAATCCATACAGACTTCTAAAAACCCCTCAAAGATGCAATAAACTATTTGAGTTTTGGAATAGTTTATTGCTAGTTTGAGCATGTTTCTGAGGTTTTGTTGATTTTGGGGGTAGTTTGGGGGTTCTTGAACCGTTTCAAGACGTGAAATAATAAACTCAAGCAGCTTGAAGAAACCGTGAACGAATTAAAAAGCATTATCAACTGTTCGGAATTTCCGAACAGTTGATAATACGCAAGGTTCAAAAGTTAAAAATCTTTGATAGTGCGCTAGGGCATTGTAAATAAATAACTTCCGAAATTTATTTACATTTATAAGCTCAATCGTTTAGACGCTTGAAATAAATTTCCGTTTCTAAACGAAATTCTTACAGGATTAGCCACATCCGCTACTTCCAGTTTTGCTGTTTCACAGCTAAACGTAGGAATTACTTTTCTAATAATATTCAAAGCCCCATTAACATCACAGTTAATGGTTTTTCTATCTGAAGTCCTAAATAATCCTCTTTTAATTCGTTTTCCTTGATACTTATCATGATGACACATTTCCTCATTATCAAAGAATGAACATTTTGAGGTATATGATTCCTCAGTTGTTATAACATCTATACCTTTATCTTTAGCTTTATAAGTTATCATATCAATTAAGATCCCAAAAGGTATTTCAACAAATTTTTGATTATTTTTCTTTCCGAGTTTAATCTCTTGTTTCCATTCTTTATTCAATCCAATGAATATGGCAGTAATACCATTGGAAACTGCTTGATTGATTAAATACGTAGATATTTTATGAAAATAATCATTAATTTTGTTATAACGGTTTCTCGTTATCGAGTAAATTTTATTCGATGTATACTTTTCTTTCCCCTTTTTAGTTAATTTAGATTGCAGTTCTGATACATATTTATTATAAAACTGATTTATTGCTTTAACAGGTCTACCATCAAATATCATAGGGGTTATCCCCTTGACATTTGATGCTACAGTAATTAGGTTGTTTAAACCTAAATCAGCCCCCATATAACGGTTATTCTTTTCTTTAAGTTCAACTTTTGGAACTTTATACATTATAATAACTTCAATATGAGATGATTTTTTAACAACATCAACACGTTGAATATCTTTATAGTCAATACCATCAGGAATTTTGAATTTGGTATTTATACCGGATAATTTTATATATCCGTTTTTAAGTTCCTTAGTTGATATAGCATTTTTCGTATAAGAAAGTTTGTTACGACCTTTTACCTTATCTTTATATTTAGGTATTCTAGCTGTTTTATCACCATTCTTTAATTTTTTAAAGAATGATATAAATTCATCACATACTTGAATGCATACTTGTTGAGCAACAGCAACCGGTAAAGCCCTATAATCAACTTGATTGGAATCCTGAAGCATTTTAATAAGTTCAACAAAAGTTAAAAATGACTTCATCTCGCTTTTTAATTTAGGGTCTTGACAATCTCTTTTTGTGAAAAAAGTACCTCGTTGAATATAGATACATGTGTTTGATAAATTTTTAGATAAAAACATATTGTGGTCAAGTTCTTGTTCAGCTTGACTTCCGCTTTTTACTTGTAATTTACGTACACGTACTTCTTTGTTTTTATCTGTCATAATTGTTATGATACTATACTATATGTAATAATGCAATAAAAATTTTAAATATTTTTATATATATTTATATACATTAAATTTCGGAAGTTATTTATTTACAATGCGCTAGTTATCGTTCTTTGTAAAACCATCAATAACATCATTTGTGAAGTTATCGATATTATCAGCAAGGTTTAAAACATCATCGACACTGCGGATATTCTTTGCAAGGTCTTTGATGTTTTTAACAGCATCAATACCGTTCTTAATTCTTTGAGCCTGTAAAAGTATTTCCTTTTTAGCCTCAAGATATGTTTTACGTTTTTCCTCATACTCAGATACTAAAGTTTTAGTATTTTCTTTAACACGGTAGATTGCCGGTTCAGTTTTCATTTCAGATGGTTTTTCAGTCCATGTTTTACGTTGGGTATTATTTGAGTTTGCATTTACCCCTGTTTTAGAAACACGGGATTCAACGTCTTTCTTCAAATCTCTGTCAAGATTTGCTCTTGAAGTTTCATTAAGTTTATTTGATGGTGCATTAACAGGTTTATTCAATGAGAATGCAGTATTGTTATCAAACTGACTATTAGTTTTATTCATAGATGTTTCAGTACGTTTCTGATTATCAAAACGTCTTAGAACAAGTCTGCAGATTAAATGCTGACCGATAGTACAAACAGTACTTTGAGTAATTAGCCAGTTACCGTTATATTCCAAATCACCTTCCATCTGATCACCTTGGAATTCGGTATTATTATGGATTCTTACAGAAACTTTAGTACCTACATTTATATTCTTGAAAAACGGTCTTACAAAAATTATTAAAGTATTATTAGATATATATTTAACAAAACTTCTTCTAACAAGAAACTCTAATGTATCACGTTTTGATGATGATGAGGTATCTAATGATTGTCTTAGATTCCTATAGACATCAGCATTATTATTCATAGTGATCATTGGTAGAAAGCTGTCAAAATCAAGTTGCTGCATTTCATGGTGAATACCGTCAATGTTTTTATATGCTTTGAAATTTATTCTTGATAAGGTATCAGTACCACTTGGCATTTTAACTTTATTACAAATATGATTTGCATATAATTGATGGCTTTCTTCGGAAAACAGTTCAGTACCGTCTTGATCGTTAATCTGTGTTAACTGGTCTACCGAAATATGCTGCCAGATATGAAGTTTTTGAAAATCCTGAAATATTATAATATTATTTAAATCAGCAAATTCTTTGATGTTCTTTTCAATGGTTTTATCCATGGAAAATCTATCGGTGGTTTCCTTGCTTGCTGGCATATTGCTTTTAAAGCGTTTTAAATCAAGTTCTATACTTTTTTCTTTGCGTGTTTTATTGATTTCAACAATAGGCACAAATGCATCGGTTAAGGCACTTTTAACGATGTTTAAAGGTGTTCCCTTATATCCGTGTGCAGTTATATATTTGGTGTATTCTGAATTAACTGTGATAAAAGTATAGCAGTCTATGTACTCAATAATGTATTGATTACCCTGTGCGTGATCGAACCCCATATCGGTTGCTTTCACAAAATTAAATCTTCGGTCTATAGTATTATTATCTTTATCTTTAATAATAATTCTTATAGTATCATCTGGACCGAATTCCTGAACTGTTTTGGCAATGGTATATTTAAACAGTCCATCTTCGGCAATCAGTATACATCTGATACCGCAAACCATAAGATTGCTGTCCATCTCGATTTTCGAGATGAAATGCTGAATGTACTCAAATGGTACTATTTTATCATTTAAGTATAAATCTATTGATTCATAACCGAATCGTTTATCAAATAAATCTTCTATCATAAATTTTAAGGTTTTTCTTATATTTATATAAATATATATATAAAAAGACGGAAAATGGGGTTTGATAATATGGCAAATATTGAAAATACATATAAAACAACATCGCAAATAAACAACGGTGTTTATGTTGTTAAAGATGGTGATTCCCAGTGGGGTGGTGTTTTAAACCATAACTTTGAAATACTTTCACAGTTGAACAAACGTGCAAAGTTAATTATCACATATGGTGATGTTGAAGAGAACACAATGCTGTCAACTCACTGGACATACAGCATTGACGGTCCTGATGTTCTGGTTAAACTTCCACGGCAGTCAATACCGCAGATACCTAATACCAGCGGTATATTAACCTTAAAAAGCGGTAACAATGTTATTGGTACTTACAATCCTGCAAGTAACAGCACTATAAGTATTCCGAAAAGCATTGATGAAAAGACCTTAATTATCACCTATGATGATGAAGTTATCGGGCAATTTAAAACCACCGAGAACGCTACTATCAATATTCCGAAAGAGGTTCAACATGCAATCAGTTTCACCTATGACGGTGATCCAATCGGAACATTTGACAATACCGATAATGTAACTATTGATATTCCGAAAGAGCCTCATTATGCAATTACATTCACCTATGATGGTGATCCAATCGGAACATTTGATAATACCGATGATTTAACTATTGATATTCCTAAATCGAGTTCAGCAACAAATGCAGATATCTTTATTAAAAAGTCCGAGGATTACGATGATTTGAACGGTGATCCAGTCTTTACAACTGTTCAATCTTTCAATACCGGGGTTTCATCTGATTTGAATACCTATAACTTAATACTTAATATAGGAAACAATCAGTTCAAATACAATCCGTTTGCAGATACCACGGTTGTTAATATATCTCAAAGTTCCGGCGGTTCTGGTGGAAATGTAAATCTTGATGATATTTCAGAAAGAATAAGTTTTGAAATACCGAAAAGTTCAAGACCGGCTTTGCAGAGCGATCCTCCTGCAATCATAGAAACTAAAGACTTCTATGTTAAAACTGCAAATAACAACCCTAGAACCGGTGCATTAACCGTTGAATTACCTGTTTATTTTACAGATTTTGAGGATCTAGACGGTAACGATTTAGGTCACTGGCATTTATACAGCAGTTGCAATGTAAAACTTGACATCGGCAGATATTATGCTAAACTTACAGATATTAAAACCTATAGCAATCTTTCAGAATTTACGAATGATGTTGGATTTGTAACTAAAGATGATGCATCGAGTGACTTTGTTGCTCAATCCGAAAAGAATGTGCCTAACGGGGTTGCAGTATTGAACGATGAAGGTCATTTAGTACTTCCATCGGGAATTGAAATCTGGTAGTATATTTTTTGAAATTGTTTTAGGAACTGTTTCAAAAACAGTTCCTTATTTTTGGAATTTTTATGGAAAACAATATTGTAGTATTAAGCGACAGAGAGCATATTTTATTAAGACCGTCAATGTATGTAGGCGGTATTTCAGAAACCGAATATAATGATTATCTATATAAAGACAATGAATTTAAACTGTGTACATTCAAGTGTGTTCCTGCATTGTTAAAGATAATCAATGAGATTATTGATAATGCTTTTGATATTGCAATCAAGACAAATTTCAAAGAATGTAACAGCATTTCAGTTAATATAACTTCTAAATATGTAGAAGTAATTGACAACGGTCCCGGAATTCCGGTTAAAGAGGTAAACGGTCAATGGATGCCTACCGTTGCTTGGGGAAGTGCAAAATCAGGTTCAAACTTCAATGATGAAAAGAATCAGGCTCAATTAGGTTTAAACGGTGTAGGCAGCTTTTGTACTAACTGTTTTAGTAAAATCTTTATCGGCATTTCAGATGATGGAAAGAAACGTTTAACCTGTGAATTTTCAAACAATGCTAAAGACTTGAAAGAAGTTCTTACAACATCTCAAAAGCATGGGGTATATGTTCATTTTGAACCGGATTTAGAAAAGTTCGGTTTAACTGAAATCACTAGAGAGCATATAGAATTTATCCGAACACGTTTATTGAATATGTGTTTATGTTTTCCTAAGATTAAAGTCAAATTTAATGATTATCTTCTAAGAGTTAAATCTTTTAATGATTTTGTAAAATATTTTTCAAGTTCTAAGTATAATATAATAGAAACAGAAAATTATTCTATTGCTGTTATGACAAACAGTGATGATGAATTTAAACATTATTCATTTGTAAACGGATTGAAAATTCCCGATGGCGGTACTCATATTGACTGTATTATCAATCCGATAGCAAACAATATCCGTGATAAGCTGATTAAAAAATACAAGACAATCAAGCTTGCAGACATTAAAAACAAGTTATTCCTTGTACTGTTTATGCGGAACTTTACCAATGCAAAGTTCAGTTCACAGACTAAAGAAAAAATCACCAATTCCACTGCAGAAGTGAACTCATATTTTAAGGATTTGGATTTAGATTCATTCAGTAAAGCAATTTTAAAGAATGAAGATTTAATCGAACCTATTATTGATATTTTCAAAATCAAGGAAGAATTTAAAAAGAAACAGGAACTTAAAAATCTTGATAAGGTTCAAAAGAAGATTAAATCCGATAAGTACACACCAGCAACTAGATTAAAGAAGTATTTAGTCATAGTTGAGGGTGATTCCGCACAAGGCGGTTTAATGCCTATTCTCGGACGAGAATATATGTCATATTACAAATTAAAAGGCAAACCTTTAAATGTTTTATCAAGTACTCACAGCAAGTTTATAGCTAATAAAGAACTTTCTGAATTATATAAAATTATAAAGAATGAAAACTATCAATATATAGTCTTTGCAACCGATTCAGATGTGGATGGATATCATATAAGAGCCTTGTTAAGCGGTTTTGTATTCAAATATCTGCCGGAAGTGCAAGATCAAATCTATATGCTTGAAACCCCTGTAAAAGCCACTTTTAAGAATGATAAAATTCAAAAATGGTCTTACAGCCTTAAAGATACTTTACCTTTAAATAAAGGTGAAGTTTCTCATTATTATAAAGGTCTTGGAACTTGGAATAAAGAGGATTTGAAAACCGTCATTAAGGTTGACGGTTTCAATAAGATGCTGGTTAAACTTGATTTTGAAGAATCTGAGGAAACCTTTAACACATGGCTTAATACCGAAAGTGATAAAAGAAAACTCAAAATACTTGCTAACGATTTCAGCATAGCTGAAATCTAAGAATCTCCAAGCATTTGAGCATTTGGGGTTGAACTTTCCTTTATATTAGGTGAACGGATTGAATTTGGTGAGTTGATTCTGCCATTGGCAATAAATTCACCCGATACATCAAGATTTGAATCTATTGACATTCTACCCCCCGGATTTAATGATATATTGCTAGGGGTATTAAGATAGATATTACCGCTTGAACTAACCGTTGTTTTAGCACCGGTTGAACCTACTGTAAATTTGCCGTTAGATGTTAAGTTAGTATCGCCAGCCGTATTGATTTGGGTGTTTCCATTGGTATCTGAGCAGTAATCACCCCCATAGGCTTTAAGGGTATTACCGCTGACTTCTTCAACACTGTCATTGCCTACAAAGTGTTTCTCATCATGTTCTACATGATTTGTAAAATCCTTTGATTCCATTACGATGTTTTCATCGGCTTTAATCCTTACATTCTGTTTGGATTCAATGATGATATCACCGGAACTTTTAATTGCTATACCGCATTGAGCATCATTCAATATAGAGATATTCCCTTGGGGGTCTATACGTATTACAGCATTGCCGGAAGCATGTCTTAATTCAATTCTATGATTACCCTCTCGATTGTCAAAGAGTATTTGATGACCGGATTCAGTACGGAAAATCTGTTGATGATAATATCCTTGATCTGTGTTTTCCACCCATGATTTTGCACCGCATTCACCATCAATAAAATCGGATTTTAAATCGGTTGAATCTTTAGGTACTGATTCCGTGGCATAGTCTGAAACCTTTTGTAAATCCTTTTTAGGATATACTGCATCCGGATCACGGAAATTAACATCCTCATAGGTTTCAGATTGACCCACAATTGTTCCGATTACCACCGGAAAACAATGGTTATCTTCCTCAAATATCAGATAAACATTTGTTCCTTTTCTCAGAACATTTGAAAATCCAATTCCATTTAGCAGCCCGAAAGTAGGACTTTGAATAACATTCGCCCAGTACAGAGTTTCAAAATCTGAACCACGGGTTACATTATGAATCTGCACCCTTACTCTTCCGAGTTTTAACGGGTCTTTATTATCAACAACTATTCCACGATATAATTTCATAATTTTTTCTCAAAAAAAATTTTTACTTATTATATATAATAATATATTAATATTTATTAAAAAATATCAAATAAATGATGTTCAAAACAACAAAAATTGCAATTTCAAACATCAAAACATCTGAAAATGTTAATCCAAAAACACTAAAAAGGTGTATTTCAACATTTTGACCCCCTTTTGAACATGTCGGAATTTCCGACAACTTCATTTCCAGAATACTTCATACAAACCGTGTTTGCAGTCTTGATACTTTTCACATTCAATCTTTATGGTTTCAAGCCATGTTCGATAGGTAAATCGTTCACCATTTAAAGTGTACCATTTGATTTGCGATTTTAAATGTTCCTTAAATCTCTCCGGCACTTCGGGAAACTTATTAAACATTTCAAGTAATTCTTTTTCTGAAACCATAGCAAAAAGCCTTTTTATTGTATTTATATAATGAAAAACCCCATCAAATAAATCAAATGACGGGGTTGCACACAATATTGGTATTCATGAGCATTGTACAACGGTTTTCTTGCATGTGCAAGCAGTTTTTGAATGTTTTGCATATCAAAACATGCTCAAAATAGCGATAAACTATTTGGATTTGGTAAAAGTTTATTGCATGTTTGGGGGGTGTTTGACTGATTTTAACCACTTGTAATCATCTTAGAACTAGGTTCTTAACTGTTACAGAGTCCTAAAAAGGGTTCAAAGTATCAATAAACTATTTAGAATCCTCAAAGGTTTATTGCATGTTTGAAAGGTTTTGATTACTTTTTAATCAGTTGTAAACCTTTAGAACTAGGTTCTGAACTGTTACAGAGTCTTAAAAGATGCTCAAAGTATCAATAAACTATTTAAGAATCACAAAAGTTTATTGCATGTTTGAAAGGTTTTGATTACTTTTTAATCAGTTGTAAACCTTTAGAACTAGGTTCTGAACTGTTACAGAGTCCTAAAAAGGGTTCAAAGTATCAATAAACTATTTAAGAATCGCAAAAGTTTATTGCATGTTTGGGGTCTTTTTTAACCATTTATAACATCGATATTTCAAACCGTGATATATATCACGGTTTTTCTTTTAGAAAATACTTGACTTTTAATAATTTTTATAATACTATATAGCCATAAATCAAACAACAAAAGGCGAAAATTATGTACAAAGTCAATTATTTAATCCCTACAGCAAATGATAAGAATGTACCACATTCTTATATTGCAAGAACCCTTGCAGAAGCTACCCATGTCAAGGCAAAATGCAAGGAATTAGGATATATTCACATTTCGACACAGAAAGAACGCAACTACTGTGTTGATTATAAGCATAACGGATATCCATGCGTAAAAACCGTTAAAGCATTTTCTGCAGAGGATGCAGGGTTCTTGGTATGTGTGACTTTGAATGATATTGTTGATTGTACTGTGACTGAAATGTATTAAGGAATTTGAATTATGAAAATTGAAGAATTATATAATATTAAAGACCATCACGTAATTGTTCTTATGGGTATTTCATACGACAATAAGGAAGAATTGTTAAAAGACATGAACGAATGGGCGAAAGAAGTTGGATTTTTCACAAATAAAAATACAGAATTCACAGATTTTGATGTGGTTGAAACAGGTCTTGAAAGAACTGATATTGTGATTAAAGTTGAAAACGGTTTTGTGAACCATTTAAAACGTATCGAATATCGCCCGATGGGCTGGGTTTGGCTTGTAGATTACATCAATAACTACATAGAGGAAGAAGATAATGAGTGCGATGATGAGTAATGATTTAGAACCCATCTTGGGAAAAGCATGGGATGTGATAAGTTTTACAATTAACTTTATGACCCATACTTGCAGCAAGAAAGAGATTGTAGAGTATATCTCAAAGGTTGAGAGTTTATCGTATAATGAACTGTTATTAGAAAGTCTAAAGATTTTGGAGTCAAAATGAATTTTAAAACCGAATTTCAACGATACAAGAATGCCGTTGAGGATGATATAAAGGAACTCGAAATTGTTATCACATGGCTTGAAATGACTGCAGATGCAAACGTTTCCGGTGTACCGAAAGCTGAAATTGCAAAATTAGTATCATTTTATAAGGGTACAAAGGATTCGAAGCAGGTTGAAAAGAAAAAGATTGAGGAACTTGAATGGCACATAGAAAATAATTGAAAATAATTGAAAAAAGTACTTGACAAATGAATTTTATTGTAATATACTAAGTGTATCGAAAATTGAGAGAGGATTTGAAAAATGAAAGAATATAACAAACACGCTGATACTGAAGAATATTGGAACATGCATAAGAGATGCTATGAGGTTGAAATCAACGGCAAGCAATACGTTATCACCCCGGAAAATGTAGGTTTCCAAGACGGTAGAATTAACTGTTACATCTGGGTTGACGGCAAGGAATACGAAATCAGCAACATCAATAAGCCATGGGCTGAACGAAACTTCTATTATGGCAAGCGTCATTACGGTTTAGAAAAGGCTTACAGCTTATTCAGTGCAATTGCATTGCTCAATTTGCCGCAAACAGAGTTAGAACTCATTGTTAAGGCTGCAATGGATAAATGCCCAAATGCTACCGAAAACTTTCGACACATGGATTTAAACGCTTTTTAAGGAGAATATATTATGATTGACGAAAATGACGATGTTGACGGTATTGTAAAATGTATAATGCAAGACGGGTTTGAATCAGGTCTTGCAGAAGAATTTTATGACGAAGACAGATTCATGTCATATCTTGATGAAAAATATGACAATCAGTACAACAAAATCACAAATAACGGTGAACATGCTGAAAAATGGCATGATTACCTTAATGAGAAAGCAAAAACAGAAGACAATCGTTCTGACGAATTCTTTGATCATTATAAAACCGAGTATGAGGATTTTCTTTATGATGCTTTACTGGGCGATGATGAAGATGATTATGAAGAAGAATTTTAAAGCAGAATGCAAAAGTTATTAAGGAGATAAAGATATGTTAGATTGGGATATTGAACCGGATGCAGAAGATCCAGTACCAGAGATCGCCGCTTGTATTATCGAAGAAGGTTTTGAAAGCGACTATGCGGAATGTTTTTACGATGATGATAAATTCCGTGAGTTTCTTGATGAGAAGTACGATGATCAGTACAATACAATCAGCAATAACGGTGAAAACCCTGAAAAATGGGATGCTTTCCTTGATGAAAAGATGCAGACAGAGGATAACAGGTCAGATGAATTCTTTAACCGGTATTTCGATGAATACTGTCAGTACGTTGAAGATGGGGTTTATGAAGATTCCCTCAAGCATGATGACCGTTACTATGATGATTAATAAATGATACGTGCTGTACGGAGTTGATTGAGATTTTAATGCTCTGTACAGCATGAAAAATTGAATATTTTTGACCGGAAATAAGGAAAAGACTATGGATTTATTAATGATTACTACAAACAAGAACAAAGCAACTGAAGAGATTGAAAAACTTTCTAAAAAGTTTCATATTGAATACGGAATGTACTGCATCCGTGGGGAAGATTTTTCAGGACTCTATAAGACCGGTAATATTAAGAACCTTTTGACGGAAATCTACCGTCTTGCAAATCTTTCAGAAAAAGAAGAACAGGAAGTAACAATCCAAGCTTGCTAGGGGGTGGGATATGGGTTATGTTGGTAATCGGAAATCTGTAAGAGCCGTTCATGCAGAAAAAGAGGGTAGATACCCAAAATCAAGATTCACAAAAGAGATGATTTCAAAAGGTCTTAAATCTTTAGGTGCAACGGAAGAACAATTATCAATCATATCCAGTGAATCACTTTCGGTTTTACGTGATTACTTTTTGAAAAGTTTTGGTGAATGGCATCATACCGGCAAATATTTCCGTCAAACGGATTATTATGAAGTTTATTTTGAACCTGAAAGCTTTGATATAAATGAGTTTAAGAACTTTGCCAAACGGCATAAAGAGAATAAAGCAAAGGAAATTAAACAAAAGCAAGAAGAACAAGGCAAAAAGGCACGTTGTAAATACTTAATATGGTCAAGGGCAAATAAAAACAGTAAAATACGACCTAAAGAGTATGAAAGCATCGGGTTAATCAAAGGTAGATGGTTTTATCTCGATGATGGAACTAAAAAATCAATATATGCAAATGGTTTTGAGATTTTAGAATATTTATAGATATGGAGTGTAAAGAGTATGGAATTTAAATCATTGACAGATAAGTTTTATTATATATTAACAACAAATGAATTGTATAATATAGAACTCGAACTAGCAATTAATATAGTAGCATCAATATATATGGATACTGCAGATAAAAATTCAAACTACATGTTATTTCCAACTGTGAACAAGTGCAGAGAGTTCATTGATTTGATGAATTCACAATGCGAAACTGCCATCAATTTTTATGAACTGCTAAACGATAGTGATGATGTTCAAAACAATGCTTGTATACTGTCAATGTGCAAAGATGATGAACATTTCACAGTACAATTAGAAGTTAATCCAAATGGAAATGATACTGTAAAATTTTTACAATATATTATCAAAGATCGAGTTATCGATAAGAATATAAATCTAAGAAAAATTTTAAAAACTTTATTGCAAGATCATAATATTAAATCATTCATTAAAAAATATGATATATAATATTTTTAATGATTTTAATTATATGTATAATACATTATTTGAACTTGATAACTGAACTAAAAAATAAATATGAGGAACGTTGTATGGAATTTAATTCACTGACTGATAAGTTTCATTATATATTGTTAACAGGTGAAATATGTAATATGGAACTCGGACTTGCAGCAAACATTTTGAATTTATTACTTGAAAAAATCGGCACTGAAAAAATCAAGTATTTTGTATTCCCAAATGTAGATAATTGCAAACAATTTATCGATTCAATGAACTCAAAAACTGAGAATGCCATTGATTTTAACGAATTGATTGATCATTCTGAAAATATCAAAAATAATGCATGTATGCTCACAATAACAATGAATGATGATGGGTGTACGGTTAATCTTGATGTTAATTCATGTGATGATGAATATGCAGATTATGATTTCATGATGAAAATCCTTGATGATATGATAATAGATAATAATAATATAAATCTAAGAAAAGTTTTAAAAAGATTATTACAAGATAGAGATGTTAAAGCATTTATTAAAAAATATGAGGTTGAAGATATAGTCATTGATGATGTTATTGATGATTTATTTATTGATGATGATTCACTTTAAAGGATTTTAACTATGCATACTACTTTACTTGATAAATTCTATCATATTGTAACTACCGATGAAATTGCAAGATTACCGGCATTTGCATATATACATATTATAAACAAATTGTTCGAGCATACAGATAAACCATGCATATTATTCGATAGCGGCTCAGAGTGTAAGGCATGTGTTGAGTGTATGAACTATATGTTAGAACTTGACTGTGATGCAGAAGAACAGGAACATTTAAATAACATCGGCAACGTTGATGCATTATGTATGCTTGAAAACTATGATAAAATCATGCCCGATGGCAGCCATGCTGTAATGTCTGATATTGCTATTGTTAATCCTGAAGATGAATATGATTTTGTTCTTGAAATCATGGAAGATAAGATTTTGAGCAAAATCAAGAATTTGAAAAAAGTTCTTAGTAAACTTTTAAAAAATGAAATGATACGTGATAGCATTAAAAGCCACGTTATTCACAACCCTTTAAGCATTGTAGAGGATTAAAATGGATGATGATATGAAAATACTTCTAAAATTAGTAGCACTCATTATTATTGCAATATTAGTTTTTGCTTTTGGGTATACCCAAGGCAGGCTTTCTGTTTATGAGCATTATTCAATTGATTGCAAAGTGGGAACAAGTACTGAGTGTTATTTCAAAAAAGATTAAAAAATCTGTGACGTATGTCACAGATTTATTAAAAATTACTTGACAGATTGTTCAAGCATTTTCAAACGTTGTTCAAAGTTTTCATTTTGCTGTTTAAGCCTTGATACTTCACGTCTTAGGTAGGCGCATTCAACCGCATAAACTTCTGTGTATCTTAAACTGTAATGCTCAGATGATTCTCTTATAACCCTTGTTTCTTTCTTTGTTGTACCATCATCTTGAGTAACTTCAACTTCCTCAGTTTCCTCAGGATAATCTTCATGACAGTATAATCCATAATCGGAAATATCAACATTATGAGATTTACACGCTTCGTCAATCTGTTGAACTACATAACCGGTATGAAGTCTAGCTTTAGTTCCTTTTTGATTAACAGCGTCATTATACTTGAATTGGCTTAGTTCTACATCTTTCCAAGCATCAAGAAGTTTATCATCAATTTCAGTGATTTGTTGTTTTAAACGTTGGTCTGATGTAGTTTGCATAGCCTGACCATTCCATGTTAGAGTGCCGTTAGGGTAGCCTACTATTACCTTGTCTGCATTTGCAGTTCTTGCATGTAAATAGAAGTTACCGGGATTTTGCGAGCGTTCCCCACCATGTAGCGAAAGAGTTGCGCTACTGGATACCAAATTTCCACCGCATATATCAAAATTGCGATTATTGTCAGTTCTACCTAAATATTCACCCCTTAATGTATATCCACCACTTCTCGGAACAACATCTTCTTGCATAGCTAGGTTTTTATTACCCCAAGTTGCAGTGCCGTCTGGTTTTAAAAGTAAATCAAAAACATTTGAATTATCTTTTGCTCGAATGAGAACTGTTCCAGCATATGGTGTATCATCATAATTTTTACCATGGAGTCTAAGAAAAGCCCCATTATTTTCGGTAGAAGAGCCATTTATGACTAAATAATCATTATCAACTGTACGTGAATATGTTCGCCCATTTAACACCCCCCCCCCCACTTTAGGGATATAGCCATTTAAAAGGGTATCAACTTCACTTTTAGTGTACCCCCCCCCCCCACCAATTGAGATGCTAAATTGTCAATTTCAGAGATAGAATGGGTATGAACTGAACTAGCTTTTGTATTTAATTGTGCTGTTATAAAACTTTTTATGCGCTGCATCAATTTTAGAACACCAGAGTTTGTTAAAATCATAATTATTATTCCTTTTTATATAAGATTTTTAATATTTTTATTATTATAGTTATTATTATATATAGTATTTATACAAAAAATTATTTTTTTTAGCTATGTTGTAAAGGTGTATTGATATGAGTTTACAACCACATAAAATAACCCCCGAATGTTTTTCAACATTCGGGGGTTATTTTAAAATGAGTTAAAGGATTTGGGAATTATATCCGTTCACCATATGGAAGGGATTTTATGTAATTTTCCATGTATTCCCAATCAGGTTCATATGTTCCGTCTTCTTTTGTTATTACTGGAAGTTTGATTATTGTATTTTTAAGTTTGGTTTGACTGCATTTTCTGCCGTATGAGTACCTATATTGTTCTTTATTTAAGATAGTAACGATAAACAAACCGATATACTTATTAAATTTTGATTGCGGTCTTAAAATTTCAACATGATCTGATGCAGAAAAGTTTGTTTCTTGATATGCACAATAACCCAATACAGCAGAGTCAACTGTTATACAGTTCCCGTCTTCTGTATAGTAATTATAAAAATTTTCTATACCATTATTTACGGCTTGTGTAGTTACATAAGGATATTTTCCTACACCATATTCTTCTAGTTGTTCCAAAGGAGTTGTTTTTGAACCACTTATTTTAAATAAATCAGATAACTTAAAATCTTTCCAATTCTTTACATCAAAACCAGAAACGTTGTCTGCTTTATTCTTTGTAGTTAATGGTTTGTGATGTAATGACTTAATATAGTCTTCCATGTATTGCCAATCAATACGGTTAGAATCATCAATAGGCAATTCAATTTCAAGGTTTGGAAAGGTTTTATTTGCTTGTCTACCGTAAGCATATCTATAACGATTTGCTTTGATAAGAGTTATGATATATAACTTACACTCATTAGATATATTAGTTATGGATTCTAATGTATATAGATCTCTCCCACTGTAAAAAGGTTTGGTTTGCAAAAAAGTAGATAAAACGCTACCACCGCCAGCAAGCGTGATTAAACCACTAGATTGAGGCTCAATCTCATCTATTCGTTTAACGTATCCAGATACACCATTATTCATAGAAGTCCTAGAAACAAAATTTACAGCATCAACATCGTTTTTATCACATTCTTCGCAATTGCATAATTCCAAATTTACACCGTATTTTATAATGAATAAATCACTGATTTTGAACAGTCTTGTTTTATGATTCATATTCATTATCCTCTTTAACTAACCATGCAAGATAATCATTCACAGTCTGCTGAAAATCATCTTGAGATAAATTACTATAATCAGTATCCATATAAGCTTCGCAAAGCCATTCATCGGAATGTTTTACTGCTTTTAATGTAGTTTGACCGACAATCACCTTTTTATCTATGTAATTATCGACCCATTCTTTTTTGATGAATTCCCACTTGTTCTGATAATCAACTCTACCAAGTTTCTTTTTCTTCTTAAATCCGTCATCCTTGTAATAACCAAAATATGTTTTCTTAGAACAATCATGAGGTGTATGAGCTTCCCATACCATTACGCAAACATTAGTCCCAACTGGATAAAAAATATCATCAGGCATTGAGAACACTGCTTTGAGAGTGTGTTTTTCAAACAGTCTCTTTCTTACTTCCTTGAACTTAGTACCGATAGCGCACGACATCGGAACTACTACAACCCCTCTGCCTTTTACTGATAATAGATTAAGCATTGTTTCAACAAATTCTAGTTCACAATGATCTTTTTGTGAATACGGAGGATTTATCAATCCAATATTAAATTGAACATCCTTAAGCAAATCCTTGGATAAATTAAATGAATTTTCGTTATAGATATGTGACTGACCATCACCTCTAATAATCATATTTGTTACTGCAATGGCAAAAATATCCGGTGTTACTTCTACACCGTATAAATGCTTTTGTTTTATTTCTGATATTTCATTTTCGTTTGCATTTGCAAACATATGTTTCATTGCTGAAATCAAGAAACTTCCTGTTCCACAGCAAGTATCTATTACATAGTCATTTTTGCTTATCTCTGCTAATTCACACATAAAATCGCATAGGTGAGGCGGCGTTAAGACTATTCCTAATTCATTCCCAGTACCACCAGCAGTATATTTTATGAACTCATGATAGAAAAGACCTAAACTATCTTGATGATTAGTATCATCATTAATCATCGGAATAATACATAAATCCAACTGTTTTAAAAAATACAATAATGAACCTTGTAACTGAGGATCAATTTCGTTTATCTCTTTATAATCTTCTATAAAACTGCATGATTTTGTAATTAAGTTGATTTTAGTTTGAGGGATATTATGTTCACTCAGAACATTTTTAATAGATTGTATCATCTGCTGGATTATCATTTTTGTTGGTAATCCTTTTGAATACGATTGCTGAAAACTAGAATCTTTTAATGCAAGTAAACACCCAGCAATAAACATAATTCTCTTTGATGGTTCAATTTTAAGAGTGTTTCTTAGATGTTCATTAAACTCAATAGCTTTTTCTTTGATTTCAATATAAGAAAACTTCTTTACAAGTTTCTTATTGTCTATTAAATCCTTATAGTTTTTAGGTGTAAGAAAAGTGTTTCTAGTACGTTCTTGTTCAAGCGGTTTAGGCTGACCTTTTACCCAGTAATATTCATTTACTTTATATGCCTTTTCATTTCCACTGACAGCGACAGCGATAACATTAAATTTTTCTTTTAGAAAATATGAATAGTATAAAACGCCATCAACTGCATAACCTCTAGGATAAGGAAAATCAGTTGTGTTTTCTGATGAAGAATGCATTTTAATGTTTGATTTACACTCTATAACAAGAATTGTATTTGGATCATCTTTATACGTTATTATGTATTCTGGTTTCGCTTTGCCTTTTGGCTTATACGCTGCATCATTTAAACGTTCTAAAGAAAATTCTTTAGGTTTACCACCAGCTTTTGATAAGCAATCTGAAATATCAGTTAATGAGTGATCTATTGATTGTGCATATACTACAAAATCAACATTATCACCAACTTCAAAATTCATGTTTTTTCTTGTTAAAGCTTCTGTATTTTGTTCGTTAGCCATGATTAAATACCTCTCATGGCTATATTTATCTTAGGAAAAATACTTGAAGAAGCTAGGCTTCTAAGTAAGTGAGTAATTGAGTGCATAATCTATTCCTTATTTTGTAATTTTATCTATATTTATAACTAAAAGTTATACTGGCACTGCCGGTCTTAATTTAATCAATAAACATCTGGTTAAACATTTTGTGCTGAACACAAAATCTTCTAACTTATTCAGTTTATTCTCAAATGTATTCTTAGCAATATTAACAAAATTATTGTAAACAATATAGTTGTTAAGGTATTTAGTTGCAACCTCTCTGAAATGGAGATCTACCATTTGTCTTAACTGTGAATGATAACTGTTTACAGTCTATATATTAAATGAACCGTTGGTTCATTTACCTTTTAAAATTCTGATATGGGTTAAATCATTATCTTTAGCAACTTTTTGATACCCTCTGAATGAATCGGTTACAAATACTGAACCTTTTTCTATTCTATTGTCTATTACTTTTCCTAAATCATTTAAAGACGGTTTACCTAAACTTGAAATCTTAGCAAGTGAAAAACCGGAATGATTAACCATGCAAGGAACACAAACCATCTCTTTAGATAAACCCCGTGTAGACACGGAATGTCCACGTTTATGGGTTTCTCTAGGCATTTCATGTGAACCTTTAAAACTTAAAGCATAATAAGTACCATCGGTTTCTACAATACCTCTTAAAGTAATACTTGACTGCATATTCTGAAGTGCATCAAGGATTTTATGTCTCCAATTAAAAGCGGTATGAAGATTAATACCACATATAGATGCACATTTTCTTAACGGAAACTTATTAAGAAAGCATTCACAGTATTTTTTCCAAACTTCAATAGATTTAGAACTTTTATAAACTATAGTATTGGTACTGTAGGTAAATGTTCTATTACATTCCTTACACATGAATCTTTGAACACCGTTTCTATTGCCGTTTTTAACAACATGAGTACTTTGACAATGAGGACAGTTACATCTATCAGGTAACGGGTTTGGATTGTGTTTGATTACTGCTTGTTTTAATGATTCAAATCCTTTAATGTCTTTAGGTTCATTCTTTAATGAGTCTAAAAAGCTTTGCTGTTCATCAGCACTTAGACTTTTAAACATCTGTTTAAGGATTGATACCATATTTGACAGTTCCATACTTTACCTCATTTGAATGTATAAATAGTATACGATAATATATGTTATAAATCAATGCAATGAAGCTATATGTATGAAGTAGATCACTAATATATTTTTAGAAACGTTAATACATGTCAGGTATGATAATAGAGTTAAATATATAAATATGTTTATATACAGTCAAAATGATTGTTTAAAGATTAACTGAGATAGAAAGAATTACAGATTATAATGTGTGTTAAAATTTGGGTGAACTATGTTATAAACTCATATCAATACACCTTTACAACATAGCTTTTTTTCATGCTCATTTGAATGATTCCAAAATCGTTACTCTGACAGTTTTGAACCGGTTCAAGACCTCAAAACAGCATTCAAAATCAACAAAACTTCAAAAATATGCTCAAACTGTTAATAAACTTTTGCGATTCTCAAATAGTTTATTAGCATTTTGAGCCACTTTTAGGATTCTGTAACCATCAAGAACTTAGTTCTAGTACCTTACAAACGGTTAAAAAGTAATCAAAACCTTTCAAACTGCTAATAAACTATTCCAAAACCTCAATAGTTTATGCACAGTTTGAGCATGTTTTAAGGTCTGTAACCATCAAGAACCGTGTTCTAGTACCTTGCAAACGGTTAAAAAGTAATCAAAACCCCTCAAACTGTTAATAAACTATTTCAAAACCTCAATAGTTTATGCACAGTTTGAGCATGTTTTAAGGTCTGTAACCATCAAGAACTGTGTTCTAGTACCTTACAAACGGTTAAAAAGTAAACAAATCCCCCAAACTGCTAATAAACTATTCCAAAACCTCAATAGTTTATTTGCATTTTTGAGCATGTTTTAAGATCTGTAACCATCAAGAACTGTGTTCTAGTACCTTACAAACGGTTAAAAAGTAACCAAACCCTTTCAAACTGTTAATAAACTTTCCCAAAATCGAAATAGTTTATTATCATTTTGAGCATGTTTTAAAGTCTAAGTCTATAAAGAACTACTGGAAACCCCCATCAAAGTGCTAATAAACTTTCCTAAAACTCAAATAGTTTATCATCATTTTGAAAGCATAAAACAACTTGAAGTCTGCATAATGTTTTTGTACAATACAAAAAATATTATCAAAATAAGGGAAGTTTCAATGTTTAATGTACTCGTTTTATCAGATATTCATATCGGTATATACCGGAACTATAATCAGAATGATTTCAGACTCAATCAGTTTTTAAAACTTAAAGATGTTATTATAGATACAATACAAAAGAATAATGTAAAAGAGGTATGGATTGCCGGTGATTTGCTCTTAACAGCACAAAGTACCCCACAGGTTATGGCAGTTGTTAAGAACTTCTTAAAAGATATTGCCAGCAATGCAATCATAAGACTTGTTCTTGGAAACCACGATTTAGTGGTAAGGACTGATAAAACAGATATTCTTGAATACAATAACTATACATTGATTTCATTATTAGATGATGTAAACAATATTAATATCTATAATGATAATATAATAGAGATCAATAATAAAAAAGTTTATTTTCATTCATGGACTCCGAACAATTTTGAGAGAAAAGATGCGGATTATCTTGTATGTCACGGTGATGCTCATAAATCTTTGAGTCCGTTCAGTGAGCATTATATTGATTGTAAAGGTTATAAAAAGGTTTTCTGCGGTCATATCCATATCTATAAATGTATAGACAATCTGGTATCACTTGGAACACCGTTGATGCATTCTTTCTCGGATTCCCCGGATGTGGGATTTGTATTGTATGATTTAGATAGCGATACATTAACAAGAATTTCAACTCAAGGAATGTTTCTTGAATTCAAGTATGCTGAAAGCGATGATGAAGCAAAGGAAATGCAGCAGACCGCTACCGACAATAATCAAGATGCAGTAGTAAAGGTTAAGGAAGTTAAACTTGATGATGAACTCAAAAACGTTTCTATCTCAGATTTAGATATTGATCCTAAGAATGTTATAAATCAGTTTACCGAAAATCTTTCTGATAAATCAAAATCAATTGTTAATACAGTTATTTCAGACTGCACTATACAATCAAGTGTTCCTGATTTAAGAATAACTTTGAATACACTTAAATGTAAGAACTTCTTATCTATTAAAGAACTTGAATTTAACTTTAATGAATACAAAGGTTTAACCACCATTAAAGGCGAAATCGGTGCTGGAAAGAGTACTTTGTTCAACCTTGTTGAATTTATGTTTTTCGGCAAGTTAAGCGGTTATAATAAGAGTGATTATCAAAGCGTTTATACTGATAAATTTTCCGGCTCTTTAAGTTTTGAGTATAAAGGAAGTCAATACCTTATTGAAAGAACCTTATCAACTCTGCAATACAGCAAAGACGGAAAATACGTTGAATCCAACAAGAAAAATGATTTGCAGAAAGATTTAGAGGAAGAACTTGGTTTCCTTGACTTCTGGAATTTAATCTACATTAAACAGAGTTCCACCGGTATATTCTCTGATATGAGTGATACAAACCGTGTATCATTTTTAAGCAAGCTGATTGGTTTGAATACTATCAAATTATGGACTGATAATCTTTCAAGTAAGATTAAAGAATTAAACGATAATACAGCAGAAAAGAACATATCAATAACAAAGCTTGAAACACAGTTGAACTCATTAACTGAGTACAATGCAAGTAATCAGGAACACAGTACCTTTATAGATCTAACTTCCTTGCAGTCAAATATTGAAAAGTGTAATGAAAAAATTAAAACATTCAATGATGTTAAAACATCTTTGAACAATGACATTATCAAGGCAAACAGTGAAATTATCAGCATTGAAAACAAGAAGAAAAATGCTGAAAGTCTTATTATTGTTATTAACAATGCCCTTAAAAAGATTACAGAGTTAAAGGAAGAAAATCAAAGGCTTTCCACCCAGCCGTTAGAACTTAAAGAAACTGTAAAGATTGATGATGTATATGCTAAGATTGCAGAATACGATACAAAGATTTTAGAACTTTCTAATAAAATCAGTCTTGGTAATGATAAACTTAATTCACTTGTAAATCATCCTGATATTTGCCCTACATGTAAACAGCCATGGCATATTGATAACCTTGATTATAAGATTACAGTACTTAAAGAGGGTATAAACAAGCTTAATTCTGAACTTGAAAATTTCAAAACTTTGAAACAGAATGAACAAACAAGAATTATTGAGAATAACAGGATTATTGATTCAAACAATAAGATAATGAATATTAAGAATACTATTCTTATGAATGAGAATAAAATTCTTGAACTCAAAGAGGGTTTGAAAGCAAACTTTGAAAAACTTTCTGATTTTGAATACACCCTTGAAAACAATCTTATTACCTCAATCAGATTGAAGAAAGATGATACAGAATCCTTGAAAATCAATATTGCGGCTATGCATGGGAATATTGCAGATTTAGATCTGCAGATTCAAAATGTTCAAAATGAAATGAATGAGTTCAATCAAAAAATCGGAATTGCGAAAATTAATAATGAAATATATAATACTATTATATATAATAATGAAAAAATAAAAAATTTAAACATTGAATTAGATAGTTTAAAAGCTGATATTCTTGATCAAAAGAATGTTATTGATGAATTATCTAAATTTAATACCAAAATTTTAAGTGATAAAGGCTTGCTGGTTGCATCATTATTGCAGCGTGTTTCAGAATACCTTAATACAGATGAACTTTTACAGGTTGAAACCGTTCATACAATGCAAAACGGCTCTTTGAAACCTACCTTAAATATTAAACTGTTTGTGAAAGAGTATAACAAATACGTTGATTATACCATGCTTTCCGGCGGTCAGAGATTGCAGGCGGATTTAAGATTCTTAAAAGGTATAACAAATTCTTTAGGCTCTGTATCTGTGTTGTTTATGGATGAAACATTTAAATATTTCAGTTCCGATGCAGTTTATACCGGCATTGATATTATAAATGATATGAAAGTTGATAAAGTGTTCTTAATCATTCATGGAATGAATAATGAACAATTATCTGACAATAATATTCTTGTTACATTGTCAGATAAAGGTTCAAAATATACAAAAGTTTAAAAAGTGTTAAGAACTGTCATATTTTTAGTGACAGTTCATTTATATGTTTAGAAGATTTTCAATCTTGCTTAAACGTTCTTTTAAACGAGAGTTTTCTCTTCTTAAGTAAGCGCATTCAACCACTAAAGTTTCAGTATAGCGTAATGAATAATGCTCAGATGCTTCTCTTATGACTTTAGTTTCTTTCTTGATTGTACCATCATCTTGCTTGACTTCAACTTCCTCTGTTTCCTGAGGGTATTCTTCATGGCAGTATAAGCCATATTCAGATATATCAATGTTATGAGATTTACAAGCTGTATCGATTTGTTGAACTACATATCCTGTATGAAGTCTAGCTGCATTGCCTTTTTCATTGACAGCATCATTATATTTGAATTGGCATGGGGTTACATCTTCCCATGCATCTAATAATGCGTTATCTATTTGAGTGATTTGTTGTTTTAAACGTTGGTCTGATGTGATTTGGCAAGCTGTGCCATTCCATGTCCAAGTCCCATCAGGTTTAATGTTCATGCTTTTTGACCGTGAACCATCATTAAGAGATATTGTAACTACACCAGCATAATCAGATGTAGTTCCTTTTCCATTAAGTGCAACTACTGCACCTTCACCAAAACCAGTTCCGCCACATAGATGTAAATAACTTGCCGATGAAATACGTCCTAGAACATTTCCACTAATCACCCCCCCCCACTTTAGGGATATAGTCATTTAAAAGGGTATTTACTTCTGATTTAGAATATACCCCCCCCATGGATAGGTTTGATAAATCATCTATTTCAGATAAAGTATGGGTATGAACACTAGCTGCTTTTGTATTTAGTTGAGATGTAATAAAACTTTTGATGCGTTGCATCAATTTTAGAACGCCATTTTCGGTTAAAATCATAATTTTATTCCTTTTTATATAAGATTTTTATTAATTTATTATAGTTATTATATATACATATTTATCAAAAAAATTTTTATTTTCATGCATTACAGAGTGTTTCAAAAGCAATCTTATAGGTTTTGAACCAGTTCAAGAACCATCAAAACTACCCCAAAAAATCAACAAAACTTCAAAAAACCCCTCAAACTAGCAATAAACTTTTGCAATTCTCGAATAGTTTATATGCATTTTGAGGGGTTTTATGGGTCTGTAACAGTCAAGAACCTCGTTCTATAAGGTTACAACTGATTAAAAAGTAATCAAAAGTCCCCAAACATGTAATAAACTTTCCATAAACTCAAATAGTTTATTAGCACTTTGAGCATGTTTTAGGATACTGTACCATGAAAGAACCTCGTTCTAAAGGTTTACAAGTGGTTAAAAAGTAAACAAAACCCCTCAAACTGTTAATAAACTTTTACCAAATCCAAATAGTTTATATGCATTTTGAGCATGTTTTAAGGTCTGTAACCATCAAGAACTGTGTTCTAGGCTCATACAATCGGTTAAAAAGTAATCAAAACCCCCTCAAACTGTTAATAAACTTTCCCCAAACCTCAATAGTTTATGCATACTTTGAACTCAAAAATATAAATATATCTGATGATGTTAACATTTCCGGTTGAAAGCTATGCAATATATTACAATGCTGCAATATCCCAAGGGGATTGCAAATTCAGACAATGCCTTTTATAAGAACCGTAAGATAATTTTTATGGCTATAAACGGTCAATCTTTAGTTGACCGTGGCAAATATTATTACGATACAAAGAATAATACCTTTCAAGGTGACGGCTCAGAAGAAGCAAGATGCCTGATAACCTTGCCAATGCCTAATTCTTTGCAGGACGATCAAAGACATAACTGGTCTGAAACAGACTATAAGAGTGCATTATTAGATGTTGTCAGTTTTGGCGGTGCAGAAGCACCATCAACAAATGCACCAACCCAAAAAACCAGTTCCGGCATGGGTATGAGATTTAACATTCTTGGAAAAATCAATGAGATTGCAAGTGTTGCATCGGATGCATTAGGGGTTAGAAAACCTATGTTAAATCCGGGGTACTTTCAGAATTATACCGGCTCTGGATTAAGAAACTTTAATTTCAGTTATGATTTCATTCCTAAGAACTCTGATGAAGCCTTGCAGATTACTAAAATTGTTCAGGCTTTTAAACAGTATTCATCACCTCAAAAGGGATTGCACTGGGATTCAAGTGATGAAAAACAGTTACAGATGGATATGGACAATGCAGAATATAAATCAGCATTACAGTCTGGAATGGATTCAGAAAGCCAAAAATACGGTTCAGCATCGGGTGACTGGCTTGATAAAACGTTACATTATGGCAGTAAAGCATGGGATTATGTTAATAAAAACTTCAGTCCATTTCAAATGTCACCTTATGTATGGCATATTGTAATGTTTAATGACCGTGTACGAGAGTTATCACAGATTTATACATGTGCATGTACTGACGTATCGGTACAGTACAGCAACGGTAAATATGATACTTTTGAGGATGGTATGCCTAAGATGATTTCATTATCTTTATCATTTGCTGAAATGGATTTACAGTTTTATGATAAATATGCAACGGCAAATCTTGAAACACAAAGCAACAATACTACTGCAAGTATGAGTTTTGATACTAAGAAAGATCAAATCTTAAGAACAAAGAATGAATCTTTGCCGGAGAATGTTCCGATGTCAGCAAATGTTGCCGGAAATATGAAATCCGCAAATCTCATTCCACCAAATGCCGATGGCAAGAAAGACGGATTGCTTGATACTGCAACTATGAATGTTAATGATACCCTTAAATCTGCTAAAGCTAACATCACCGAGGTAACTAAAAGTGTTAAAGAATCTTTAGTACCGATTAGGGAAACTATCAATGAAGCAAGAAGTACCGTTGAAATGATTGCACAGCCGATTAGAGAAACACTTAATGAAGTAGATGCAGTTAAAAACTTTGTGAAATCAGCTATCAACCGTGCTGTAATTTTTTAAAAGTATAAATATATATAAAAAAAGGATTTATATAATGATTAATACATCAGAATTAGAAAAAGAATACAAAGAATTGTTAATGAAGAACAATTCCCGTAATTCAATGGAACTACTTCAAAAAGCATATCGTTTTATTCATGAAGAATATGCACCGATGGGCGGTACTACCACCGCAGATATTGCAAACACCGAGAATTCCTTAAATGAGATTTTACTTTCTTATTATATGGAACGCGGTATACCGTCAATAGCCAGAGATGCTTTGAATATCACCAACATGGTTGGTAATACAAACTTCTTTTTCACCATTCAGCCGAAAAGCGATGATACCGGAATTGAGATTGTTAAACGTGGTATAACAGCACAGGAAACACCGGTTAAAAGTGTATCTGTAACTTTAGAAGCATTGCAGGACATGTTTTCCGTACACGGTCTTGATGGAATCAAGCTGATTGCAAACTTTTTAAGAGATAAAGCAAATGCTGAAGAAAATCAGACCTTTATAAACTTTTTAAGTTCAAATGCCCTTGTAAAGAATCCATTGACATTTACAGAGCCGCAGAATTCGGAACTTATTCATTTTGAACTTTCAAAACGTATTCAGCAGTATGTATTTGAAATGAATATGAAACATCAAAGAACCTTTGAAGCATTTGCGATTGTTCCGTACATCACATGCGGTGCTGTTTCCGGTCTGGACTATATCAACTCTATTGTGAGCGATCAGCAGCATAAACTTGATAATACCCCTATTATCAGTACCTATAGAGTTGCTAGGGAAATCTTAACCGATTACTATATCAATCCTGATATCAACGATGATTATGTATATGTTGCATTACGTTCAAGATTGAATCCGGCTTGTTCATGCGGTATTTTTGGTGCATATCAGGAAAGCATTAGAACTGCCGTTGCTTATGAAACTGCAGAGCAGAAGATTTTCTTATTCAATAGATATGGAATTGTATTGAATCCGGCACATTCACAGAATGATCCGATGATTATTAAATTTAAACTGAACAACATGTAATGAAAGCAGCAAATTTAACATTCAATTCATTTGAATATGAAACACTTAAAAAGATATTCAGTATCAAGCAGTATTCAAGTATTGATATTGATACCTTGCATAACTACCTCGATAACATAGATGAATCATGGTTTGAATATGTTAAAATCGGGGTAGATCAAACTATTGAAAGCGTTTTATATTCTTATTATAAATCAGAAGATTACTATGATTTAATACTATTATTAAACTATAGGAATCTTCTTGATGATATTCCATACTCAAATGATAAAATCATCAATGATATAAACAGTGACCTAGAAGAATACAATATTAAACTGTTTAATCAAGGTACTGCATTCAATGCCTTTACTATAGAGCCTGAAATATACAATCAAAACCGTTTAAGCAATCCTGATGAACTTAAACGGCAAAGGCGGCTAGGACCTTATCAAAGATTAAAAATATTCCTAGGGTACAAGTATAATCAGTTAAATTCTTACAGATTGTTCTTGAAAGTTGCTAAACCGCAGTATCTTTATAAGATAATCAATGATTTAAAAGATTTAATTACTACCCATCAGGAAGTACTTGAATTACAGTCATATGAACACGGAGATTAACTAAATGGATCTAGAACACTATTCAGAAAACCTCGAACATGATGATAGAATAACTTGGATGCTCTATGACAAATATATGAAAATATCATATCTATACAGTATGTCAATGAGGTTTGATGAACTTAAAAAGATGGTGTTCTGGGAATCATTAAAAAAGAATGATGTAGTTAAGGTCGTTAAAAACGGCAAAAACGTATTCTTTAAATTGCGTTCACATGACGGTGATTATTTATTTTAAAAAACTGTCCCTTAAAAGGGACAGCTTTCAAAACTTAAAACTTACCGTACATTCTGGTTGATGATATCCAATAGATAAAATCATCTGCAGTCTGCTCATCACCTTTTCTGCAATCGGAAATCGCTGAATCAATCAAATCATTGATAAATGCTTTCAAGTTATCCTTGAAATTATCATAATAATTATTATATTCAGCATAATCAACTGTAAACATATAATCGCCATCATGATTTTGTTTAAGTGCTGGTAATGCTTTTGATGCTTTACAATAAGTATTGATAACTTTAACAATCTTATCAAGATTCTTTGATCTATCAATATCAGCATTCAAAGCATTTTTGATTGTTTTGAGGGTTGAAATTTGATCATTTTCCCTTAAAGGTCTTCTTCTTCTTAACATATATATTATTCCTTTTTGTTACGTGAATTCCTGAATGTTATATTGCTCAGATAATGAACATCCATATATCTTTTAATAGCTTCAATATCTTTTTTAAGATACAGAAGTTCAAGCTTACCGTCAATATCTGAGTTTTCAATATTCTTAATCCTTTCCTGTATGGAATTTATCTGAAAATTAAGTGATTTTACATTTTCAGATATGTTATTAACAATACTGTCAACATGTAAAATCATATTATTCATTTTATCAACATTCTTGGTAACTGCATCATCATGATCGTTAATCATCCTGATTGCTTTTTTATCAAACTTCTTGAATAAATTATAAAAAAACAAGATCAGAACTGCAAGTAATGCAGTAGCTGATGCCGGGTTTGAATTTAGCAATAATTCAAGAATGTTATAGTCCATTTTTTTATTTCACTAAAAAATATTATATATGTATTTATATTTTATTAATAATATTGAAAAAATCATGCCAATTTTTAACAAAAAATATAAATAAAATATACATTCCTGAGAGTCTTGACTTTTTATTCTGTCAAGGGTATACTGTTTAAAAATGTGAGAGAGAATATGGATAACAAAGATTTTCTTGAAAAACTTGATACAAAGATTGAAGATCTGAATAAACAGATGCTTGAACAAAAAGAAAAAGAGTGGGTTAAAATCCGTGCTGCTTGGAAAGCTGTTAATGAAGTTCATGCACAGTTACAGATTGAACGTGCATTTGCACGATCAATTATTATAATTGCAATCGTTTGTATTATATGTTCAGTTATAGTGATTCTTAACTTTTTTTAAAAAAGTTGTTGACATTGCATAATTTTGTGGTATTATGTGAATATAATGAGTTCTTTAAAAATTTAAAAAAGATTTAAAGTCGGGTGCAAGATTGATTCTTACTTTCTGACTTTAATATTCTAAATAAAGCCTAAAAATGATACGCACCATTCTGTCAGCCTTTGTTTAGACGGTTTTGCAGTTCCGTAAAAACTGCAACTGTTCTCTCTGAGATTTTATATGCTCACCTCCTACAAAAACTGTAAACTACCCCACCCCCTAAAGGGGTGTGGCTTTCATTAAATAACAGTTTACCAGACTAAGTTTAGAGAAATCTAAACTACGATATTAGGGTCATGCTACCTTTGGTTGACGCATCAGATCAATGCTCTAGCATCGAAATGATAAGGTTGAAGTAATAAATGCCTTACAATAAGATCTAACAAGCCTTAATGTCATTGTCGAGATGAGGTCGGATTTTAATTGTGGTAACAGCAATTAAATACGCATAACTAAGTCTTAGGACTTTGAATTATATTTTATTTTTTACTTTTCTCCCCACACATTTACGGCGTGGGGTTTCGGGGGGATTATAAAATTTTAGAGACAGTTTGCAGTTCTGTAAAAACTGCAATGATTTCAAACATCGTAAAAACGGTTTTGTAGTTTTCCGTAAAAACTACAACGATTTGGAAACAAACAGTTTTATTGTTCTGTAAAAACAATATTGATACTAATTTGATTACAAATTTCATAAAATTTTTTAAAAGTTTGACTAGAAAAGACTTGATAGATATTTTGTGACAGTTAAAAAGTTCTGTAAAAACTTTATTTAGGTGGTTAGCTCAGTTGGTTCAGAGCAGTAGATTTTTAATCTATTGGTCAAGAGTTCGAATCTCTTACCGCCTACCATTTCAGGAGCAGTAGTTCAGTTGGTTCAGAACGCTTGCCTGTCACGCAAGAGGTCGTGGGTTCGAACCCCATCTGTTCCGCCACACGGAAAATTCATAGGCAACTCTCAAAGGCTCGTAAAGAGCCTTTTTCGATTGCTTGAAAATGCTGGATTTTTAAAATTATATATAAATAATAATATTATTATATATATTTGGAGTTAAAAAATGTTAAACAAAAAGCGTTATTTGAATGAAGAAAAAGGCATCGAAGCATTTTTAGAATTCATTCAAAAAAAGATTTCAAAAGTTGAAAAATCGATTCTTAAAAGTACTAAAAACCTTGAATCAGATCTCGATGATTTAAATCTTGAATCTACCGGCATCATCGGCACGTTATGTTACGAATTAACAGCATTAAAAGCAATATACAAAGCATCAATAACTGCTGAAAAATATATATCAGAAGATGAGCAAAACCAGTGGATTAAAAAAGCAGTTAGGAAGGCAATCAATGATGCTTTTCCATTTCAAATGTTTGCAGTTGACGGCATAATGTGGTTTTGTGAAAATGTTTACTTCAAGAAAATGAATAGTTATATTTAAGCTTTCTCTTCAGTTCCGCCACACGGAAATACATAGGCAACTCTCTAAGGCTCGAAAGAGCCTTTTTTCGATTGCTTATGTATTTAAAACGTTTTTAGTTTCTCTTCACTTAGGAACTGTCCCTAAATTAAATCCAATTTTAGTGGCTTAATTAACCTTAGTTTCATTAGTAAGTATAATATAGAAAATGATTAAAACTTTGAAGCATATCACATTTTTAAAAAACAATTTTATTGACATATAAATAAAGGTGTTATATACTTCTTTTTAATATGATGACATGTAGTTAAGTTATTGAACTATGAAAAAAGTAAAAGTTAAGACAAAAAATTTAAAACAAACCAAAAAAAAGACGCAAAAAGAAAAGTCATAAATATAGTTTTATGATTACTCTTAAATTTGCGTATAAGATAATTTTTGGTGATAAAGAACTTTTAGAGAAGTTAAGAAAGCAATTTTCATCTCTTGTTCATATTTTTTATAACTTATTTGTTGATAATCCGAAGTTAACATGCCATGAAGCTAACGAACATATCAAAGGTTATAAGAACCTTGATTTAATGGATTCGTATTTGATTTTATGTGCTTATAATAAAGCATATGAGATTTATAAACGTCATAATGTTGATAATAAAGGTGAACCAGCAGGTCATAAACTCGTTTTTGGTGAACGAAAAAACCTAATTAAAACATCTAAACACACATTATCAAAAAAGGAATTTAAAAAACTAAGAATGATGCCTTTATATTTAGAAGGTCAAAAAGCAAATTTTGTTAATAGACGTGTTAGAATTAAAGATAAACACACTCTTGAATTTGTTGTTAAAGGTAAAGTAATTTTTGTTTTTAAAGTATTTGATAAAAGATGCAGTATCTTAAATCAACTCAAGAAAAAACAGGATGCTAAACAGATCCCGATTACTTATACTATTGGCGATGATTATATTAGTATAACTTATAATCAAAAATTGCTTACAGTTCCTAAAAATCATAATCTGTTAGCAAATAGAATTATGTCAATGGATTTGAATCCTGATTATATCGGCATTACAATTTTTGATGTCGATCAAAATAGCCATATCCGAAACATTCTAAAAGCATATGTTATGGAGTGGAGTACTATAACTGAGGTTCAAAAGGAATTAAACCAACCTAGTAACTCGGAAGGCAATAAATATCTTACCAATAAGAGAAAACATGAAATTCAGGAAATTGCTAAACACATTTCAGATTTATCAGTATTTTATAAATGCAAATATATCGCAGTAGAAGATTTGGATTTTGATTCTAACTGTAAAGGTTTTAGAAACTCTAAATGGAATAGGAATTTAGTGTTTCAATCATTATTTAAACATTCCGTTGAAAACGGTGTTACTATTTTACGTGTTAATCCGGCTTATACAAGTATCATAGGAAATATTGTCTGCAGACATAATATTCCTGATATGTGTAGAAGTGCGTATGAAATTGGTTATCGAGCAGTAAAAGGACTTCAAAATGGTAATTTCGATAAAGACTGGGTAGATACAAATGAATATCTTCATTCCTTAGATAAGGTTAAAGACTTTATTATTAAATCGTTGGAAGAATGCGGTAATAAAGATAAAGAGATTGAAGAAGTAAATACATTTGATAACTATAGACAAATAAGTATATTCATCAATGAAAACAATATACGGTATAGAGTTTCCATTGAAGACTGTCATGATAATGAAACAGTCTATAGATTTAAAAATAAAAAATCGCTTGCTAAGATACATTCTTACGGCGTAAGACACTATAAAAAGAAGATTGCTTGATTCAGGGTTTGCGTAGGAAGTATTGCCTTTGAATCAAGTTAGAATGCTGTAAAAAGCAATCTAATTTTAAAATTGCAATTCACTATTATAGAGTCTTAAAACAAAATGAAATCCGAATAAGGTTAAGGTTTCAACTTAATATGTGTAAGCATGATGAGTTCTTTTAGGTTGAACTACATGGTGTATATCATAGTTCAAATAAGTCCCAAAATTGGATTTAATTTAGGGACAGTTCCTTACATTGAAGTTAGTTCTTTGACTTCTGCAGATGAGTTGCTTACATTTAGCAAAACACCGGGGAAACTGTGTTCATTTTGTGCAAATGCAGATCCGGCAAATGCTGTGGAAGTTCCTTGGAGTCAAGAACCGGCAGAAGTAACAGATTATATAGTAAACAATTAAATAAGGAAACATTATGACTTTTGAAGAACTTCCAGACTGGCAACAGAGGTTTGTTATTGAATACCGAGAATTGCTGTCAAAAACAGTCAAATTAGGTAATATGTTGGAAAATTGGGATAGCTTAAACTTTACCCCTAAATGCAGTAAAAGCCTTTTATCTGCACAATATAATACGATGCGAGCATATCTTTCAATTCTTGAAGAACGTGCTGTGATTGAACATGTGGATTTAAAGGAATTTGTATTAAATGAAAATTATTAAGTTTAATGATGAAAGATTTTTCCATATTTTAAGATTTATTGTCGCAATTCTTTGTACCATCGGATTTGCAGCATCATGTATTTTGTACAAACATGGAATAACCTTGCCGTTGGATATTATAATGGCGATATTTGTCATTGCATGTGTTTGTGTATTCATAATGCTGATGTGGCATTTTACAAGGGGCGATGATTATTGAGGGTTTTTGAAAAAAATGTGAAATAAATCATTGATTTTTTAAAATTTTTAAATATAATATAAATATAATAAAAATTGCTGGCGTGGCTCAATGGTAAAGCAATTGATTTGTAATCAATAGATTGAGGGTTCGATTCCTTTCACCAGCACCATAGCCGGCGTAGTTTATAGGTTAAAACACCATAATACGAGTTATCTCAATAGAGAGTTCATTTATGGGTTGAAAGTTCGACTCTTTCCATCGGCACCCGTTTAAAAACTAGCAATTTAATTGTGTCAGCCCTTGCTGTGTAATTTTTGGGTTCAATTAACGTTGCCGGATTGCAGTTTCCCTTTTAAATAAGGTCAGACAATCACCGTTTTCTTGGGGGTATGGCGAAATTAGTATACGCACAAAATTTAAAATTTTGCGGATTTTTCCATGAAGGCGCAAATCCTTCTACCCCTACCATTTACGCTTGGAGTGAATGCAAAAAATGAAAAAATCACAATTAAGTGCTGCAATAAAATTAGCAAAAATCATAGATACTTTATATGACCTATATGATTCTAGTTATGTTATCTATGACCGATATGAAGAAGATCATGGCGGTCCTTTGCAAAGAGATAAAATTGAAAATTTGATTCAACAGACATACTCAGCAATCATAACAATCGCACGAATACCTCATTGGGTAGTAAAAGGACATAAAGAAACGGAATTTTATGTTTCAGAATATGATTTAGATAAATTTTTTGAAACAGAACCGGATTCTGCTAAAACTATATCATTCCTTAAAAAAATGTACGAAAACCAAGATGTTCGTGAACACTATGAAAATGGCGATTATAAAGATTTTAAGATGAAAAATGGTAAATATGATGTTTAAAAATATAAAAGAATCAAGAAGAAGATTGCCAAAAAGTTTTAAGCTTTCAAATGGAATTAAAGTTGAATTCGCTTCAAAAAGATATTTGCTGGGTAATCTTTCTGATTTCAATTACAACTTCAAGCATAACTGTGATGTGAGCAATGTCGCATTCTATATTCTCACAAAAGATTTTGAGGAAATAACGGTTTCTGAGGATGATTTTCAATATGCTAAACCCTCAGAGATTAAAAGTATCTACATGGTATGGTCAGATGGCTATTTGATTTCCGATATTGATAGTGTTGAATTCAGATATACAAAAACCGATGAACCTATTGACTGGGATATGATTCAAGACGTGCCTGAAATTCATGATGATTTAGAACTGTATTTTAAGGATTATTAAAATGTTTCATGAATTTCATGATATTATGGTTAGAATGTTATATGGTTATGTTGAAACATCGATACCGAGCGCAAGTACTGTTTATTTTGGCGATATTTCATATACAAATCATACATGATATTTTAAAAACGCTCTGAGAATTTGGTGTTATTGGTAACATATCATCTTTGATGGAAGAATCCGGTTTAATCCCGGAAATTCCCAGAGTGTTTCTAAAATATTTTGAATGGGAATTTTGAAAAATGAAAGAGTATGATAATTTGATCACATGGCTGACTGAAACAAAGACTTTTGCCGAAATCGGCAGAGATGATTTTTTATTTTCCTTGTATCAGATTTGGGATATTGGGTTTTGGGATGATCCTTACGATATCCCCTTGACCTACAAACGAATAGTAGCAAGAATCGGCAGATTTTTAAAAATTAAAATATCTAAAACTACAAGCTGGGCGGCATTATCCGGCGAACTGCAGAAAAAGTTTTATGATTATTTTAACAATGAACTGAAAAGAAAATATCTTAAAAAAGATACATTATATATCATCTCAAATTTGCTTGTTGAAGATGAACGTTATGGCTCAAAATCAAAAATCTATGAGATAACGACAAAATTAGACACAGATGAAGATAAGCAAACGTTCATAGATTGCGTGAAAGAACTCATAAATTTGAATAAATGCAGTATAGCACCTAAATCAAACAAAAAATCTAGCAAAAATGAAGTATGTGAGAGTGGAATCTTAAACATCAACGATTTAAAATTATGTGTGAATATTGAAAACATTTAAAATCTGTGATCTGCATCACATTTTAAATGCTTGACATAAGATTTCATACGTTGTATTATTGTAAATAATACGGGAGCGTAGTTCAGACGGTAGAACGACAGACTGTTAATCTGTGTGTCGCAAGTTCGATCCTTGCCGTTCCCGCCATTTTAAGGAACTTGGTGTAACGGTAGCACAAATGATTCCAAATCATTTTGTAAGGGTTCGAATCCTTTAGTTCCTGCCATTTAAGGTGTGATGGCTGAGTGGTTAAAGCAACAGTTTGCTAAACTGTGAACGTGAATAACGTTCCGTAAGTTCGATTCTTACTCGCACCGCCATAAAATAGAGCAATCATACGCTTCCTCGTTATGATAGCGGACCGGTTGATTGCCTTTTTCGGGTTCGATTCGGTATACATAGTTGAACCCATCCCATCACAATCTAAACATCTTAAAATTTTCAAGTTGTTGCACAATTTGCAACAACTCAAAAGGGCGAATTTAACGAAATTCGCTCTTTTTTTCGTTTAAAAATTATTTTTTATTAATATATTATATATATAAATATATAAAAAATAATAAAAAAAGGTATTCATAAATGGCTTATAATCATAATACTATAAGAGCATACACATTAGCACTGTTAAACTTTTTTAATGATTTGTGTATTCAGTATAAGAATTCAAATGGGGATTTGATTACTGTTAACATTCCTATTCACTATAAAAACGTTGAAAAGAGTACGTTAATGAATATGACTGAGCAGCAAATCATATCTGGCAACATGAATGTACTGCCTAGGGCATATCTTGTTCTTAATTCATTAAGCAAAGACCCTGACAGACAGACTTCAAAGCTTAATAAAGTTTCAAGATTCCGTAACGGGGAAACACAGGAATATGCTTATCAATCCGTTGCATACCTTTTTGAATACAGTGTAGTTATTTTATGTCGTGGAATGAGTGAAACAGCACAAATTCTTGAAGAAGTATGCCCTAAATTCAATCCTAATGTCAGTATTGATGTTTATGATCGAAAGAATCTTGATGAAGCATACCGTGCTGTGATACAGCTAAACTCTGCAAGTTTTGAAATTGAAGAATTTGAAGAACTTTCAATTAATCTTTCAAGGGTAACATTTGATTTAACCCTTGCCGGATTCTTACATGAACCTATTCAGGAATATTCACAGGTTCTTAAATACAACATCAATCTGCATACCCCGGATGTTAACGAAGTTGATAAGATGATTGTTGAAAATGATCTAGTACAGCCGGGATATGAATTTGAATCTGATGGTAATGCAGAAGATGGGGAAGTCCGAACCGGTGAAACCAATGAAAGTGATTATTTTACTGCTACTTTATCAGATTTAAAGATTAATTCATTAACTAAAACTATAATAGATGATAATAACTTACAAATAAGTATTGATTACAGATGTTCAAGAACACCTAAAATTGATTTCCAGATTATCACATCATCGGATAAGGTTGAAATCTCGGTTGATGATGATGATATCAATTCAGTATACGTATTCGGTACTAAAAACACATCATTCACTGTGCAGGCTAAATTGACCGATGGTGAATGTATCAGATATATTCAACAGACTTTCCGTATATAGACTAAAAAGCCATTCAAATACTTGAATGGCTTTTTTATGCCGCATTTTTAAAAACTCAAAATCACAATCATCTTTCATAATAAAAATGATACTTCTTTGTGCATGGTGGTACTGAGCGTACGGCATTTTTACGTAACAATGTAAATGTAAACATAATATTATTCTCCATTATTTCAAAACTGTGATTTATATCACATATATACCTATTTATATTTTTTGCTTAAAAACTCGTAAAAAATTTGATGTATATCACATTTTTTAAAATATATGGTTATTTTTTAATCAATTTGATTACTTTTTAAACAATTTTAATGATTAAAAAAGTACTTGACATTTAGTTAAAAATGTAGTAATATACTCAAAAAATAGGAGTTGCGTATGATTGAAATAAATGGAAAAGAATATACACCGACTAAAGCATTCAAAATTCTTGATATCAGAAAGCAAAGAGTATATTGGATCATGAAGCATAAGGGTGTTTCCTGTGAAACTGCAATTGAAATGGTTTTAGCAAATCGGTTGAATCCACCGGTGAAAGAGATGATTACAATTAACGGAAAAGAATACACAAAAGCTGATGCATTAAAAATTTTGAACATACCGCCACAGACATTTTATTACTATGTGAAACATAAAAATGTTTCATGTGAAACCGCTATTGAGATGATTTTAGAAAGCCGTTCTAAAACTATCAGAAAAGAAAAAGACGGTATTCATGTAACCATCCGAGGCAAAGAATTTAAAAGTAAAAAGGATGCTGCAAACTATTATAATTTAAGGGTTGTTGATATTCACCATATGATGAAACGTAATAATTCAACTTTTGAGAAAGTTGTTGAATACTATATCGAAAAACAAGCCCTTGATAACTGGGTGAAAGATAACCTTACTTCTGAGCCGTTAGTAATCCGTGGGGAAAAATATAGAGTTAAATACGAGATAATAAACAAGTACAAAATCAACCAAGCTGCAATTCGAGAGCGTATGCAGTATTCAAATACATCTTATGAGAATGCAGTAGAATACATTCTCAGACACAGGGAACTTAAAGAAAAACTGTGATGTGTTCAGCAATCTTAAAATTGAAGTGTTTACAATTAAAAATTTTTATATAAATATAAGTATAATAAATTTAAAAAAAGGAATCAAAAATGGAAGTTGAAGATATTAAAAATGTAACAAAGGATTACAATTCGTTTCGTAATTCTTTTTACCAAATACTTACTGATAAATTCAATCAGAATCCAACTTCAGTGGATTTTATGAACAAGATTGAAACAAATGAGATGATCCATCAGAAGTTAGATGAAATCAAAGATTTAGAGGATAAAAAATGTCAGTAGTATATAATAACACTAATACAACCTATGACAGCGGTTTTGCTATAGGGTATAACAATATTCATAATATGTATTATGAACGTGGGGTAATACCTACCTTTAACTTCATTCAAGACTTGGAAATAACCTATAAGAAACAGTCTTGTATTGATGATTATAACCGTGGGTATTTAGACGGATGTGTAAAAGCATTTAACAATTGTAATAAGAGTTGCTAGATGAACCGTTTAAATTATGCACAAAGAAGTAACTTCATAGCCGGTACATCTGAAGTTTTTAAATATGAGTTCTATATACAGGAATTTAATCTGCCGTCATTGACAATAAATTCTATAGAATCATTTTCTCAAGGCATGAAACATATCTTGACTGGTGATTCGGTAACTCATAGTGAACTTGATTTAACGGTGATGATTGATGAAGATTTTCTAGTTTATCAGGCTTTCAAAGACTGGATGGAAAAATCGGTAGATCAAAAGAGTGGTTCATTTGCAAACCGAGAGTTTACATTCTACTGTGATGTGCATAACAGCAAAGGCAACTATTTATTTACAGTAATGTTTTACGGTTGCAAGATTCAAACTATGTCAGATGTTCAGTTAAGTACCACCGATGATACATTTACGAATACCATGACTATAAGTGTTGATTATGACTGGTTTGAGTTCAAACGTTCCGGCTTGCCGGATGAATGGAAAAAAGATTTTAAGATCATTACTATAAATGATGAAACAGAATCAGAATCAGAAGAATCTGAGGAAGAAGAAGACCCAGATCTGATTATTAAAGATTGTGAACTCAATGGGGAAAAAGTTCCGGTGACGGAATGCTGCTGTGCAGCATGTGACTGCATTTGTGAGGATGATGATGAAAGAGATCTATGATTTATACGGTGAAAACAGCGATGCTGTTTTAGATGAACTCAGAACACGTAAAGAAGAAAGCGAGATAAATTATAACTATTTTTATCGCAGTTTCGGTGACTTTGATTTAGAAGAATATGTAGATGAAGAACTTCAATACCTTATAGATACGGGGTTTTTCGATGAGTTGTAAATGTGAATCAAACATGCCTAAACTGCCGGATTTGCCTGAAATGCCGTCAGCACCCTCAATGCTTGATTTGAGTGTTTTAAGTAAACTTGCAGATTTAGGGATTGCAGTACCTAAAAATTTATTAAGTCATCCACTGGTAAAAATAGATAAACCGTTACTTCCTACATTTAAAGGATTTCCAGATTGCGATTGCCCGCCGGATTGTTCATGCAGAACTGCAATGAATCCAAAGTACAATGCAAAGAATGAAAAAACGTATTCAGATAAAAGTAGTTCATAGTATTATCCTCACATGTATTAAAAGTCTGCAGTCTTTGCAGACTTTTTTTTTTTGATTGCACTCACAGATATTATATGATGATATTGCAGAGGAAACTTTTCAGAAAGGTAAAATCGATTTTTATAATCCCCCCCCACAAAAACCACACATTTACGGTGGGAGGTAGTCCACATCATCAACACTTTTCTGCAACAGAACATATTAAAAATATAAATAATATTATAATATATATTTAAAACTTAAAAAGGAACTAAAATGAAATTAAAAAGTTATTTTTTAACAAGAAAAAATATTAATGAAGTACATCAATCACCATACAATGATACTGCAGCCTTAAAAACTGTTTCGCAAATTATTAATAAAAATGATTTTAATATAAATGCAATTTACTATAATAAGAATGCTGAATGTTTTTGGTATGAAAATAGTCGTGGGTATTTATACATTATTATGTTTGGTAAATGCTTGGATGGACTAATACCAAGTATAGGATTTACTTTAAGTATGCTTACAAAAAATGATACACTTAAAGAAAAAGGTGTATTATGGGCATTACCAATTAAAGAGTTTAAAAAAATATTTCCTGATAAAGCCACTGCTGAAAAATTCATTTCAAAAATAGCAAAAGCAATTGATGATGTTCATATTGATGATGCATACGACATTATTGAAAATATTTGTAATGAATTTAAAGAAATGAGTAAAATCAACGAATCAACTTCAACAAGCAGAAGTAGTATTCATATTTGCAAGCATTAATAAAATCTATCAATGACAGTGGTTCTATAGTAAAAATATATTTCATCAACTAGATGATATTGAGTACGGCGCTTATAACGTTAAAAACAAATCATTTATTTATGAAATTGATGGTACTAAGGAACTGTTCCTAAATTAAATCCAATTTTAGTGGCTTAATTAACATTAGTTTTGTGAACTACCCCACCCCGTAAAGGTGTGAGGTTTTGTGGGGATTATAAACCCCATTTTCCTTAACAAGCATTTCATTCAAATGATCACTCATACTTTATTCCTTTAAAAATATAAAAAATCTTTATTATTATATAATATATATAATAAAAACACAAATTATTTCATTATATTATAATATTTATATAAATATAATAAAAAATGAGGATTTTTTGATGTTGACATGGGAATGTATAGGTAGGTATTTTAATGAATCTACCACTCAGGAAAATTTATTTGATAATGATTCGGTAATACAGTTAACCGGAACTAATATTGATTTCAATAACTTTGTATCATCTGATAACAATGCTGCATTAACATATTGTATTGACAGCAATAGAACATATGATACACAGTACCCGTCAAGAATAACGTTTAAATTACGTTTAGGTAGTTACAGCAATTCAGACAGTATTATAACTTTTATTGCCGGATTGTATATAAAATACAGACCAATAAACGGAACTAAAATACCTTGTTTTACCATTTCCGATGCAGATAATGATGCTTATTATCCGTTCCCGGAAGAGTTGATGAACAATGAGTTATGTAATGTTGAACTGTTATGGATTGACGGTACAACCACTTTAATCATCAATAATAAACAGATTTTAAGTTTTAAATCTGAAAACATTATATCTACTTCAAGTAATACTATATTAGTACATTTGGATGATTTTATCAGTTTTGAAATCTCTAATCTTTCATTTTACCGTGTTACTTTATATGAAAAGTTTAGAAAACCTAGAGTAAAGATTATTCAAGACGGTATGAAACTGACTATTGAAAGCCCGGAACTTGACAGCAATTCCGTAATTGAAAAGGAAACCATATTTAGAGTGGTTTTCAGTGATTTACAGCAGGGTTTCAAGGTTTTCAATAATGATATATCAATTGATGGCTGTACCTTTTCCGAGTGCATAGCAAATGACAATACTGCATGTGAACTCAAATACACAGATAATGATACTAATAATGAAATAGTACTTAGATTATATACATTCCCATCTGAGAATCATAATAAGAATGAAAACATATCAGAAGTATTTCATTATTATAAAAACATTAAAATAGATGATTTATATGTTATGGAATTAAATGTTATACAAAACAATATAAATCTTAGAGGGCGATATATAACCTTTAATTATGAGGGGATCGGTACTGTAAGTAAGCATTTGATTCAAAGACATGAAGAAACAAATGATACTAGAGCATTATATCAAATACGTTTAAATGCACCTAAACTTGATGAAACTACAGTATTTGATCAACATAGTTTTTATCCATCTATGGCAAACATGGTTTTTGATAATCTTGAATATAAAAATGGTACTGACACAGATCCTAAACATGGAATTGCAAGATTTAATGTTAATGAAGATATTATAAGTGCTAATTTAGTTATTGAACGACCAGATGCTAATAATAATGATAGTAAACCAAATGATTTATTCATAACTGGAAAATATCTCGAGTTATGGAGTTATATGGCGGACGTTTCAAATAACTCATTTATAATATCGTTTAATGATAAATTAGAACTATCAAAATTGAACTTTGAAATATTGCTTGGCAATTATAATAATAATAAAAATAAAATTAAAACAATAAACATAACATTAAGTGAACTAGATGAAAATGGAAATATTATTGCCGAAATCGGCACAATACATCATGAAAATGAAAATTTCTATGATAATAAATATGTTCAAAAAGTTCATGTCGATTTTTCAAAAATGGAACTTAAAGTCTTAGAAGTTTTGTAGTTCTTAAGGTGATCAAATGCAAGATGTACTTTATAAATTTACCGCTTTTATGATTGCATGTATGCTGGTATTCGGTCTTGGATATCTTAAAGGCTGCAAAGCAACCGAACGTGAATACACTGAAAAACTTAATCAGGCTCAGATTGAAAATTCACGCAAGATTATTGAGCAAGAACGTATAATGCAATCAAAGCAAGATCAAATAGTTTCAGATTATCTTAAACAGATTGAGGATATGAAAGATGAACACACTAAAGAACTTATTACAGTTAGCAATCTTCGGGATACTGTCACTGTGCCTAAGTGCGTGTCAAACAAAAATACAGGCAGTTCAGGAGTGTCCGCAAAAACCTCAAATAAGTCCAATCTTAAATGTTACACAGAATCCGAACTTTTACGAAAGGTTGAAAGAAGTCTGGATCTCGCAAGAGAAGCAGACGAATTAGCTGTTAAATATAATGCATTGCTTAAAGTTTGTTCTGAACAAAAAATGTGATATAGTTCACAAAATTTAAGTAATAAACTTTACATTTCAAATTGTTATGAATATAATATAATCAATTTGAAATGAGGAATGAATTGTGGATTTGAATTTTAAGAATTTATCTGCATTGTTAAGGGTTTTGCCAAAAAGACTTAGATTTACTGCAAGAAAGACAAAATCTATGTTGCTTGAAAATCCTCTGATTGATGAACGTGCAATTGCAAGATTTTTATTTGCTCGTAAACGTGCGGAAGAATGGTGCAAAGTTTTCATAGCCACAACAAAATCTGAAATATACAGTATTCATTATGATGTATGTGAACATGTGATTTCAGTTGATGATGCAGTAATGCTGCTTGAAATGCTGAATAAAGCATACGATGATATGAGCATGGCTTTATCTTCAATTTCAAATGCAACCAGCGAGATTAAGGATTCCACCGATATTCATGATATTCAGGAAACCATTGAATTTGTTGAATTTGAATCACAGCAAGCTAATAATGCATCCCATGATGCAAGAATGATCACTAAAAAGCATGATGATTTGTAAAAATAATTTTGTGATATAACATAATTATAATTATTTGGGAAGAAGATTAAAAAATGATTCATCGGTCAAACTTAAACGAGGGTAATCCACTTAGCAAGATATTTGCATCTGTGAAAGATGATGACCGAATTATGGTAATCATCACAGCGTCAAGAAACAGTAAGTCCGATCAACAAAACAATATAAATAATGCTGAACTTAGAAAAATTCTAAGGAAGTATGGTTTCGGATATCGAAAAGCTGAAGGTCATTATCCTGAGGAATATGAGGGTAGAAAAATTTCACACATCGATGATAGTTCGATCATCATATCATCCTCAGAATCAGAAGAAGATTTATTTAATCTTTCATGTTATCTGTGCCAGAAGTATGAGCAGGAATGCTTTGTGTATAAAGATTCAGATGGATATGTGAGTCTTGTAGACCAAAACGGAAACAAAATAAGCAATCTAGGTCGTTTCCATCCTAATCGTATTAACGATTACATGACTAGAGTCAAGATGAAACCGTTTGTATTTGAAAGCATTTCCGAATACAATAAAGCAACCCCATCAAGCTATGCAGATGCTTTAGTTATTCGCAATAGAAGAAAATCTTTAAGGAAATAAATTTGTGATATATTTCACATAATTTAAGTAAGGAACTTTACATTTCAAATTATTATAAATATAATATAACTAATTTGAAATGAGGAAAGGAAGTAAAAAATGTCAGATTGTTCAATGATTTTAAAAGAGTTTGAGAATTTAAAGAGAAATGCTTTAAAATTGCTCAAAGATGCAAAAGTTTTAATCTCGGATTCTTATCAGATGAGAAAAGGTTATCTCTATATTAATACACCTAGATCTGTGCATAATGTACTTGATATCCGTGATATGCTCGATGATTTAAAAGATTTAGCAAACGGTGTTTTCAAGAGTGTTGCAAAAATGAAAGATTCTTGCAATGCATACGATGCAAGAAAAGCGTTAAAAACAGCCGTAAATGCTTTAGAATCTGCAGTCAAGATTGTTCGCAATCTTGCCGGAAGTGCAATTCCTAATCAGGATGATGATTTGATTGCAAAGGCAAAATACGAAATTACAAATCTTTGCGTTGACCTAGATAACTTAGAAGATTCTTGGACTTCACGCAAGCCTATCACAGAAAGCAAAAATGATAATGTTCGTGATGCATATATTAAAAAGTTTCCTGATGATGAACTTGGGCTTGAAATTAATCCAAGGGTGACATTCAAAAGTGTGTGGAATGCTATGCAGAAAGGTGAAGATTTTTATGAAATCGTTGGTGATGAAATTGATTCCATCATTCGTGAAAGAATTTTTGCGATGATGTCTGAAAAATTTCATATTCCGTATGATGATATATACAATTTATGGATTTCAAATTAAGGAGAAAAAATGAAATTTAATGTTTGTGAATGGCTTGAAGATGAGGAAGAACTTCCGGTTCTTGATACCATCAATATAAGAGAAACCCGTTTGTTTGATAGGGCAATTTTCAAGTTGATTGAAGAATTGGAAAAGAAGTATCGCAAGGAAATCATTCTTGTTCCGGTGACAGACCGCAAATTCTACAGTCATGCATACCCGGACGGAAATATTGTTACAACTGAGGAAGACCGTTCAAGATGGAATGAGCCGGATTATGACCCGAAAAATACAATTGAGGTTGTATTAAAGTACATTACTGCAGATGCCGGTGTTTTTGCTGTTGCAATGAGTCGAACAACAAGAGCGTTCAGTGATTTTGAATGTACTGATTTTGATTTAAGAAAATAACAATTCTGTGATCTACATCACATTTTTTATAAATTGGATGTAGTATTATAAGAAACATCAGATAGGCATAAAAGAGTTCCTTTTATCAGGCAACCATATAGCATTTTACTCTTAGCTTTTCTGAGGTTTGGCATAAAGGAGTTCCTTTTTTAAATTTTGGGAATTTTATTACTTCTCGCCTACCCTAAGAGCGCATTCAGATTATCTGATTTGCGTTTTTTTTATTTTTGAATAAGGTGAATTATGAACTCAGATGTAGTATTATCAATATTTAGACTTTTCAAAGCTTTGCCAAAGGCAAAAACACCGCAACAGAATCAACAAGATTTAAACAAGAGTGCAATCACATACGGTCTTTTCATATCGCCGGATGTCGATTTTGAATTAATCTATAAATATAATCTGATTGATGAAATTACATCATACGGAATTACATCAAAACAGATGAATCAGTGTTTACATAAATCACTGGCAAAAGTTAAAAATGCATCTGATGAAGAACTTGTTTTCCAGCAGATGTTACATTATCTTACTACGTATGGAGTAGAATCTTTAGGTTTCAAGACTAGTGAAATCTGTGAGGTATATATTCCTAATGAAGTTCTTAATATACCCGAAACTTCTGATAAGGTTAAAATTACTGTAATCAGAACCATTACAGATGATGAAATTATCGAACGTGTAAAAGCATTAACTGATAAGAACATCGCTTATTCAGAAAATGTTTTGCATGATTTAATGATCTTAATAAAACATTATAAAATTGATGTAGATGTAAACAAAATTCCTAATAAGGAATTAAGAATCAGACTTTGTTATGAACTTGACAAAGTACCATCAAATGCTTTTGAGTTTTTACGTTTATTATGTTATATAATAACTAATAAAAGTCTTTTTATTAAAGATAAAGACACTTTATCTAAATTAGTGCTGTGCAAAAAAGGTTTAACTTGCAAGGGTGAATTAGTAAAAATCAATAAGCTGTTTAAAATTTATACAGAAACTTATGGATTGAAACCGCTTGCGGAAATCTTCTATCAGCATAAGAAAATCTGGTTATGCCTTAAAAACCATGATAATGCAAAGATTATCAATAAGGTTAGAAAGCTTGCTGATAAGTATAAAAAGCCGTTTAAAGCCGGTATTTTAGACCGTATAACATCCGAACTTGGGGTAGATATATCCGAGGTTGAAAAGGAACTTGAAAAGGTTTCTTTAGCAAAGAAAGTATCTTTATGGAATGCTTTAGCCTATCGCAAAGATTATCCTAATTCTATTACCTATAGAATTAGAAACGGTAAGATGTATTTTAAAAAGCTTATGAGAAGAAGACCGGCGGTATTTGCATTCAATGCAAGACAGGTTATGGATACTGTATATAACAGCATTATAGAATCAGTAAAAGAGCATGTACATGGTAAAACTGTATATATTCCTGATACTATTGATTATGCTTTTCCAACCAGTGAAAAGGATTTTATCAGCGGTATTCCATGCGGTACGATTGCACACTTGGGAAAAACTGCAACCATCGGTGTATGGTGGGAAAACACTAAAACCAACGATGAAGAAAACCGTATAGACTTGGATTTGCATATGTTTTCGCAAAGTTCTGACTATGGATGGGATGCAAGATGCCGTTCAGACAGCAGGGAAATACTGTTTACCGGCGATATGACCAATGCCCCGATAGGTTCTGGGGCAACTGAATGTTTCTATATAGGTGATACCTCAGAATGTTTTTCATTCAATCTGAACTATTTTAACTATCATTATGATTATTTTAACAATCATGATAATGAAGAACTACATGTTAAGTACAAGTTAATTCTTGATTCAACACCGAAAGATGTATTTGACCGTAATTATATTATGGATAAACAGAGTGTATTAACATGTCTTAATATGGAATTGACTTCACAATCGCAGAATATAGGTATTTTAGATTGTGAAGAACCTAAGAAAGACTTTATCTTTTATAATCTAGCTTCTGGAAACGGTAGAACTTGCAGCAATAATGCTGAACATAAAACAATGATTTTAAACAGTCTAAGAATGCAGTCAAGAACAAGACTTAAACTTGCCGATGTTCTTAGAAGTGCCGGTGCAAATATTGTTGATAAATATGAGGAAAACTGCATAGATTTATCATTCAACGGTATTGCACCAACTACAATAATAGAATTATTATATAAATAATATATATATTTAAAAAAGGATTTTTTTGAAATGATTACATTTAAGCAATTTTTAAAACAGAAGAAACTTTATAATCTCGATACCGAAACCGAGTTTAATGACATGGTTAATTCAGATTTAGATGTGATAGATCCAGACTTGGATGTTGAAACTAAAGATGTTGAAACCCCGATTGTTGAACCGGTTGAAGTTCAATCTGAAGTAATAAGTGAAGAAGGGGAATGTGCTGTTAGTGCCGATTCAAGCGGCGGTACAACAACTGCAGATATTGCAAGTGTTCCTTACGGTTTAGGTCAGAAACCGTCAGAAGATGAATTATTGATTAAACGTATGGATGCGTTTCTTTAAGTTTATTTTTTCTCGCTTTTTTGGGGTATTACAATTTGTAATACCCTTTTTGATAAGGAAATCTTATGCCCGATATTCATGCTTTTTTATCTGCATCAACTGCACACAGATGGATACCATGTCCACCGTCAGCAAGACTTTGTGAAAAAATCCCCGAAATGAAATCATCATATACCGAAGAGGGAAGTGAAGCCCATGCTTTAGGGGAATTCAAGATTAAAACAGCATTTAAAGAACCATGCACAGACCCTAGAATGTATTTTAAATTCTATAATGAGGAAATGGAAGAATGTGCAAAAAAGTATTCCGAATTTGTAATCAATACTTATAAATCTTTAGAAAATGCTGTTATCTACACTGAAAAGAAAGTAGATTTTTCCAAATGGGTTCCTGAGGGTTTTGGAACTGCAGACTGCATTATAGCTACACCCGATACATTAAACATTATAGATTATAAACACGGTTTAGGGGTACTTGTTGATGCTGCATACAATCCGCAGATGATGTGTTATGCTTTAGGTGCGCTCGAAATGTTTAACAATTATGATATACAGAATGTTAACATGACTATATTCCAGCCTAGACGTAATAACATTTCAAAATTCAGTATGAGTAAAAATGATTTAATACACTGGGCGGATAATAAATTAAAAGTATTTGCTGAACTTGCCTTTAAGGGCAAAGGCGAATATAAAAGCGGTTCATGGTGTTTTTTCTGCAAGGGTAAAGATATCTGTCCCCTTAAAAATAACAGTACCGCATTAAAAAGTTATGAAACTGATTTATCATCGCAGCTTGGGGATTTTCTCAATTAAAAATCTGACTTAAAATCTGTATTGTATAATAATTTGATGACATAAGATCTAATGCATCTAAATGTATTAGATCTTCTTCATTATTTGCGTCAAGATTTTTTACATAGATATTATTAGAACGCAGATAATCTATGTATTTCCAACCCATCCATCTAGGCGCAAATTTTTTGACTATTCCGTTATAGCAACTGCCGTTGCGTTTTTCAAAAACTTCATTATCAATATTTTCAAAAGTGATTTTGGAATAATCTATATTTTTTAGTTTTACAATAGATTCTATGTGTTTATTCATACCCTTTTTAATCTCTTTTATAAATATTTTTTATTTATATTTATATAAAATATAAATACATGTATAATAATTTTAGAAAAGGATTTTAAAATGTCGTATTTAAATCGTAACCGGTTAAAAAACTTTTTCATAAATCTTAAAAAATATTTCAAATCGGAAGAATTTTTAAACTCTATGGCTATTTCAAATGCTGAAATTGACAACATAGCAAATACAGCCGGATATAATGATAATGGCACTGGAACTGTAAATTATGATTTTGTTCCTAGATCTGGTGGTGGTGTGATAACTGGTAACTCACTCGGAAGAACAGTTGATGATAGCTTTTTAAGATTGAATGGTGGATCTGGATATGACAGTGGTTCATCAATGTTACTTACTGGTAAAGATTACTACAATGGGGCTGGTAATGTATTTTTCCATCTTACAAATGGCACAAATGAAAAAGACATGTACCTTTATCCAAATGGTTCATGGACTTGGAACGGTTCAGCCGTACAAATAACCTCAGACCAGAGATACAAGCAACAAATCTCTAATATAGATGATAAACTTCTTGATGCTTGGAAAGATGTTGCACCGGTGCAGTTCAAGTACAATGATTCCGTTAATGAAAAAGGTGACAAAGCACGTCTGCATACCGGTTATGTAGTACAACAAATTGCTGAAGCATGTCAAAATAATGATGTAGACATCGACAATTACGGTTTATACTGTCATGAAGTATATGAGAATGATGAGCATTACAGCTTACGTTATACCGAAGCATTGATTGTTGAATGTGCATTTTTAAGACGTGAAGTTGAACGATTGACTGAAAGAGTAACCAAACTTGAAAGCCGCAAAAAGAAAACAACATCTTAAAAAGGATTATTGCCCCCATGTGTCGTACGGCACATGGGTTGCGGCTAGGGAAACTAAGAAAAATATACGAAAATGATTAAAAATTTCACAGCTTTCAGCATTGATGCTGAAACCATGCATTCAATACATAATTTTAAGATTATAAACGAAACCATGCCGTTGATAGGTGATTACATCATTCAATACGAGTCATTTTCAGATTTGAAACATGCGATGGATGAGAAGTTTTTTGATTATGTTCTTGAACGTGTTGAAATCGACTTCAGACATGATGATATTATGTATTATATCCGTCATAAAGATTCGGCTGATCTATTCGGTCGAACATGTTAATAATTTTGACAGGTTCAAAATAAGGTTTTAAAGCATGAAAAAACTTCTGTTTTCCATTTTTCTGTTTTTGGTTGCATACGCTGCACTAGAAACATTTCAGTTTTTCTATTTGAAATATGGAATACTTGTTGGTATTACTGCATCTATTGACATGATATGGTTTTTCTTTGCCATATATTTTCTCATATTAATTTTCTATGATTTGTTTGCTAAAAAGTATAAATAAATAGAAACGGTAAAAAAAATTATGAAAATTTTAATAACTGGAAGTCAGGGTTTAATCGGCAAATCATTCAGAGCATTGTATTCAAACTATGAATACAATGTACTTGACTATTCAAGAATTGATTATGACAGCAGCATTAACAAGGCTTTTAATGTTGATTTAACCACCGATGATTTATCAAAAGCATTTTCAAATGTAGATGTGGTTATTCATCTTGCGGATTTAAACCCAAGAAGTGCTGAACATATATCTGCATTTAACTATTATAATAATAATGTTAACAGTACTTTAAACATTATTAAAAACATAGAGCAGAATCATATAAAACATATTATCTTTATAAGTACATCTCAAATTTACGGTGATGGGATAAACTTTGAGGAAAACTCAATGCCGAATCCGTTAAGTACTTATGCGAAGTCAAAACTAAGCTGTGAAAACATTATCAAAGACTTCTGTAATGATAATCATGTAACATATCAGATTTTACGTGCCGGAAGTGTTGCCGGTGCAATTATAGATAAGTCTATAACTAAATCTTTATGCTCAGAACATCATCTTATATCGAATATTGCAAAATGCTCAATCAAGGGTACTAATGCAACGGTTTTGAACCCTAATATACTTAGAACCTATATCCATATTGAGGATTTATGCAAGGCAATAGATGCATGTATAAACAGCAATTCAAGCGGTATATTCAATCTAGGTGCATATGTTGCATCATCTCATATGATTGCAAATGAATTCCGCAAACAGACCGGAATCGAATGTGTATTATTCAAATATGAAAATACAGAACTTCTTCATAATACAATTACATGCAATCTGTTTAATTCTACATTTGGTGTAGAATTTAGTCACAATATTGATAAAATGATAAAAGATACATTAACATTTTATAGAAAGTGCAATTAAATGTCATATTTAGGGTAAATTATGGATATTGAATCAGCATTTAGCAGACTTGGAGTGAAACTTGGCAAGCCGTTTTCTAGTATAATGCATGTTTTAGGAATTGAAAAATATCTTAAAACAACTGGTGAAAAAGGAATTGGATGCAGAATGTTTACTGATACCGGCTATACAGTAAGATTCAATTTCAATAAAGGTTCTAAGATTATAATCAATAAAGATTATATCAATGCCGATTCCATTGACTTATGGAACTTAAAGGATTTAAACAATTTTGAAAAGCCTAGCTATACGATTGAACTTAATAAAAATGCAAACGTATTAAGTGTCTGGGGATATATTGTTAAATCTTTTTTACATAATAATGTATTACGTTTAAATGAGAGTAAAGTCCCTGTTATAGACGGTATTAAACAATACTATGATAATGTGACATTAAACAAGCGCAGAACGTTTGCAGATGAACACGGCATTGATAAATCATACATAACTGGAAATAAAAACGCATGGCTTGAAGTATTGAGATCTAACGATCTTGAAGATGCATGGGATGATTTTTTAGACAGCTTAAAAGCAATAAAGAAAGCATCAAAAGGGAAAACAGAAAACAACTCATATAAAATCGAGTACGAAAAGTTTCAAGATGAAGTTCAAGCATGTGATTCATCTGAGGAAGTTTTTAAAAGGTTGAATGTAGGTATAGATTTATTACTCAGATCACCTATGCAGCGGTCATTGATTGTTGTAGGAGATCCGGGTAGCGGAAAAACAAAAACCGTAACCAAGTTTCTTGAAGATACTTTAGGTTCAATCGGAAATAAATGGGAATATGCAGTATTAAGCAGAATATCTGACAGCCAGCTTTATGAAATCTTATACAAAAACAGAAACAAGATAATTGTATTTGATGAAGCATCGGCATTTTTAACCCATGGAAAGAACAAAGCGGTTCAAGACATGCTCAAATCAACTTTGCAATTTTCAAAACTTACCAAAGATGAAGAAAAAGAATTCTATGGTGGGATTCAGGCAAGGAAAGAAACCAAAACCGTATTGCCGTTTAAGAAACTTGTTAAAGACGATCCAGTGCATTCTAATATAATCTATTATAGAACTAGGAATACACACAAATTCATAAATCCGAATGATGAAAATGAGGTTATAGAATACTGCAGAAAGCTTGATACATTTATCAGCAAAGGCGGTATTGTAGGTTATGAATCCTTTAAAAACGGTGAAACGGTTGCCATGGCTCTGCCGGAAAGATTCTATTTTAACGGCAAGATTATATTCATATCCAATGACAGCCTTGAAGATATCAATCCGGCAATCATAGACAGATCTTATAAGGTAAGTATCAATCTTTCTAATGCCGGTATGATTGATAGAATAAGAATTATTGCATCTGACATGTTTGATTCAAAAGATATTGAAACTGTTATCAATGAACTGACTAAAAGGAATAAACGAATATCGTTAAGAACCTTTTTCAGTGCAATGAATGCATACGCAACAAATCCCGACAGCGATTACTGGAAAATTGCATCTTCTCTTTAAAATGTAAAAAATCTGTCATATTATGTATTAAATATTTTGTGATATAATTCAAAATATTTAATACATTTTATTGTATTTTTGAGTTTTATTATATATAATAATAAGCATAGAATTAGAATGAGAATTGAGTTATGAATACAGAGTTTCTTAGAAAAATGACCAAAGCTGAAATATCTGCATATTCGTATTATGCACTTTGCAACTTATTTGAATCCACAATCGATGCCGATGATTCAGAAGAATTCAAACAGTTAATGTCTGAATACACTTCAGACATTAAAAGCTATGTTAATGTATTATCCATAATGCTTAGATATCTAGGAGTATCATGCAATGGATTACAAGATAAGACAGAATTTGACACAAATAATGAAGATTATTTTACTGATATACTCAATCGATTGCAAGATCTGCATTATGATGATATCCACAATATACCAAAAGAGATTAATAATTTAAATTATCTAACTCATATTGATTTGTCAAAATATTTAGTGTCTTGATAGTTGCTCTATATATCTGTCAAATTTTGTATTGCCTTTTTTTGAAGTATGCATTGAAATCTGATTCAATTTCAATTTGCTTGGAACAATAACTAAATCACCATAATTATTTTTTCCTACTGAAATATATTTACGGTTCTTATCAAATATGTCCACATCGTATATGAATGAGAATTTTAGATAAACATAAGTCGATGCCTTTATAACGGGATTTGGCTCTAAAAGAAGTGAACGTGCTGGAATTTTAAAAACAAACGCATCTGTTTCATCTATGCAACGGTCTTCACAAAAATGTTCCGGCTTTAAATTTTTTAACATCTTATATGCAAATAACTGTATGCGGTTTTTAACATCATCTTCATATCCAAGTTTTTTAAATGTGGCTGCATTCACACCTCTATTAAGTTGAATAATAAAATTTGATCTACCATCTTTGTAATGCTGATGCAAAAATTCCAATAAGCAATCAACAACTTCTTTTGCATAGTTGTTTCTTACAAACATAGACAATTCAGGATCTTCAAGCATTGATTTTTTGTTAATATTCACTGGTAATACAAAATATTCACGGTTGTATTCCCTCACATACATTTCATCTAAAAATTTTCTAAAAAACATCTTTTTCCTCTTATTGCAACTCAGAATATACACTGAAAAATATTAAAAAATATAAATATTATATATATAATAATAATTCAGGAAACAGAAAATGTTTAAATGGGTCGAAAGCGGAAAATTTTTCAGTAATACAGATGTTTCTAAAAGCAGAATAACACAGTATACAAATTTAACAGAAGAACCGGAAGTTAATCTGTATGCTAATCTGACTAAAACTGAAAGCAGTACAAATCTTATTAATTATCAAAACAGAATATATATCCACGGTATTGATAATACCGATACATTTCCGTTTTTTGAAATGACTGCAACGGATGGATTACCGATTACAGTTAATTTCAAAATGAAGATAACCTCTAAAACAAATGATTACCATGATATAGGTGTATGCGATTACTTTTTCATGGTAGATGAACAAACCCCAAATTCCGGTGCATTTGGAATTAAATATATAACAGCTTTACGGCATGTTTTAATTCCGGCATTATGTAATAATAATGGTTCTTTAATATATCCTTTAACAGACAGTATGAAAACAGACTGGTTCGATGTTACGATTACCATGTATACAAACGTTGCACAGCTTGCAGTAAACGGTTATATCATAAACACGGTAAAATGGAGTCCAAGCTATAAAAACGGTTTCAGACTGAGAATAAAAGGTGAGTATTTTAATTTTGATTATTCAGATATCACTGTTTCAAGAATGAAAAATGTAGTAACAGATGTTGAATTTGAACCGGTAATCGGTCAAAGCGATGTTACTAACGGCACTATTACTTTGACAGCAGGATACACACTGACAGGAGAATAATATATGTATATTACAAAATTTGGTGAAGTCCTGAAACTGTTTACAATTGATGATTTTTCTTACGGAAATCATAAATTATTAACTAATGTATATGATAATTCCGATATAACTGAAAATATTTTTAACAGTACTTTATATAATTATAAAAAAGCAAACGTTCTTGATTTAGTTGACAATACTACTGTTTGTACAACAAAGAATCTTGATTATATACAAATAGCATTAAACACTGTTAAATCCAGCAGTACAACCAATGATAAGAAGTTATTCTTTAAATGTAACTTTACATTAAGAGATGCTATAGAAAATCAATATATTGCTATAATCGGTGATTATAATCATGTTTCATGGGTTCTTATTGAAATAAACAATAATAAGCTTGAATTCTATGATAATGAATCTGCTGATATAACAACAAATACGTTAGTTAAAAGCATCGATATTCCAGAGGGTTGGATTGACTTTGAAATCGATTCACATTTCGATGAGGATTCCGGCTTTTTCAGGCATACTATAAAGATTAACAATGATTTAGTTGTTGAAAACATTTCCGGCAATAAGAAAAGTGCTGAGAATTATAACTCATTATGTTATGATGATGGACTTGTATTATATAATATACATCATAAATACAAGTCATATTTGATTTATAAGGATATTTCAATCCAACGGCAATATGACTTGTTCATTAAAAAACCAGAGGTTAAAATACAGTTATACAAGAATGATGAATATATCATTTTAAATCCTCTTATAAATATAGATCCGACTTTACAAGCCAATAACGAAACATCACGGTATACCTTTGTATGGGATGATGGAAGTACAATGCCTACTAGAGTAGTAGACTATTTCGATGAAGAATATAAAGTTTTTTCATGCACAATAACAGATTCTTTATCCCAAGTAACAAATGCAAGGATACTTGTTGAAAACTTCAAAGAATACACTAATAACATTGTTAAGTATTGCTGGTTAACAACCGGTGAGGTTAATAAAACTATAACATTTAAATCAGATGCGGAAATCATTTCCTTAAGATATGTTGTTCAAGATATTTACGGTAAACTGTATTATGGTTCATGTGCTATAAACAATATTAAAGCAATGCTGGTTAATAATGATGAAACAGCTAGTGAAGAATCATCGGAAGAAAATCCATCAGAGAATCCATCTGAAGAACCTGTTACAGATCCGGTTAGTGATGAACCGTCAGATGAACCAAGTGAGTCGTCAACAAGTGAACCTAAAATTATTGAATACCATGAAAATGATGGTGAATTTGTTGAAGGTGTTCAAATCAGTGAGGATGAACATATTGATTATAGAATTGTTTCAATCTTATGGAATACCGGGGAAACAACAAAATCAATTGATATTGATGTAAATGAGAATGAGTATAATGTTTATACCTGTAAGATAACAGACAGTCTTGGTAATGTTACCACTGATTCTATTGTTGTAGATCACTTTGTTGAACCGTATAACGATGTATCAAGAATCATCTGGGATGGTTCATATACAAATGAATCTTATATTGTTGATACCACCGATGAATGTTCAATCCATACATGTGCAGTATTCGACTTGTTTGGTAATTCAAGTGTTGCTTATTTCACAGTAGAAAACTTTAAAAAATATGCTAAAAACAAAGTTAAAGGTTATTTATGGAATACTAATGAAACTACCGAAACTATCAAAGTTACTGACTTTGAAGAACAATACAAACCGTTCTATTGTACTGTAACAGATTCGTATAATGCACAAACTACCGACAGCATTATATTAACTAATTTCCTTGAACTGTTCCCTAACGGCATTGTTTCATATCAATGGGATAACAGACCTAAAGGAAATGTTCTTGATGTAGATTTACAGACAATTGAGGATTATAGAATATACACATGTTATGTTACAGACAAATATGAGAATGTAACATCATATCCATATGTAGTATTAAAACCTCTTTCAATGAATTATGACAATGCTGTTACCTACAAATGGAATACCGGTGAAACAACACGTTCAATCCGTGTTAATGTGGATGAAATACAAGATACCGAAACATTCTGGTGTACGATTACAGATGCATATCAACGTAATACAACTGATAGCATTCAGATAGATAATTTCAGTACTTATACTAATGAGATTTTAAGCTATAAGTGGAATACCGGTGAAACAACCCAGTCAATTGTTGTTGATTTGAATGATATTGAAAATCTTGAAATATTCTATTGTACTGCTACCGATAAATTTGATAAGAAAGTAACAGACAGTATTCAGATAGATAATTTCAATAACAAGTTTAATGAAATATCAAGTTATAAGTGGAATACCGGCGATACAACCCAGTCTATTGTTGTTGATTTAAATGATATTGATAACTTTGATGTTTACTATTGTACTGCTGCAGACAGCTTTGATAAGAAAGTAACAGACAGTATTGTAGTTAATAATTTCAAACCTATTGAGAATGAGATTACTGCATACAGATGGGATACCGGTGATACAAGTCAATCTATAATTGTTGATTTAAGCAATATAGAGGATTACGATATTTATTATTGTACTGCTACTGACAGCTTTGATAAGAAAGTAACAGAAACTATTGTAGTTAATAACTTCAAACCTATTGAGAATGAGATTACAGCTTACCGATGGAATACCGGTGATACAAGTCAGTCAATAATTGTTGATTTAGATAATGTTCTTGAATTTGAACAGTTCTATTGTACTGCAACGGATAAATTCAATAAAACTGTAACAGATTCTATAACCGTTGATGCATTCAAGGAAATTACAAACAGTATTAAATCTTATGTATGGTTTAACGGTTTAACAACTGAATCAATCATTATCAATACAGATAATATTGAAAATGAGATGATTTGCTGGTGTACTGCTACCGATGAATACAACAACAAAGTAACGGATAGTGCAGTAGTATTAAGTACTAAAGAGATTACTTATGATGAAATTTCATATAAGTGGAATACTGATGAAGTTACTCAAAGCATTATAGTTCCGGCATTTGATGATGAATATAATGTTTACTCATGTACTGCAACAGTTGGAAATAAAAAGGTTACGGATTCTATTGTTGTTGATGATTTCAAACCTATTGAGTATGAAATTGTAGGTTATGAATGGAATACCGGTGAATACGAGCAGAATATTAATATCAATCTGCTTAATTTTAAACTGCCTACAATCATATCATGTAAGGCAACAGATTCACTTGGAAGAAGTACTGAAGGATTTGTAACACTCGCAAACAGTGAACCGGAATTTACCTATGAATGGAGTACCGGCTCTACAGATCAGGAAATTTCACTTAGAAAGAACGGTATTTATGAACTCATTGTAACATGTGAATCCGGTCAGACCAAGAGAACCTCGATTGAATTAGAGGGTCTTGGTGACAGACCTACTGTTGCAATTGATACAATTCCGGGGGATATTGAAGAAGGGGAAAGCATTGTTATTGAAGCTTTAGCCACAGACCTTGACGGTACAATTGAAAAGTACCGCTGGTACAAAGTTGCTGATGATGGAACAACCCGTGTATTCATGGAAGAATACGGAGAAGACCAGCAATCTATCACTTTACGGAATGTTAAGAAGTCTGATATTTACTATCTACAGGTTGAAGATGATGACGGTTACATTGCTGAAACCGAAATCAATATTGACTTCAAAGACTATACAGATGTTATGTTCTATAGATATATGAACAAGACTTATATCATCCCGTTACATGCAGTAGAAACCGATAATTCAATCCATGTACATAAGAATTCAAGGGATTTATTCGCACGGTACGTTGATGAAAATGATGAGTTAGCATCTCATATTCATATTAAAATCAATAATACAGTTAAACGTTTAAAGAAACTATAATTATTTTAAAAATGTGATATATTGTGATATATATCACATTTTTAATTGATTGCTATTGACTTTTTAAAAATAATTTAGTATTATATATAGCATAGAATAAATTGAGAGAGAGAGATTAACGATTATGATGTATTCAGAATTTTTAAATATTGCAAACGTTACAGAAAATGATATTACTGCCGATACATATGATAATATCATTGAGCCTATGTACATGGCTACAAATATGAGCAAGTATGATTTTGTTAAAATGCTGAATATTAAGGAAATCTGCAATACATATCCTAATGCGAACAAAACTGAGAAAGAACTGGTTAAACTCATTGCCAAAATGAGAAAAAATCTCGGTCTTACATCTATGCATGAAGAAGAAAACAAATTCATTGAACTTGCTAAACAGTACTGTGAATTAAAGGGTATGGAATATTGCCATGAGGATGGCATTATCTACGAAATTCCTTTGTACGAAAGAGGTTGCTCAATGTACACCGGTTTCGTTGCAAGAAAAGGCAATGTATATTTGACCTACAAAATCGGCAAAACTGTTGAAATCTGGAAATCTTATATCGCTGCATAGATTTTGATATATATCACATTTTTAATTGATTGCTATTGACTTTTTAAAAATAATTTAGTATTATATATAACATAGAATGAATTGAAAGAGAGGACTAGAAAAATGGAAAATTTAAACGCTACTGAACTGAATGCTATCGTTGACACTTATTGCGACCTTGCTGCTAAAGCAAAGGAAATTGAAGATCAGATGAAAACTCTGAAATCAGTGATTGTTGAACAGATGGATTCTCTGAACGTTAAAAAGATTGAAACTGCAGAAAACACCATTACCATGAAAAAGGCAATCTATAAGGATTATGATGCAGCAATCGCATACCTTAAAGAAAAAGCCCCATCAACCCTCGTATTAAAGGTAGATGCATCAAAGGTTAAAAGTGCTATCAATGTAGGCATGTTAAATGAATCTGAACTTGCACAGTACACTAAACTGAGTGAACGTATCAGCTTAACCCCAGCTAAGAATAAATAATGTGATAAGTATATCACGGGTTTTATACTTGACAATACGTTGCGTGTATAGTATGTTTAAATTGAAATAATATCGAATATAAGGAATGTGAAAATGTTTGAATTAGCAACTGATTTTTCAAAACGTACTGTATATCCACCGCTTTTATTTATAGATCCTAACTGGGATTATGAGGAATCTCAAAAACAAGCTACTCGATACATTAAGACTTTGATCTGCAGAAACATCGAAATCCCTAATAAAGAACCGAACTTGGGATACGATGGATTAGAGTGGAAGATCAATCCTACAATTATTAAATGCTTTCTTGATATTATAAATAATATAGATGTAAGGTATTGGAAATGTATAGGCTATTCATCGTTACGCAATGTTGGTGTTTTCACATGGGAAGAAGCTATTTATGGTGAATACAACCTTATATTATCAGAAAAAAGTGACTTTTTAGATAATGAAAGAATTTTATTTAGCGATTTGGATATTATAATTAATACGGATACTATGAATCCATCATGTATACATATATATATTTCATTTGTAGTCACAAATCAGATTACAAAAGAAAGGCAATCAAAAGATTTTTACAATACTGCTGATTTTATAAATTACTATAATAATATAACAAAAAATAACGGGGATATTTAATGCATGAAAAATCTTATATCTCTGTATAGATGTGATACATATCACATTTTTAATTAAATATGCTTGACAATGTGTTGCATATATAGTATGTTTTAATTGAATTGAAATAATATCGAATATAGAAAGGAATGTAAGAATGTTTGAATTAGCGACTGATTTTTCAAAACGTACTGTATACCCGGAATTTTTATTTATAGATCCGAACTGGGATTATGAGGAATCTCAGAAACAAGCTACACGATATATTAAGACTTTGATCTGCAGAAACATTGAAATCCCTAATAAAGAACCGAACTTGAGAAACGATGGCTTAGAATGGAAGATCAACCCTACAGTAATTAAATGCTTTCTTGATATTATAAATAATATAGATATAAGACATTGGAAATGTATAGGTTATTCATCGTTACGTCATACAGGGGTTTATTCATGGGATGAAGCTATCTCTGGGGAATATCATCTTATATTATCAGAAAAAAGTGACGTTTCGGATGATGAAAGGATTTTATTTACGTATTTTCACATAATGATTGTGTATGATTTAATAGATGAAATATGTGATTATATAGGTATTTCATGTGTAGTTACCAATAGATTTACAAAAGAAGAAAAATCAAAAGATTTTTACAATACTGATGATTTTATAAATTACTATAATAATATAACAAAAAATAATGGAGAACTATAAACAATGTATACAATATTTGATGAATATTTTATATGCTTAGTGCATGATATTTTAAATAACCAATTAAATGAGGATAATACATCTCAACTAATACCAGTAGAAGATACCGAGTTTGTGTATAGGAATTTAACAATCCCCATTGGAACTAATTTTGATAAAAAATTAAATATAGTCGTTGATGGGGAACATGTAGACCTATCATACATAAGTTTCAAACACAATAAATTTAAAAAATTTTTAGAGGATAATATAAAATTACAAGCATTTGATGGTATATCTGCAAACATCGGCAGAATTGTAAACGTAGATAATTTAACTGCGGAAATTGGTAGTAGATTAAGCAAGATAGTATCAGACTTAGAAGATTCTAATATTCCAAGTAGTTTTTCACAGGTGTATTATGAGAATGATGTTAAGAATTTATCTAAAAAGATACCGAATACATTTGCTCTTGCACGTTTTAATGTTGGATTTTTAAAACAACATGGTATTAAAGTTTTGCGTACAGCTAATAATACAAGCAATCCGCATGTTCTAATTGTGTCAGAAAAATTAGAAGAACAAGTTTCTAACTACATTAAAAACAATTTAAAAGACAAAAAATCAAAATTTGACATTCTTAACACCAATGAACAAAATTACGTATACGATTTTCTAAAAAACATCATCTATGATGATATTAAAACATATACATATGTACCGTTAAGCTACAATCCAATAGACGGTAAAGTTATAAGAAAAAATGTGAAAATAAAAGATATGGAAGATATGGAAAAACATTGTGTTTTCACCAGCATTTTTCATAGAACGTTTTTTGACAACCACTTGCAAACTAAGCATCTTACGCATTCTGTATGCTATAATGGCAGTGAATTTATTATATACAGATATGACTCTGCAATGGATAAGTATATTTTCAAAGCGTTGAAAGAACCAAAAAAATATGGTGTCACTATAATTGAATCATTCAGATCGTTTTTAGAACGAAAAGGTATACTTGAATCATTATACAAATAATTTTGAAGATTAGACACTTCTAAGGTGATTTTGATGGGATATTTTGTATATGTACTGAGCAAAGACGGCAAACCACTTATGCCGATTATTCGGCGTGGCAAGGTAAGGCATTTATTGCGTGACAAAGCTGCTAAAATAGTCAATTATCGACCTTTTACTATACAATTAACACATGATGTGCATATAGTGACAGAAGATGTCACATTAGATGTTAAAAGGATTGATAAAGATCATGTGAAGTGGACTGCATCAACCAAAGATAAGTTATTGTGTGAAAGTATTGTAGAATCAAAAGCAAGACCTAAAAAGCCTAAGAAACCATATCGCAAGCATGTCAAAAAGCATAGATACAGAAAACCATTATCATTGAAACGCAAGGGGGTTTCAAATGCCGGAAACTAAAAACATTAAAGCCGTTGAAATTGATAAAAACCATGAAAAGAGATATGTCATTATTGATGCAAATACAGGGGAACTTCTTGATGATGCTCAAGGATATGGATTCAAAACTGCACAGAAAGCATATGCATCTTATGGATACAAAAGCAAACTGAACGGAAGAAAACCGGCAAATAAAGCTATTATCAAAGCTTGGATTAAGAAAGATCCGAAACACGCAAAATTTATTCGACACCTTGATAAAGTGATTTCAAACGGTTTCTATCCAGATGATGATCTCACAGATTATGAGTTCAAAAAATACATCAAAGATACTATTGAAAAAGTCATATCCGAAACAGATTTTGAAATACCTTTCAATGTTTCTGAATTGAAAACCTTTCTCGGATACAAATAATCAATTTTTCATGCATTTTCAAATGAAAATGCATTTTTTTTTATTTTTATATATATTATATATATATAACATATTAATAAAAAATATAAAAAACATCATTCCTACATCAAAAATTCCCATAATCCCCCCTAAATACTGCACTTTTGCAGCATGAATTGATTACTTCTAATGGCTCTTTCCAGACTTGAAGTAGTACTTTTTAATGAAATGTGACTCAAAGTGTTAATAAACTATTTCAGTTTTCGGAAAGTTTATTGCATGTTTGGGGGTGTTTTGACTGTTTTTAACCGGTTGTAAGGTACTAGAACTGGGTTCTTGATGGGTACAGAGTCATAAAAAATGCTCAAAGTTGCAATAAACTATTGCCAAAGGGCAAAAGTTTATTGCATGTTTGAGCATATTTGATTACTTTTTAACCACTTGTATGAGCCTAGAACACTGTTCTAAACTGTTACAAACCCATAAAACATGCTCAAAGTGTTAATAAACTATTGCCAAAGGGCAAAAGTTTATTGCATGTTTGGGGACTTTTGATTACTTTTTAACCACTTGTAAACCTTAGAGCAAGGCTCTGAATCCGTACAGAATCCATAAAACACCCTCAAAGTGTGCATAAACTATTGCCAAAGGGCAAAAGTTTATTGCATGTTTGAACACTTTTGATTACTTTTTAACCACTCGTAAACCTTTAGAACACGGTTCTTGACTGTTACAGACCCATAAAACACCCTCAAAGTATCAATAAACTATTGCCAAAGGGCAAAAGTTTATTGCATGTTTGGGGACTTTTGATTACTTTTTAACCACTTGTAAACCTTAGAGCAAGGCTCTGAATCCGTACAGAATCCATAAAACACCCTCAAAGTGTGCATAAACTATTGCCAAAGGGCAAAAGTTTATTGCATGTTTGAACACTTTTGATTACTTTTTAACCACTCGTAAACCTTTAGAACACGGTTCTTGACTGTTACAGACCCATAAAACACCCTCAAAGTATCAATAAACTATTGCCAAAGGGCAAAAGTTTATTGCATGTTTGGGGACTTTTGATTACTTTTTAACCACTTGTATGAGCCTAGAACACGGTTCTAAACTGTTACAAACCCATAAAACATGCTCAAAGTGTTAATAAACTATTGCCAAAGGGCAAAAGTTTATTGCATGTTTGAGCATATTTGATTACTTTTTAACCACTTGTAAACCTTTAGAACACGGTTCTAAACTGATACAGACCCATAAAACCCCCTCAAAGTATCAATAAACTATTGCCAAAGGGCAAAAGTTTATTGCATGTTTGAGCATATTTGATTACTTTTTAAACAGTTGTAAACCTTTAGAACACGGTTCTGAATCTGTACAGACCCATAAAGCCCCCTCAAACTATCAATAAACTATTGCGAATCCTAAATAGTTTATTAACACTTTGAGCATCATTCGAGTTCTGCCGATGGACAGGTTGATTATTTTTTATACAAAAAGTACTTGATTTTCTGCAAAAAAGTTATAAAATTTATATAAATATGTAGGAATTTTGATCTGCATCACATTTTTGTATTAAAAAACCTTGTACAATGAACTAAATTTTGAAAGGAGTTTTTATGAATATTAAATTTAAAGACAGTGAAGAATACAAATCTTTAATGCAGGATTTGAAAAAAGAATCATTGAAAGTAAAAAATGAAAATATCCATTTAACTGCTCTGATGAAACATCTTGCAAAAGAGCATAAAGAATTAATAATGATTGATGATATTGTAAAATCATATCTGAATGCTATCGGTTATGAAATTGATGATTACGGTGATTCTGAAAATGAAGAAGAATCAGAACGTGATGATTTAGATTTTGATAATATTCCATCTAAAAAGACCCCTACAGATTACATATATGAAATTACTAAAAAAATGATCAATGTTCTTGATGTAGGTGTAAGGAATGTACTGGATTACATTAAATATGCTTATAAAAGATATTCTTCAAGAATTATATTAAAGGATAAACATAAAAAACTTAAAGCATTTTTTATCGATTTGATTAAAAACCGAATCCGTGATGAAAATAGAAAAACTACAAAAAAGGTTACGGAAGTTGTTAAGGAATCCAACAAGGCAATTAAAAACATCGGTATGTGGCGAGTATCATACAGCTACTTATTGAGAAACCTTTCAACAATTCTTGCTAAACGTATAAACAGTTGCTATAAATTTTTCTTTGGCTCTGATGATTATACTCAAGAAGATGACAGTATGATCGGGAACAGCATAACTTTAGTTCAGGCAACTAAGTTGCAGGAAAGATTTAAAAAGAATCTGCTGGGTGAAATTAATTAAAAAAATGAACAAAGAATTTGATAATTTTCATCTTACCGATACTGAAGAATCGGATGAAACCGTTTTTACGGATGAAAAAGGTGCTAAAATCGAAAGGGAGTATGCTAAAATACTCTCAGAATTACTTGAATACATTTACAAGGTTAAATGTCAGAACAAGGATGAACCGATTATTGAAATAATCTCTGACTTCTGTTTCAAGAATAATCTTGAACCGGAAAAGGTCGGTGATGCAATACGTGAAGATTATTTTATGTATGAATTTGTTATGAAAGACTGTGTACATAATAAAATTGATAGCTTTTCATGCAAGAACGTAACATCTGAACTCGAAGACTGGTGATTGAAATGAGAACGGAACAAGATTATATTGACGAAGATTTTCTCTATGAGATGTCGAATCTTTCAAGAAGAAAATTTAAAAAGCTGCCTACAAATATTTTCATGTCTGCAAGGAATGGTTCTAAACATGGTCCAAGGATTAAAATTCAGAATAACTATGCGGAAAATATGCAGTCAGAAAATACATTTACAATGACTATTCCAGATTGCAGAATTATTGTTGATGGGAAAGAAGTTGATCGTGATTCAAATAAGATTAAATTGAAAACCAAAGACATTTTGTATTTTGAAAAATTTATTAAAAACAATAAAGGAATTTTAACTGAGTATTGGTTTCACGGAAACAACATGGATATCACAGATGTCATAGATGCTTTGATATTCTAATATGTCATAATTTGTCCACTTTCAAACCTACAATTCAATTTGAACTGCGGGTCTAGTTTTTTATCTCTAAAAAATACATATAACAAAATACTGTTTGCACAGTTCATAGAGCCTTTACAGCTAGTGAATTACCTCAGAAACAATCTAAAATCATTAAAATTTTTTATTTTTATATATTATATATATAATAAATATATAAAATATATAAAAATCATTAAAATACCCTATTTTCAATGCCGGAAAGCTGTTTTTAACCGATTTACATGGAGAAAACAGTCTAAAACCCATTTTTAACTCTAAAAACACTCTAAAATCGTTAAAATTTTTTATTTTTATATATTATATATATAATAAATATATAAAAAATCATTAAAAATACCATATTTTCAATGCCAGAAAGCTGTTTTTAAAACATTTTTATTTTAAAATATAAATAGTATTAATACATATTTATAACACCCACCGTAAAGTGTGGGGTTTTCGGGGGATTATGAAAAATGACTACTGATTTAACAAACGGAACTAAAAAGATCGATCGAGGCAATATGCACTGGTATGATGATATTACTCATAACTGGGAATTGCTGGATCGGTTAATCGGTATTGTTCAAAGTTTAAATATAGATAATATACCGACAAAAACATCTGATTTAACAAACGATCTTGGTTTTGTTACTGAAGATTCCCTGACAGATGTAAATAACGGAACTTTGAATTTGCAGAGAAACGGTGCAACAATAGGAACATTTAAAGCCAATCAGCCGACAGATGTTACTGTTAATTTTAAAGTGCCTACAAAAACATCTGAACTAACAAATGATAAACATTTTGTCACCCTTGAGGAACTGCCAAACTCAAATGTAGGCGAAGGAACTCTGACTATAAAGAAAAACAATGCAGTTCAAGGAACATTTACTCCTACACAGGACGAGAATGTTACCATTAATTTAACAGTACCTTTAAAAGTTTCTGAACTTATAAATGATACCGGTTTTATTACTAATGCCGGTATTCCGACAAAAACATCACAATTGACCAATGACAGTGGTTTTATTACTAATGCTGATATTTCCATTCCGACAAAAACATCACAATTGGAAAATGATTCCGGTTTTATTACTAATGCAGCTATTCCTACAAAAACATCACAATTGACCAATGACAGTGGTTTTATTACTAATGCCAACATTCCGACAAAAACATCGCAATTGACCAATGATTCTGGTTTTATTACTAATGCCAATATTCCTACAAAAACATCACAATTGACCAATGACAGTGGTTTTATTACTAATGCCGATATTTCCATTCCGTCAAAAACATCACAATTGACCAATGATTCTGGTTTTGCTATTGATGCTAATATAGTTCATAAAAATAATAATGAAACTATAAATGGTGATAAAACTTTTAATGATAAAGTAATTTGTAAAAATTTATATATAAATGGATATAAATGTACAATTGAATAATTGTTCGTTTAAAAGGATTGAATATGGTATCATTTAAATACAATGGTATTTCTGCGTTAACATTATCTGAAAAAATAACTACCCCGTCATTTTGTATGACAAAAGATGGTACTACATTGTATGTTCCGTTATTTAACGGTGATGCAGGTGAGGTTATATCATTTGACGGTTATGAATATACTTTAGGAACGTTTAAAATTGATAATCTTAGAATGGCTATTAGCAGAATTATAGGCAAAAAAGTAGTTAAAGTATGCTGCTCTACATATACAACTTGGTATATAACTGATTCCGGTGATTTATACGGTTGTGGAGAAGATACTTTTAGTCAACAAGGATCTGGAAGAGAAAATGTTTTAACCAGAGAAAATGTTTTAACATTTACTAAAAGAGCATCTAATGTTAAAGAAGTTAGTTGTTCTAATTATAAAACTTGGTATATAACTGATTCGGGTGATTTATATGGTTGTGGAACTACTTTTTTAGAACCAACATTTACTAAAAGAGCATCTAATGTTAAAGTCGTTGCTTGCACTGAAGATACAATTTGGTATATAGACAATAATAATAATTTATATGGTTGTGGAAGTAATGAGTATGGACAACAAGGATCTGGTGGTACTTCAAATGTTTCAACTTTTACTAAAAGAGCATCTAATGTTAAAGAAGTTGTTTGCTCTGAAGATACAACTTGGTATATAGATAACAATAATAATTTATATGGTTGTGGAAAGGGTTCTTATGGGCAACAAGGATCTGGAGACACAGAAAATGTTTTAACATTTACTAAAAGAGCATCTAATGTTAAAGAAGTTGTTTGCTCTGAAGATACAACTTGGTATATAGATAACAATAATAATTTATATGGTTGTGGAAAGGGTTCTTATGGTGGGCAACAAGGATCTGGAGACACAGAAAATGTTTTAACATTTACTAAAAGAGCATCTAATGTTAAAGAAGTTGTTTGCTCTGAAGATACAACTTGGTATATAGATAACAATAATAATTTATATGGTTGTGGATCTGGTTTTTCTGGACAACAAGGATCTGGTGGTACTTCAAGTGTTTTAACATTTACTAAAAGAGCATCTAATGTTAAAGAAGTTTTTTGTTCAGAAAATACAACTTGGTATATAGACAATAATAATAATCTTTATGGTTGTGGATTGGGTTCTTATGGACAACAAGGATCCGGAAATACTTCATATTATGTTTTAACTTTTACTAAAAGAGCATCAAATGTTAAAGAAGTTAGTTGTTCTCAATATACAACTTGGTATATAAACAATAATAATAAGTTATATGGTTGTGGATGGGGTTTTTATGGACAACAAGGATCCGGAAATACTTCAGATGTTTTAACTTTTACTGAAAAGGGTAATAGGGATTAGGAACTGTCCCTAAATTAAAACCAATTTTAGGAACTTAGTTAACCTTAATTTCATTGTTAATGAATAGTAGATAATATTTAAAACGTTGAAGTATATCACTTTTTTAAAACAAATTTATATATCAAGTAATTTTAATTTTTATTGCCTTAATCCCCACACCTAAAGGTGTGGGGTTTTGTGAGGAATATAAAAAATCATTAAAAATACCATATTTTCAATGCCGGAAAGCTGTTTTTAGCCGATTTTCATGGAGAAAACAGTCTAAAATCCCATTTTTACCATCAAAAACACCATAAAATCATTAAAATTTTTTATTTTTATATATTATATATATAATAAATATATAAAAAATCATAAAAATACCCTATTTTCAATGCCGGAAAGCTGTTTTAAGCCGATTTTCATGGATAAAACAGTCTAAAATCCCCTTTTTCACCCCAAAATCACTCTAAAAACACGTTTTTCAACGGATTTTACTATGATTTTATTAAAAATTATTAATATTATTATATATATTATATAAATATAAATAAAAAATACTTAAAAACGGGGTTCAAGATGGATCTTCAAAACATATTTGAGTCAATAACACCTGACAATATCAAAAACATACCGGTAGTTAAGTACTGCATGAAAGCATTCATCTCGCAGTTAAGAAAGGATGCCCAAGTTGCTACCAAGATTTCAAGACTTTTTGATATTGATAGTACTGATTACTTCTACATAGATGACAATAATAATCGTGTTGTTCAAAAAGACACAAAAATTGTAAGATTATCTAAAGAAAACATCAAAAAAGGTCTTGTTCAGTTCTATTTAAATGTGTTATATAAACTCATTGAAGAAACCGCAATTGATAAAGATGTAAAGACTGCAATCAAAGTCAGATCTTACGATTCCCCGATATTTGACAGCTTGCATAAGGTTATCACCTCAGAATATCTAGGTGGTTTCAGATATTTTCAGCAGAGTTCCGGCAATAAGGAAGCGATTAACTATATCTATGAGTTCAGTATCTTTCTTGAACGTGGATATATTCTTAATGATTTAAAGCTTACGGAAGAACCGCCTTTACACTTAAAATATGATGGCTCTCTGCATGAATCAATCTTTACTAACTTTATGAAAAAGATTGCGCATCCGGTAGGCTGGACAACAGATTCACAGACTTTATTAGATGTTTCTGATTTCAGAGATTATTTCGGTATTTCATTAAATACTTCTATAGCTTATATAATCCTTGACAGCACTGCAGCAGATTACCTTATTATATGGTACTTCTGTCCTTATGAGGAACTTCTTGAATTACTGCATACCCAGATTAACTATCATACAGGAAAGTTCTATACCGATGAAGATTTAGAAAATGTAGAACTGATTTATATTGATGAACAACCGGCGGTTAAGACCTTTACCAACCGTGATGTTCCATGTAAACAGTATATACTTTCAAACGGTATGACTATCTATGATAACGGCTGTGTATACTACTTGAAAACTGATATCTTTAACAGTATTAACTGGGAATCACAGGCTCATATCGATGCTAACTATATAAACTATAGAAACACTGATACACCGATTCAAAAATTCCTAGGTTATCGCGCTGTTCCTAACAATGATATTATTGAATGGAACTTTGTATACTATGATGAGATGGATATTGATTTTGAACTGTATCTAGGGTATACAGATGATAACTATTACTTTGTAGATGATGAACGTAATGCGCTCAATATCTCCGGTGAACCTTATCAATATTTGACCGGTTATGATGAATGCTATTCAAATATTACAAACTATAACAATATCGCAAATGCTTATAATAATGCTTTTAATATACATCTTACTATCGATATATATCATCTTACTTTGTTTAGAATATATGATGATTTCGGGCATGGATTTATAAGAACATTGACAAAAGCAAACAGAGAGCAGCAGATTTTTGATTTTTCCTCATTATATTTTGAGGGAAGTAATCTGTATGTAGAACTTATTGATTCAGAAAATTATAAGACTTATGTATATATAAATAACCTTAATTGTAATTACTCTGATTCAATCACAAACATAGATTATAAGACACGTAATAAGCTTACTGTTACCGGTTATGCAAACGGCAGCAAAAACTTATCATTTGCAAGTGAAAACAAGAATACAAATGCAAGGGTAAACGGTTCATTTACTCATAATTTTGATGTTACTGCATGTAATGAGAATGAGGATTACGTATTAAGTCTTGGGTCTGTTACCATCAAATCAAATCTTGTTCAGCAGGAAAACAATAGACCTAATATAAAGCTTGAAATAACGAATGGTTATAGCGGTACAATAGGTATATCATCTTATGATGTTAAGAATCAGCAAAACGGCATTTTAAGCGGTTCTGGCGATACATTCTATAACTATACTAATGACAATCCAGATACATATTTAAATGGTAGTATCATCGAGGGTGTTTCAATAAGAAAAAATTATAAGACAGATATATATAATACATATATAAATTACGGTTATAGAAAAGTAACATCGGATTCTATTGATTGTTTAGTACCGTCATGTACTAGGTATGCAGAAGATTCATTTACCATTGAAAACACCGATGCAAATGGATGGTATCTTACTTTTACAGATACTCTTGATAATGATAACACCTATTCAGATGTAGGCAGATATCTATATTTCCGTGAGAATGCTATTAATGATAACTATCTAACCGAGGGTTATATCTTGAATGAATCAAGCTTTGTGAACAAGTCTGATAATACCTATGTTAATGATAAGACCTATTCATTCACACCGTTTGAAACAAGTTATTATATGGTATTTAAAAATACGATGAAATAGTTTCAAAACATGTGTATAATAAGTATTATTATGCATGGAAACATCTGTTATGAGCGAAACTATTTTTGAATTTGAACATCATAAAAGCTTGCCGGAATTAATATGGCATGGCAAGCGTCCGTATTATTCTACAAAATATTATCCAGCTAAATTATGCGAATCATATATTGATAACAATAATGAATGGAAGAACAAACTTTTTTGGGGTGATAACTTACAAGTAATGAGTCATCTCATAAAAGATTATAAAGGAAAGATTGATTTAATCTATATAGATCCACCGTTTGACAGCAAAACAGATTATAAGAAAAGAATTGAACTTCATGGAAAATCTAAAAAGTATAGTTTTGAAGAAAAACAGTTTAGTGATACTTGGGTCAATGATGATTTTCTTCAATTCATGTATGAACGATTGATTATAATGCGTGAACTGTTATCAGACAAAGGATGTATTTATTTGCACTGTGACTGGCATAAATCACATCATTTAAGAATGATAATGGATGAGGTATTTGGTTCAGAAAATTTTGTCAATGAGATTGTATGGCACTATTCCGGTGCAGGAACACCAAAAGGGTGCTGGGCTAAACGTCATGACAATATATTTTTGTATTCAAAAACTTCAAAATATACGTTTAATGCGGATGATATCCGTACAGACTATTCTGCAGCTACAATTGAACGTGTCAGCCATACTTTAAACAATATTCGCAATGGCATTGATTACGGAACATATACATTGAACCCACTTGGTAAATACCCTGAAGATGTTTTAGATATCCCTATTGAAGCACCATCAGCAAATGCACGTACCGGATATCCTACTCAAAAGCCGGAAACACTTATTGAAAGAATTATAAAAGCATCATCAAATCCGGGGGATTTAATCTTTGATTGTTTCATGGGTAGCGGTACAACTCAAACAGTAGCTATGAAATTAGGTAGAAGGTTTATTGGTGCTGATATCAATTTAGCTTCAATACAGACAACTACAAAACGGTTGTTATCTGTGGCTAAACAGTTAAATAACGAATTTTTTAATGAAATTAAGTATACTAATTTTGAAGTATACAATGTAAACAATTATGGTATTTTTTCTAATCCAGTTAAAGCTAAAGAGATGATAATTGAATCTTTAGGTATTCATGCGTTTTCAAAAAGTGATGTATGGGACGGTGAATTAAACGGTAGAATGGTTAAGATAATGCCGATCAACCGCATAACAAATAAAGATGATTTGAAAGGTATTCTTGGAAATCTTCCTTATGATGTATATCGCAAACGTAACAATAATAATCCTAATCAACCGGTTGAACGGATTACTGTAATATGCATGGGACATGAGCCGGATTTGAAAGAATCGTTTGAAAACCAAATTACATATAATATTGATATTGAAATACTTGATATTTTAAAAGATGAACTGTATTTGCAGTTAAAACATACAGCCGAAGCAGATATTGTTTGTGATAATAATAGATTGATAATAAAATCATTCTATCCGGCAAATCTTATGAAAAAAGTTCAAAAAGATGCTATTGAATCATGGCATCAACTTGTAGATTCAATTATGATTGATTGGAATTATAATGGGGAAGTATTACAACCGTCATGCATTGATATTCCATCTAAGAATGAAATTGTGAAAGGTGTATATGATATTCCAGAAAATAGCGGAACAATAAGAGTTAAGATTACAGATTTGCTTTCAGAATCTATTGAAATAGAAGTATATAATAAATAATTAACGTATCGTTTTCACAGAATGCAGTTTGAGGATATCACGTTTCCAATAGGAACTGTCCCTAAATTAAATCCAATTTTCGGGACTTATTTGAACTATGATATACATCATGTAGTTCAACCTAAAAGATCTCATCATGCATAAGCATATTAAGAGGAAATCTTAACCTAATTCAGATTTCTTTTTGTTTTAAGACTCTATAATAGTGAATCGCTATTTTAAAGTTAAATTGCTTTTTACGGCATTCTAACTTGATTCAAAGGCAATACTTCCTATGCAAACCCCGAATCAAGCAATCTTCTTTTTATAGTGTCTTACGCCGTAAGAACGTATCTTAGCAAGCGATTTTTTATTTTTAAATCTATAGACTGTTTCATTATCATGACATTCTTCAATGGAAACTCTATACTGTATATTGTTTTCATTGATGAATATACTTATTTGTCTGTAGTTAGTAAATTTACTAACTTTTTTAATCTCTTTATCTTTATTACCGCATTCTTCCAACGATTTAATAATAAAGTCTTTAACCTTATCTAAGGAATGAAGATATTCATTTGTATCTACCCAGTCTTTATCGAAATTTCCATTTTGAAGTCCTTTTACTGCTCGATAACCAATTTCATACGCACTTCTACACATATCAGGAATATTATGTCTGCAGACAATATTTCCTATGATACTTGTATAAGCCGGATTAACACGTAAAATAGTAACACCGTTTTCAACGGAATGTTTAAATAATGATTGAAACACTAAATTCCTATTCCATTTAGAGTTTCTAAAACCTTTACAGTTAGAATCAAAATCCAAATCTTCTACTGCGATATATTTGCATTTATAAAATACTGATAAATCTGAAATGTGTTTAGCAATTTCCTGAATTTCATGTTTTCTCTTATTGGTAAGATATTTATTGCCTTCCGAGTTACTAGGTTGGTTTAATTCCTTTTGAACCTCAGTTATAGTACTCCACTCCATAACATATGCTTTTAGAATGTTTCGGATATGGCTATTTTGATCGACATCAAAAATTGTAATGCCGATATAATCAGGATTCAAATCCATTGACATAATTCTATTTGCTAACAGATTATGATTTTTAGGAACTGTAAGCAATTTTTGATTATATGTTATACTAATATAATCATCACCAATAGTATAAGTAATCGGGATCTGTTTAGCATCTTGTTTTTTCTTGAGTTGATTTAAGATACTGCATCTTTTATCAAATACTTTAAAAACAAAAACTACTTTACGATTAACAACAAATTCAAGAGTCCGTTTATCTTTAATTCTAACACGTCTATTACCAAAATAATTTGCATCGCCTACTAAATATAAAGGCATCATTCTTAGCTTTTTAAATTCTTTTTTTGATAATGTGTGTTTAGATGTTTTAATAAGGTTTTTTCGTTCACCAAAAACGAGTTTATGACCTGCTGGTTCACCTTTATTATCAACATTATGACATTTATAAATTTCATATGCTTTTTCATAAGCATATTGAATAAGAATAGAATCCATTAAATCAAGATTATTATAATCTTTAATTCGTTCTTTAACTTCACGGCATGTTATTTTTGGATTATCAACGATTAAGTTATAAAAAATATGAACAAGAGATGTAAATTGTTTTCTTAACTTCTCTAAAAGTTCTTTGTCACCAAAAATTAGTTTATATGCAAATTTAAGAGTAATCATAAAACTATATTTATGACTTTTCTTTTTGCGTCTTTTTTTGGTTTGTTTTAAATTTTTTGTCTTAACTTTTACTTTTTTCATAGTTCAATAACTTAACTACGTGCCATCATATTAAAAAGAAGTATATAACACCTTTATTTATATGTCAATAAATTTATTTTTAAAAATGTGATATACTTAAAAGTTTTTAAACATTATCTATACTATACTTAACAATGAAATTAAGGTTAATTAAGCTACTAAAATTGGATTTAATTTAAGGACAGTTCCAATACTGCATTCTTAACTCATCATTTCCCATGATTGAATTATGAATATCACCATATTTGTCATCAAACTCATCCATAATATCTCGAATTTGGCATATATGGTATTCTTGATTACTCATATTCAAATCTTTGATACTGTCAGAGTTGATATTTAAATATTCGAGTGCAGCCCGTAATCGAACATAAAAGTATGGATATGCTCGAACCGGGCAATCATGGAATATATAATCCAGTGCATCATAGACAGCTAATATCACTTGTTCTTTTGGAAAATCTGAAAACTTCATAATTCAATTTCAACTGGTTCATTATTTGAAATTGTATCAAACCCAAGAAGATTTGTTGTATAATATTTAAGTACAAGATTTTCATCATCTTGCACTGCTTTGATGATTGCTTTGTATCTGTGAGTGACTTCTTTCAACAAATCATATACAGCCCCTAAATAGCTTTCCTGATTATCAGAATTCAAGCCTTTGATACTTTCTGAACTGATATCTAGGTATTCAAGTGCGGCCCTCAATCTATCAAAAAAGTATGGATATACTTTAAGCGGATAATCTAAATATAGTTCATCTAATGCATCATACACGTTGATAATGACATGTTCTTTTGGAAAATCTGAAAACTTCATAATTCAATCTCAATCTGTTCAATATCGTTATACTCAATATCAAGTCCAAGCAAGTCTATTTTGTAGTATTGCAGTACAAGTTCCTGATTATGACGTACATCATCAATGATGCTTTCATATTTGCTGCAAAGGGCATCTATCAATTCATATACTGCATTTAAATAGCTTTCTTGATTTCCAAAATTTAAACCCTTTATGCTTTCTGAACTGATATCTAAGTATTCAAGTGCAGCCATCAATCTATCAAAAAAGTATGGGTATGCATGGATATCATAATCTGTAGATAATTCATCCAGTGCATCGTAAACGGATAAAATCACTTGTTCTTTTGGAAAATCAGAAAACTTCATAATTCAAAACCTCTCTCTATACTCATTTTTATAATATAAAATATATTTTTAAAATGCAATACTTTATATTAAAATATTTGAAGTATATCACAGTTTTTTCAAATCATTCAACCATATTTGTTCTGCAGTAGAATTTTTAAGTTCTATTATTTTGTTTTCAAGTTCCTCAATAGCTTGTTTAAGTTCTTCAATCTTTTCAAATGTCAGCGAGTATATAGGCATTTTTAAAAGATAATCATAGGAATCCTCGATTTTAAGGAATTTTAGCTTTTCAAGTTCTTCAATAAGTTCTTCTTTCTTAACATTATTGATTTTGAGTTTGCCTTTTATATACAGTTCAATAAATCTCTTTTTTGAATTATTAATATTGTTATTATATATATAACGATCTAATAAAAATTTTTTTCTTTTCTCGATATATTTTAATTTTACATCATAATACCTGTCAAACAGTTCAATTATACTGTTTGCTTGGAATATTTTAAGATTTTCATCTATACTTGTATAATTCTCTGTAATCGGTTTTATAAGTTTTAACTTGTTTAATAATATGCTTAAATCTGGATTCTTATCTCCGGCTTTGATGTTACATGCTTCCTGATTCGCCCTTGATATGTAAACACGGAATTTTAAGGAATTCTCCCCATCGGACTCATCTGCATACTTCTGAATAAATTTGCTTTCTTCAAGTTCATTCAAAACCTTTAAATATTCAGCTAAATCATAAGTATACGGTATTTCCTCAATAAGAAACTCTGTATCTTTAATCTTTCTTACAATACCGCTTACTAAATACTTGTTAGGGGTTTCTAAATCCTTTATAATAGTGCCATTAAAGTTATTTACTGACGGTTCAAGAAGTTTTACATTACCTTTCTTGCCATTTAAACGGTCAATGAGATATTTTTTGACATCTTTAAAATCTCTAGGCATAATCTTTTGAGCAAAACCCATTGATACACCGTCTGAACCATTGATTAAAAGCATCGGAAGTGCCGGTACATAAAATCTAGGTTCAATTTTAGAACCTTCAAAATATTGAACATCTAAAATATCATTATCTTCTTTAGAATAGATTTTAAAAAACAGTTCAGACCCTTTTGCAAAAATATATCTAGGTGCAGATGCTTCATGAATACTTCTAGTACCGAAATTACCGGATTTTTTAAGCAACGGAACATTATTAGTACCGCTGAAATCCTGTCCAAGAGTAATGCATACACCGCTTAAATCCCCATGCAGATAATCAGCAAACTCTGCAGACTTATTAGCAAGCTGTAATACCTTTACATTATCTTTAATATTCTTTTCAAGAACGGTATACATCACCTTTCTTGATGCATTTTTAAGTCCATCGATACATGATGCAATCTTTCTTAAATTATCATAAGATGCATAATTAACAAGTCTTGTATTGAAAAAAGTATCTATAGTTTCTGACATATTCTAAAATCTCTAAATTATCAAAGCCACAAAATACTCAGCTTTTGCTGAATACTTTTGTGACTTTTATTATATATACTTATTGAAATTCTTGCAATAGTTATAGATTAGAAGTAAACACCTACGGCTTTTCCATCTTCAAATTTAACATATGTGTCAATAGAGCCGCAAAGTCTTACAACACCATCGAATTCTTTAATCTGTTCAAGAATATCTTCCTCTGTATATTCATCAAAGAATTGATATGTTCTGAAAGTTCTAGCCATACCTTTGACAGTTTTAGTCATTTTAACAAGTTTCTTAATGGCAGACTTCATAGGTTCGCCCGGATTAATAACGTGCATTATATCTTGAACTGTCTCATTTTGCAAGCTATAATATTCATACACTCTCTTTGATGCAATAAGATTTTTTACGAAATCTCTTTCATTTATGAAAGAACGTGTTGCATCTTCTTCACCATCCCTCGCAAGTTCTGGATTAGCGTTTATTTTGAGAATCCGTGTTCCAAGTTTTTCATAACGATTGATTTTCTCATTTAAATCATCAAGTTCCTTGGAAATATCTTTGCCATCCAAAAGTTTTTTATCAAATTTTTCAACCTTAGGATAGTCAAAATAAGTGATAGGATTGATTTCCATTTGTTCAAGCATTTTAAATTCATAATAAATCCCATTAGACTCATTTAAACGTCTTGGGGTTCTTGTAAATCTTGTAGGTCTTTTGAGCATATTTTAATCCTTTTGTTAAAATTTTTTATTTATATTTATATATTATTTATATAAAAATAATTCTTTTTCTATTTATTTTCTTTTTAGCAAAATCTTCAGATGGCAATTTTGTATAATCCGGCTGTTTTAGATTCAATGGCAACGGTTTTCCAAAAACGTAATCATCGATTTGCATTTGATCATCAAGATATATTCCGAACTTTTCAATATTGAAATCAATCAATACAGCTTGAAAAACAGTATATCCTTTATACTTTTTTGATGGTTGCATCAGCTTATTATTCAAATTCTTTTTAGCTTTTGATGATAGCAGTAAAACTGCATGACCGTCATTGTGATTGTAGATATATTCAGGTTCAAGCAATGATATTCTTGCAATTGCAGACTGCGAACTGTATCTACTTGTATTGCAATATTTGAAATATGAAAGATTGCCGGAATCAACCGGATTGACAATAATTGAAGTATTATCATCCGAATATGATGTTGCCATCTCATTAAGATATTCTTTTTCAAGCAGAAAATCTTTAAAACTCATATTTCAATCCTCAAATCATTGTATATAGTATACTAAATTATTTAGTATTTGTCAAGTACTTTTTAATATAAAAAGGTACAATTTTTAACAAATTGTACCCTTAAATTTATACCTTAAAAATATTTTTTCTTTTCTGATTCATTTTCAAATCTTAAATTAAGATTTTTAATGTTTATACCTTTCTGTTTTAAATCGCAGATATTGATTTCAGTACCTTCAACCCATCCGCAGCTAGGGCATGTGTTGCCGTTGATAATACCTTGATATCTGCATATAGGACATGTATCAATCGCATGGTTGATTGAAAAGTAATCAATACCACATTCTTTTGAGTATTTAACCAGCTTTTCAATAACCGATGTATTGTGTACCAAATCTCCGTCAAGTTCAACATAAGTGATTGCACCGGCATTGCATAACTGATGAAAAGGTCCTTCAAGTTTCATTTTCTTGTATGCAAGAATATCATAGTAAACCGGAATGTGGAATGAGTTTGTATAATATTCCCGATCTGTAACCCCCGGAATTATACCGTATTTGCGTTTATCAATTTTGGTAAACCGAGATGAAAGACCCTCTGCCGGTGTTGCAAAAGTACTGAAATTATAACCTAAATCTTTAGTTGCCTTATCAGTTCTTGCTCTGATATGTTTAATAATATCATAACCCAATGCATAAGAACTGTCGCTTTCGCCATGATGTTTACCGGTCAAAGCTTTTAAAGTTTCCGCAAGTCCGATAAAACCGATTGACATTGTACCTTGTTTCATGGCTTCTCGGATTTCATCGTTATTGTCTAGGTATTCAGAATCAATATGAACCCCTTGACCGAACAAGAATGGGAAGTTATAAACTTTCTTTTTAGCGAGAATTTCAAACTTCTGCATCAATTGTTCAAAGATTAAATCAATGATATTATCAAGTTTATTATAGAAAACAATTAAATCGTTATCTGTAACTTGGCTGCAAACTTCCTCATTGTTTTCAAGTTTAGTGGTAATAGCAAGTCTAGGAAGATTGATAGTTGTAAAACTAAGATTTCCACGTCCTACTGTAATAGCCTTTTCTGGATAAACGTCATTAGAGATTACCCTTGTTCTGCAGTTATGAGAAACAAAGTTATCAACGTCAAATCTATCGGATTCAGTTTCAAAATCATAGCCTGTAAAGCCTGTATTTTCAACGAATTCGATATCCTTAATCTCCATATAGGTTTGTTCAAACAGTTCGGTAGAAACAAGAAAATCGGTGGTTTTAACGTCTTTTAAAAGGCATCTTTTAATTTTATTGTTTCTTACTACCGGCAACGGGTGATCGTCCGTTGCAATTATTGAATACTCATTATTTTTATCTAAGTAGGTAAGTTTCAACCATTTAGCATTCGGATCTTCACAGCACATCCATTTTTTAACTTTAACCCATTTGTATGAAATCGTATCAAAGATTTCAATACCGTCAATCTCGATATATCTTGTATATTCATCAAACTGTTTAACTTCTTCATCTATTACAGTGAATGGGAAATGAGTTAATAAAGTATCACAAACCTCGGAAATATCAAGAGTTATATAATCATCAATTTCAACTATATACAGTTCAACCTTACCTTTACTAAGCATACCCATGGTAGCATATTCGGTTTCCGGTCTGCCTTTTTTATAGTATTGAATGTTATCAGGGGTATCAAGATTTGCAAAGTTAGGGAACATTCTTTTTGCTGTTACTTTACATGCATATTGGAATAAATCATAGTTCGGATCACCCTTGTTTGCATTAACACCTTCTTTCATCTTGAAAATCTGCACTGGAAATATCGGGGTTTCACCAAATCCAAGACCTTTTTCTGTTACTTTTAACATGTTCTTAATAATTAAACGGCATTCCTCAGTTGTTCCAGTACCGTAATTAATTGAACTGAAAGGAACCTGTGACCCTGCACGGCTGTTCATAGTGCATAGATTATGTACTACAATCTGCATAGCCTGATTAACACATTTATCTGTGAGTTTTAAACTGTGTTCAATTATATAATCCACATCATCTTTGTTTACTAAACTTGCTAAATAGTTGCCTATTTTTTGTAAACCTTTTTGATCCATTACAGTTCGGCAGTATTCCCCATCGCCGGAATCTTCATATGCTTGATTAACAAAATTGAATACATCTTTAAACGGATTGTCAGTTCTTAATACTGTATTTAAAGTTGCTATAATGTTTTTAGCAAATGATTTACATACATACGGTGCAAGATTGTATTCAAAAATCGGCAAGCCTTGACCGCCGTGCATGTCATTCTGATTAGATTGCAGAATGATACATGCAAGTGCGGATGCTGTTTCGATGCTCTGAGGTTCGGTGTTTACACCATAGCCGGTACTGAAACCGTTCTTTAACAGCGGACCTAGATCTATATGCATACAGTTATTGGTTTTTGCATAAAAATCTAAATCATGAATATGGATATCACCGTTTGAGTGGGCTTCAGATGCCTTTGGTTCAAGAACATATTTTTTATAATAGTCCTTTGAAGTTTCTGAGCCTATTCTGAGCATTATCCCCATTGGTGCATTACCATCAATATTTGCATTCTCTCGCATCAAATCGCTTTCTTTAGCATCGAGATGCAAAATCTGATTAAGATTTTTATACAGATTTGTTTTTGATTCACGGATTTTTTCATGCTCTTTTCTATAGATGATAAAAGACTTTGCAGCATCCTTGCAAGAACGCATAAGTTCTTTTTCAACTAAATCCTGTATATCTTCAACACCGATGTTGTTATTGTTCTTTAAAATCTTTGCTATAACTCTTTCTGTAATTTCATTTGCTTTTAACAGATTAAAAGCATTAACAGATTTCATAGCTTCGGAAATTGCATTAAGGATTTTATCCTCATTGAATTCCTGTAATGAGCCGTCACGTTTGATAACTTGCATATGCACCGCCTGAATTTTAAATAAAAGCCTTGCTTTCCAACACAGTACTGTGTTGGAAATATTATTATATTATTATTAAAGTTAATTTTTTATAAACAGATCACTTCTATCTGATACGATTACCGGAATTTTATTCTCTTTATAATATTTTTCGATAATGTTTTTAGAAACATAGTTTGCAAAATTATACATTCTCATATAACCTACAAGAACATCATCATCAAGTGACTGATCGTTCTTTAACTCTTTTAATGAACCGGCTTTTAAAAATTCATATGTGAGTTTATTTGACTTGCTAAGTTCTTTTGCAACATCATTTAACAGTTTTTCAGCATAATTATCACTGTTATTGTCAGTGATGGTGAAGTCATTTCGATTAAAGAAACTGATACCGTAATAGTCTGAACTTACAACGGCAACGGTATTATCATCATTCATCGGAAGTTTATCAAGATTTTTAACATCACCGTTTACAGGTTCTTGCATAAAGATTTCAAAAGGTATCTGATATCCGCACATAACCACATTCAATTTTTTCATTACAATTGAACGTTTATCCTTTGGAATTTCAAATCCGTTAAGTTTATTATTTGAAATACGAATGAATGAACGGCAAGCCTTTTTCAATTCATTGTAAAAGTTTGAATGCAATACTGCATCCATGGTTTCTTTCTCAATCTTTTTATCATTTACTTTCTTTGGTTCTTCATCATTCACTTCGGCTGATACATCATCTTGTACTTTATCAAGTACTGCATCAATATTCTGTGTATCGGTTAAATTATCCATGCTGGCATTGTCTATGGCTTCTGTTATCTCACTTGCAACGTCATCAATCATCTCAAAGCTTTTATTTAACTGATTGAAATAGTTTTTTGATTTAAGAAACTCTCTGAAATTTTCCATAAAAAACCTCTTTTTTAAAAATGTGTGTAATAATATTTATATTATATAAAAAAATTTAATTTTTATAAATAGTAATATAATAATTATAATAAATTAATAAAAATCTTATATAAAAAGGAATAAAATTATGATTTTAACAGAAAATGGTGTTCTAAAATTGATGCAACGCATCAAAAGTTTTATAACAGCACAATTAAACACAAAAGCAAATAGTGTTCATACTCACACTATATCTGAAATTGATGATTTATCCAGCCTACAAATGGGGGGGTACTCTAAGTCTGAAGTAGATACCCTATTAAACGGCAAATCAGATACTTCTCACACTCATACTACAAGTGATATTACTGATTTCCCTACTTTATCCACAGTTGCTACAAGTGGAAGTTATAATGATTTAAGCAATAAACCTACAATACCAATTGTAGATTCTGCATTGTCGAGTACTTCAACTAATGCACTTCAAAATAAAGCTATAAACACAGAATTGTCTAAAAAGGCAAATACAAGTCATACTCATACTGTCAGTGATGTTACAGATTTTCCAACACTTGCAACCGTGGCAACTTCTGGTTCATATAACGATTTAAGTAATAAACCTACAACTATGACTCCAACAAGTCATACTCACGGTAATATAACTAATGATGGTAAAATAGGCTCAAATGCTAATAAACCTTTAATAACAACAACCGGTGGAACTGTCACAACTGGTTCATTTGGTACTTCCGCAAATACTTTCTGTGAAGGTAATGATTCAAGATTAAGTGATGCTAGAACACCTACTGCTCATACTCATAGTGCTTCTGATATTACAAGTGGATTAGCTACCGTTGCTACAAGTGGAGATTATGATGATTTAACTAACAAACCTACAATTCCAACTGTCAATAATGCAACTTTAACTATTCAGAAAAATGGAACGACAGTTAAGACATTTACTGCTAATGCTAGTTCTAATGTGACTGCCAATATTACAGTTCCAACTAAAGTATCTGAATTAACTAATGATAGTGGATTTTTAGCAAGTGTTCCAAATCTTGACGCTTCTAAAATTACATCAGGAACTATTGATATTGCTAGATTACCAGCAGGGGCTTTAGAAAGACTTGTTACAGTAACTAATAAAACTGCTAGATTTGCTCTGACAACATCATCAGTTCAATTAGGTGATGTAGTTAAACAGTTAGATACGGGTATAATGTATTATGTAGTTGATACGGCTAATCTGAATAGTGAAGATGGTTATTCTGAATTCACTGCCGGTTCTGCAACATCCGTTCCTTGGTCTGGTGTAACAGGAAAACCTAGTTCATATACACCATCTTCACATACTCACGGAAATATCACAAATGCAGGTGCAATCGGTACAACCGCTAATAAACCTTTGATTACAACCACAAACGGTGTTATTACAACGGGTTCGTTTGGCACAACCGCTAACACATTCTGTCAAGGCAATGATTCAAGACTTAGTGACGCTAGAACACCAACAGCACATACCCACAGTGCTTCGGATATTACAAGTGGATTAGCTACCGTTGCAACAAGCGGAAGTTACAATGATTTGAGTAATAAACCTACAATCCCTACTGTTAATAATGCTACTTTAACAATTCAGAAAAACGGTACTACAGTTAAGACATTCACAGCAAATGCAAGTTCTAATGTTACTGCTAATATCACAGTTCCAACAAAAACTTCTGAATTAACTAATGATTCTCATGTTTCAATTACAACTGAAACAGATACCACATCTACCGGTACACCGGCACATGGCGGTACGTTCACTTGCATTGATTCTGTAACTAGAGATTCAAACGGTCATGTAACTAAAGTCAATACTAAAACAGTTACTTTACCATCTGACAGTAATACAGATACTTTAGTAACTCAAAACGTTTCAACTGCAAATGAGAATCATCCTATTCTGTTAAGTGCGACTAAAGATGCTACAACAAATCAAGGTGCTAAAACATCTATATTTGCATCAGGAGTTAAGGTCAATCCAAGTACGGGGACTGTAACGGCAACCGCTTTCAGCGGAAACCTTACAGGTAACGTAACAGGCAACGTAAGCGGTTCATCAGGTTCATGTACTGGTAATTCTGCAACCGCTACAAAAGCAACTAATAATGCTAACGGTAAAGAATTAACAAATACCATTATTAAAGGTTTGAGTATTTCTGGAAAAACAATTACTTATACTCAGATTGACGGTTCTACCGGAACTTTAACAACTCAAGATAATAATACTTGGACTGCTATGGTTGGGGCAACCAGTTCATCCAATGGTTCAGTAGGTTATGTTAATGCTGTTCCACCTAAAGATGGTTATAACACTAAATACCTAAGAGCCGATGGTACATGGCAAGTGCCGCCTGATCACACCTATAATGTTTATAATAAAACTTTAACAATTCAGAAGAATGGTACTAACGTAGCTACATTCACATCTAACTCTAATACTGATGTTACTGCTAATATAACTGTACCAACTAAAACTTCTGATTTGACTAATGATAGTGGTTTTTTAACATTTATAACTAACTCAATTCCTTTCCACAACTCATATCCGAGATGCAAATATCTCGGAACGTCCATTACCGATGCTCAAAATACTGCGATTAAAAATCGCACTTATGATGACTTGTTTATCGGTGATTATTGGACCATAAATGGAATTAATTGGCGTATAGTTGCGATTGATTATTATTTTAATGTTGGTGATACTAATTTTGGCAAGGGCAATATAATCGTAATGCCAGATACTGTTTTATATAACGCTCAAATGAATGAAACGAATACCACAGCTGGTGCTTATTATGGTTCTTTGATGAGAACGCAAAATCTTAATAACGCTAGAACGATTGCTCAAAACGCTTTTGGTTCGCATTTAGCAAATCATAGAATTCTTTTAGCAAATAGTGTTGACACTTCAGGTCCTAACAACTGGGATTGGTATGACAGTGACGGTGTTGAGTTGCCTAACGAAGTTCAAATTTATGGAACACGTGTTTGGGGTTCAGCATTAAAAGGTTTTGATGTTGCGACACAAAAACAGCAATTTCCACTGCTTGCGCTCGCACCTCAATTTGTGAACATAAGACAACATTATTGGTTACAAGATGTTTCTTCCTATTCTGTTTCTAGCCATTTTGCTTATGTTAGCTACAATGGGCTTGCTTACGCCAACTATGCTTCTTATTCTTATGGTGTTCGTCCCTCTATCACCTTATCTTATATCTAATCATCGGTCATTGCCTCGTGTAGGCAATGACCGGTCATAGGAAATTATAGGGAACTGTAAATAAATAACTTCCGAAATTTAATGTATATAAATATATACAAAAATATTTA